ATGTACACTCGTTACAGTTATAAGCCCTCTTTGGGGCGAACCTATGTCTACGACAACAAATACTACAAAAATTTAGGTGCAGTGATCAAGAACGCTAAACGCAAGAAGCACGAAATCGAGCATGAAGTGGAGGAGCGCACACTTGATCCGCTAGATAAGTATTTGGTCGCCGAAGACCCTTTTCTTGGACCCGGTAAAAACCAAAAACTTACTTTGTTTAAAGAAATTCGTAATGTTAAACCAGACACCATGAAATTGGTCGTTAACTGGAGCGGTAAAGAATTTCTGAGGGAAACTTGGACCCGCTTTATGGAGGATAGTTTTCCTATTGTGAACGACCAAGAAATCATGGATGTCTTTTTGGTAATTAACATGCGCCCAACCAGACCTAATCGTTGTTACAGATTTTTAGCTCAACACGCGCTCCGTTGCGACCCCGACTACGTGCCACACGAGGTGATCCGAATCGTCGAGCCCAGCTACGTAGGTAGCAACAACGAGTATCGCATTAGTTTAGCCAAAAGAGGCGGTGGTTGCCCGGTAATGAATCTGCATTCTGAATACACCAACTCGTTCGAGGAATTCATCAACAGAGTAATTTGGGAAAACTTTTACAAACCTATTGTGTACGTAGGTACCGATTCGGCAGAGGAAGAAGAAATTCTTCTTGAAGTTTCTTTGGTATTTAAAGTTAAAGAATTTGCGCCTGATGCCCCTCTATACACAGGTCCTGCATATTAAATTCAAATAAATATATATATATATAAACCAACAATATTATAATATACTAAGCAAATGAAGTATTGTGATTGATGATGTTGCGCAAATTTTTTAGATAGGATTGAAATAGATCGTTCATTGTCGCATGCTGAGAGTAAATTTCCAATTCGTCATAAGCCAGCTGATATTCTTCTCGATTAATAAGGTCGTCAATGGCTATTTTAAACACGTTTGGTTGTAAATAAATCGGTTTTTCAAGTATGCCTTTAACAAGTAGCGGATTTTTATAGTTTTTAAATTTATCGAGCAATTTTTTTTGCCATTCCTTTAGCATTTGTCGGGCCAATTGAAGGGAACTTTCCGTTTCTGCATTCAATAATTTGTTAATATCGCTCACTTCGTTTATATTTTGATAGGAGCGTAAATTTTCTTCGTTGCGCACCAAGAACAGAATGGAACTAAGACATTTTTTTAACTTGGCATTATTCTGAACTGTGTTTAAAGAAATATTGTTGTCGTCAAAATCGTTAATTTCGTCATTTTCCGATTGAGTCGTTTCAGCTTCGCTTTCAATCATTTTATGTCGAATCAAGCGTTTATTGAGCACATCTTTTAAATTGATTGCGTTGGCTTTTACATAGTTAGTGCCTTGCAATTGATACTCGTCTTTTTTTTGCACATCCGGATTAATAGTTTCAATTAAATCATTTTGTTTTTCATTAATTTTATTGTTTTGTTTAACGACGGGTTTTAACTTGACACCTTGTTTTATTTGCAACATCATTTGATCGCGCATTGACTCTGATGATGGCATTGGTGGCGGAATTGTCGAGCTTTTCTTCTCGTGTAATTGCGTTAAAGGTGGAGATATTGTCGATTCTGAAGGTGGCGGTGGGGGCGGCGGTGACGAAAACGACGGCGGTGGCGGCGGCATTGGTGGAGCATTTGGAATTTTAGGAGGGTTTAAAATATTATTTAGTTCATTTTCCGATTGTGCACTAGTATGAATTGTCAATTTTGTTGCAGACAATTGGTTACTGCTCGGTGTTTGCGTTTGAATAGGTTCTTTATAATAATTAACTTCAGTCGTATCGGTTTCGTTCAATTCATTTTCAATTGAATTGCCATCATCATTTTTACTTTTACCTGTACCAGTTTCCACCATTGAACCGCTCTTTTGTTCGTTTTCGATGTTTTTTATGTCGCTAAATATTTTATCTAAATTCTGGATTTGTTTAGTTTCATCTTTCATGTATTCTTTGTATAATTGAAAAAATTCCATCAATTTGTTTTCGGTGTAAACATGACATAGATCATTTGTTAGTGTTTGCAGTCGTGCTCGATAAGGGCTGTTGACGTGTACACGGTTAAGCATCCCTTTAATTTCCACTAGTTGTTTGTTTATAATAATTGACATTTTAGACGAATCGTTTGTGTTAGGTACGACGCTCAAAGGCGTGGGCCTTTCTATTAATTTTGTGTCGACACGCTCTCGATCATCACATAAGCTGGTTGCCAGGCGTACTAACTCAGTCGCCTGTTTGCGAGTGAGCTGAACGGTATTGTCGCGTACATTCTGGAGGGCTTTTTTCAAATTTGCCACAGCCGGAGAGTTTATGGCCAGTATGACTTGTGTCACGTTTACGCCGTTTCGAATGTAATTAAGTGCACTATCCTGTTCGCTTGCAAAAATGGACATGTTTAACAGTGAATTTACAGACTTCCAAAAACAGTTTGTTCTGCAACCTCAATATAACTTAACTGATGGCAAATTTGGCAAAGTATCGGTGTATAAACACGAACCCACTCAGAAAGAGTTGCTTGTTAAATATATCAAATCGAAATATTTCAATCCGATCGAGCCTTATGTGCACTATTTAATGAAGAACAACAAGTTTTTTGTTAAATTATATTATTCCATAAATTGGCTGAGCGGTCACTTACTAATCATGGATTTTGTGAAACAGGGTGATTTGTTTGATGTTATAAACACTCGTACTCTGTCCGAAGACGAAGTCAAGCTTATCGTGTGTCAATTGGTCGACGCTTTAAACGCATTGCACGTTAACAATCTCATTCACAACGACGTTAAATTGGAAAATATTTTGTATCGAGATAATGGTCAAATAGTTTTGTGTGATTACGGATTGTGTCAACACATCGGAATCAAGTCAATTTACAACGGCACTTTGGATTATTTTTCTCCAGAAAAAATTAATCACGGACCTTATGACACTCATTTCGATTGGTGGGCAGTAGGCATTGTGACTTACGAGTTATTAACAAAACAAAATCACCCGTTCAAAACTAACAACATAGAAAACCTAAACATATCAAAACTGAAACTCCGGCAGAAAGAACAAGTTCTTTTTTTCAATTACAATATGTCGGTAAAAGCCAAGAAATTTATTTACCAATTGTTAAATTATAATTTACACAACAGACTTGTAACATATAAAGAAATTAAACAACATGATTTTTTAAAATGTAATATTTATTAATGTTTTATAATAAAATATCTTTTTTAAACAATTTTTTATTTACATGTACATAATTTTAACATAGTTAGATACTAAATATAAAATATTTTACATTTAATTATTACTACTTTCTTCACCATCATATATTGATAAATTGATGCCGTCACGAATCAGATTGGCAGTGTAATCGTGAATCAATAGTGGCGATGAAACCGATACATGTCTAAATTCTTGTTTAATTTTACGAGGAATGGGTTTACCCAATTTATCAAATTGTTTTTTTACTTTGCGTTTGTTGCCCACAATATTAGAAATACATTTAGGTTTTAAAGCGCGTTCGTCAACGCTAACAATTTCAATATCGCTGTCGTTACTAAGATCAGGATTGTCTACAGCTCGAGGACTAAGTGGACAGGGACTAGGTGGACAGTTATCTGGTTTTTCAGATTTAATATATATAAGATCAGTTTGTTCCCATTCTTCATCGGAGGCTAAATCGGAATCAGATGCTGATGGGTGACCGCCACCTAATTCTGTTATGTCGCGAACGCGAAACGCAGATTTAGTTGACGGTTCAGATTGGGCGTTGTCCGCTGATTGGGCGTTGTCCGCTGACTTTAACCGCTTGGACTGGTTTGCATCGACGCTTGAGCTGGAACGTTTACACGGCGCAGGTACAGCAAATGCATTAGAGACTGGTTGCGAAGAATTATTGGATGTTGGTTGCGAACAAAGATTTTTCATTTGTACTTGCGGCAACTCGTCATCATTAGATATATCTTCAAAATAATCAAAAAGTATTTTTTCTATTGTGTTGTCGTCATTTACATAAGCATTTGTTATAATTTCATTTTTTTCATTATTATTCTTGTTATTATTATTATTATCTAACACATTTTTTTTGTTACACTCATTTTCATTATTTTTTTGATTGCAATATTTATCAGAATCGCTAGAGTTATCATTTAAATTATTTTTTGAATTTTTATTTATTACGTTAATATCATCATCTGTATCATCAATATATTTATTTGTCTGGATGTCATTATCGTCGACAATATCATTATTTTTGTTTTTTTTATCATTTTTACAACGCAGACAGCTGTTGTTGTTGTTTCGTAGAGTTGTACAATAGCACACATGGCACAATTTGTGTTGACAATTTGCAATCGTATGCGCCGAATACAACAGCTTACACGCTTGGCACATGGACAACGGGTTTGGGATTTTATATTCGTCCAAATGGCCGCGCAGTTTTCTGTATTGAGTCACGCACGCATTTTGCAATCTGTAATACTCGTCGTCAAACACTGGCCGGATGCATTTTTCGATACGAGTTAACATATTAATAATTTCTAGATCTGCAGACGGATTACGTAACTCGACATTTATTTGACGCATTGTAGTTTGCAGTTCTACACTTTTAATAATGGTCTCTTCAATACTTTTTGTAGATAGAGTTTCGTGTAACTCGTTTAACCAACGGGCATACGTGACATTAACTGGATCATTCGGCAGCAGTGATTGGTGGTGCTCGACGTATTTGGACAGACACATTTTGAGATGTTCCATTACAGTCGTTTTGGTTAACGCAGTTAAAAATTTTTCTATCGAGCTTCTAATTTTAAAATTTTTGCTGAGGTTAATCATATGGTCGTACAAAGGTTCCAAACGAGACGTGTAATCGCATCTACATTTGTAGGTAATGTTTTTAAATTTGAACTCGCCATTTTTTTCGTTGATGGTAGCAACATGATGCCGTTTCGGATCGGCGGACATGCGCAAGTACACTTGAATTGTAGATTCGATCGAGTTGTAAGCAAATTGAATATATTTGTGCATATTAGTCTTGAAGTCTAAATCGTTAGAACTCACGCCCATAAATTGTTTTAAATTTTCCGCATTAGGCATACAATCTTCGTTGTCAGAATCAATAGTCATTTCCAATTGTTGCAAAGAATCAGCTTTCTCGACCCGTTTCTTCGAAAGTTTTTTGGTTTTGCGAACTTTCTTGGTTGACGGTCTAGACGCAGACGACACCGGCGCATCAAATTCAAAATCCGAGCTTGACGACACGTCGTTGACATCACACAATGATGATGAAGGACGAGTTGCAGCAGGCGAAACCGGGGGTGACAGGCCGCTCATACGCGCTAACAATTGACCACGCTTGATATTTGACACAGCGGCCAGAACACTGGACGCTTTGTTGGTACCTTCAATGTAGCGGCTCATTGCTAATGTTACCTCGACGAACAGGCAAACCAAACTGAATGCCAATTTCGATTTGTATGGGCTTATATACCCAGCGCTATCGCATGGCGTACGTGACCAGAGACATGTATTTTTTTGTAGAGCAAAAAAATTGGTTTCATTTTCAAGGTCAATATACAGTGGAAAAATTCGAATCGTAGACTATTTTACATACATAGTCTACACTGTACAATATGCTCCTAATATACTACGAAATTGAGCACTTTTTTGCTTGACAAAATAATTAGGCTAATTTTTATCTATTGACGTCAATGATTCGATAATGCTCGGTATAAAAGCCGTGCGGAATCGAAACGGGCATTCAGTTTGCCTGAACGGTTCCTACAGAACACTCGTACAATATGAAGATTACTCTGTTACATCAGCTTGCCTCGAGGTCCCACGTGATGGTGACTAGGTCTTTGCGGCCTATAGTTACTAGGCAGTCGCTTATCAAGCGGACTCAAGCGCCACCGACGATCGTTCGCCGACCCAAGATTTTAAAGAAGCATTGTGCGATTCAGCGAAAGCCTGCGCTTATACCTATTTTGACTTTACGCAACCAAAATGAATTGAATGTGTCAATCGGTAACAACATTATTGCAAAACTGTCTATGCGCAAATTTAATTACCAACGTTTCGATCGTGCCTGTTTGCCGTATTCGCAAAATTTGTTCACCAGCCTTAAATTTAGGCCGAAACATTATTGTTCTATAATGTCCGAATATTTGACATCTATAAATCAACGTGTCAAAATGGAGTTTGATGCTGACGGCCAAATTGTCAACGACGTGCATTTTTACTTGGACACAAAGTTAGATTGCAATTCCAATATGGTGTTTTTGGACAAAAAAGTTAACGTAGTAGTTAAATACTATGCCAGTGTAGCTGCTATGCAAAGAGAAATTAAGGTGTACAACAAGGTTTTCAAAAATCGATTCATTGGATATATGGTTCCTTTACAGTTTCCTCATTTTGCTGACAACGGTGTGTTTTATGGTATAGCTGTAAAATATGTTCCGGGTTTACGTTTATCCCAAATAACGCCAGAAGAAATGCAAAAATATTATAATTCTATCGAAACACAAATTTTAAATATCAGCAAATTGCTAAATGACAACAATTTTTTTTTTAACACACCTTTAAAAGATAGACAAAATGATTATGTATTTGATCCCATAACAAACCAATTGAATTGTATAAAATTCGAGCAATGTTATAATATTTTCGATTTAAAATACAACAGAATCAAGCGTCGAAATGTAACTATTAACTTGTAATAGTTGTAAGTTTTATTTCCATATAATTATTTTAATAAAGTAAATTATTTTAATAAAGTTTAATTTTAAAAATAAAAATTTTGTTTTTTTATGTTGTAAGTTTTATTTCCATATAATTATTTTAATAAAGTTTGATTTTTAAAATAAACATTTTGTTTTTTATGTATAATAAGTCTTTCTCTATACAAAATGAATTTTTTTACATCATTGCGCAGGGTGAACAAAACTTACCCCAATCCTAATCAATTTGTTAATGTGGACAATTTTAACGTATTGACTACGACACCAAACGGTTTTAATAATGTATTTAGTCAACCCACCACAATTATGATTGGTAATAACAGATATATACCAGGTTACAATCTTGGTAACAACAATTTTGTTAGCACAGCACAAGTAAACAGAGTCATGCGCAACAATGACGTTACAGGCATAAGGCAAATTTTTACTACTGCCAACAACACTCAAATAAACTCTTTGGGCAATTTGCGTCGTATCGACAACATACCAGACGCTAATTTACATAGCAACGCGCTTCGCCGAAACGCAGTCAAACGCAACTATCCAGAGACTAACACGCGCACCCCAGAAGGTGTTCAGAATGTTTTAAATCAAAATCCCACTCTGAATACACATTTAACTAATTTGAAAACGGCAGGTGTTGCTGTTTTGTTAGGCACAGGCGCTTATTTAATATTTAGTGCTGCCACTCTAGTGCAAGATATAATAGCCGCATTAAACAGAGTAGGAGGCAGCTATTACATTCGCGGCAGAAACGGCGGTGACGACTACGAAGCATGTTTGCTATTAGACCGCACTTGCCGCATGGAACCACTCAACGATCAAAATGTTAATATTTGTTCGTTCGATCCTTTGCTATTAGACAACCAAGAGGCGCTGCGTAACATTTGTGTAGGTTTTGATTATGAAGCGGAAAAAACAGTGTGTCGTGCCAGCGATCCCAACGCTCCCGTCGACTCCCCTCAATACGTGGACATATCCGATTTGTCAACCGGCCAAACTATCACGTGTATAGAGCCATATGATATGGGCGATTTGATTGGGGATCTGGGACTGGATGGTTTACTAGGTGATAATGGCTTGATAACCAAATCATCTAACAAAACTTCAACTTTAAGCGAAAAACTACTTCCTTTGATTTTAATTTTAGGTGGTATAATATTGCTATTGTTAGTGGGCTTTTTTGTAATACGGCGTATGTGGAACAATAGTAGCGTTACCATAACAAGTCAGTTACCTAATGAAAAAAGATAATATAATTAATTCAATTCAATTCAATTCAATTCAATTCAATTCTGGTAAATGGCGTTCTTGATATATAAATAATTAATATATGAAGTATTTTTTATATTTTAACATAAAAAAAATTATCTAATAGATTTTATTTTTTCAATCCAGTGCCTGTTTTTCTCAGTCCGGGAACGTCGGGCAAATCCGGTATTTCGGGATTTAAGGTGTCACTTATGGCTTCTACAATAGTTTGCAAGTTAGTTAACGTAGCGCTCTGCGCGTCCAGTTTATCATTTAATTCTGTAATATCGGGCAAATTGGATTGCACATCAGTGATTTGCTGCTGCACGTCGGTCACCTGCTGTTGTAAAGCGGTCACTTTAGTGTCCAACGCTTTAATGTCGGACCGAATTACTAACAAAATATTTTGCGACATGATACTTCGATATAGATATAATTAATCTATTAAACTTATTTATGTTGCGGCTCCACAAGCGGACCTTGAAAACGAACTCGACTAATTTCAAATTCACCCTCAACCAAAGATATTATAATATCACTTTCGTTATAATATACAAACACCGTTCGCGGCCAATCGCGATACATTTGACGGTTGTTATACGCGCTCATAGCTAACTGCTTCACGCCTAAACTGTATGGCAACTGGTTGCGACCGTACACCGACATACCGGGCTGGAGACGCGTCACTTTTACAATATTGTCATCAAAATGCAATTGGCCCGATATCAATCGATCGTGGCGGACACCAGTCACAGGAAAATAAACGAGACCGCGTTCGTAATCGTCGAAACGGCATGTCACTACCGACACCAATTTGTTATTGTAAAATATCGGCGCACCGAGATAAATTTTTTCCGCCTCGCCAAAATCATCGGTGACAAAAGTATACAATTGACCGTATACCATGCGATGTCGGTACACATGAAAATTGCTAAAAACCCGGTTGGCTGTTGTGCGCAACAAGTTGCCGTCTTTCATTAATACATGTAAAATCGCTTTATCCGATGGAGCTCCCGTTAAAAGCAAATCGGTGGCCACGCCGGGAAACTGATGCATACTGTCAAATTCGCGCGTCGATAACTCGCCGTGTGGCGGTATAATTTGTACCGTCACTTCAACACCATTTACATGTGTAATTTTTATACTTTTATTGAATTCGTCGACTATGTAGTGTACATTATTAATCGACGACGTTTTTGCCGTGCTTAAAAACGCAATCGCTAAAAAAAACAATTCAATCATTTCAATCTTGCTTATTTTTATATAATAGTTTACACCTTTGACCTTTTAAATTTACATATATACGGAATGTTGTTTCGTTATAAATCAATCTCAAACATAGTGTTGCTCAAAAATAACGAATCTCAAACAAAATGCCTTGTACTTCGTCAGGTAGTAAACAAAAATACACTGTTTCGAATAGTCAACATAAATATAATGATGTCAAGTATCAATATAATGAAGTTATGCAAGCAAAACGCCAATTAGAAATCCAAACGGCGCACCAAGAGCGGCTAAAACGAATCACCAAGGATCCTAAAGAATTAGCCAAAATCGATGATAAATTGCACCAAATAAGGACGTCGTTTCTGAATTTTGGTGTGGAAAAATTTTAAAGACTGTTTATTGCGCTGTTTTACTATTTATTTTTAGTTACCAATTGTAAATTTTTTTAAAATTTATTTTTTTATACAATAAAAATTTATACACCATTTAAACGTAATTTGTCAATGTCTTGATCCAAGCTCCCCATATTTTCTTCATTGTCACTTTCACCTAGTTTGATGTCAACAAAACCGTTTGTATACCAATCGTAAATTTCGTCGCCTCGCGCTTCAGTATTTCTTGTTTGTGTCGTTTCTTTGCGAACGTTCGATTTGTAATCATGATTATAATGTTGACGGCGGCGGTAAAAACGTTCATCATGACAACCGCCATCAAGCAATTTACATTTAAATAATTCACCGTTTGGCCAATAAATCTGTTGATTGATGTGCAGCAAACGGTCAGCCATAGAACGAGACGTAACCATTAAGCGCTTTCGTCCGCTTTGATTCCAGTTAATGTGATGCTTCACCAAATTAGTATCGAGCACATACAACAAAAACTCGCGAGTAAAACGTTTGTTAACATTGCCTCCGTTGTAGTAAAAAACGTATGCTGCCATTTTATTCATCAGATATAAAAAACAGCATCGATTTTAAGGCGACACTATAGGTTTTTTTGTCAACTGTCTTATTATTGTCCAACTGTGTCAATTTTGTTCTGGTAACGTATTCTCGAACACCCTCGATTATTGCGCCCATTGTAAACTCGACCGAATGGTTCAACATCAAAGTGTCGTTGTATGTGGACACGTCAAACGGAATTGTTTCCAAAGGTTTGTCGCTGCTCAATTTGCCCGTCATATAAATGACACTGTTCATGTCACGCGGTATTCGAAAAAAATGTCTCATCAACACATTTTTGATTAGCGAATCGTCGGGCACGTTATAATTATAATGCGATTGCAAGATACATAAACAGTCGAGATGTTTTTGTAAAGCCGATGCGCAAGCAATGTGAAACGGTTCTGTTTCACGCCACTGGATGCGCAGATATTCGCCAAATTGTCCAACGCATCGCGTCACGTTCACTTGAGCAAAAAAATAAACTTTCGAAAAGCTCAAGCTTTGCACGGGCGTTTCCAAACAAAAAATAGTGCTGTTGCCGTTGCGACGAGCGCGTTTGATATTTAACAACACTCGTTCGTTGAACGCCTCGCAACGTTTGAGTTCATTTAAAATCTCCTCCAATTTGTTGAAAAATGTCGAACACTTCAAAATTTTATTCCATTCTTTGCTTGTGTTTAATTTATGTAATAATTTATTTTGCCACGTCAAATGAGGTTTGATCTGAACCATTGGTTCAAATATACACAATTGATTATCATTTTTGTCGTTTTGAGCCATTGCAGATCGTTTTTTTTTATATTCGCTCATTTAGATGACACGTGTACACTACACAACACTAATTTTTAAAATGTATTGCATATATTAGGTTATTGCATGCATTATTAAATAAAAAACAAATTAAAAACACATGTAAAATAACAATTTATTGATTCTGCATTTTTGACATTATTACAAAAATTTATACAAACATAAACGTTTTTTAAACAATTGTTCGTTGTTGCTGTAATCAGTTGTATTGTACAAATATTTACAAATCAATTGTACCCAATTTTTATTTAGTTTCACTTTTCGATACTCATTCATCAACAGTTCGATGTACAATTTCATAATGATTCTGACATTATAGTATTTCATAGGGGGCGAAGCGGGCGAAAAAGCTGAAAATTTTGGACATGGCTCATAAAATTTTATCCAGTTTTTAATGTGTGGTTTTTCTACGACTGCATTGAATTTGTGGTCGCAAACCGTTTCGATGTCCAAACAATATCCTTTGCACTCGTAACAATTGGACGTTTCTCCGCATATGCTAATACAATCACATTCGAGCGCGAGACCAAAACACAATTGGCAAACTTTGCGGTCCATTATACTGTATTCGACAGTAAGCGGTTTATTTAACACGTTTCGACAATAGCGCTGCACAAACGAACTGGTCAACGGGGAAGCTAGTATTTCGTCTTCGGTCACTATCATGTAGCGTTTCGAATGCGCAACGGGCAAAAAACGGTCGAGAGCGACCATTAAGCGCCATTTAGTGCGCTGATCGCAGCGTTCAGCAATTTCATAAATGATTTCCTCAGGAAGACTGTTGAATTTAATCATAATTGTTTTTCAAAATATCACCAGTTGAAACAGATCGAAGACCGACCAAACCGAATCGATGCTCAATGTGTATTGAATGTAAATCGGTTTACTGCGCAATATATATATAGTGGTTACAGATTAGTCATATAAAAAAATTATTTAAGTATCAATCATGATTCGTTCGATATGGATCACGATGTTGATAACAGCGATAACGGTGCCGCAATCGAAAGCGCACGGATACATGTCATGGCCGGCGGCACGTCAATACAAATGTTATCGGGACGGAAACTTTTGGTGGCCCGAAACGGGCGAAAACATTCCTGATCCTGCGTGTCGCACTGCTTACCAAACAGTATACAGTAAATATCGTAATGCAGGTGAATCGCACGGCGTGGCCGCCAACGCAGCGCAATACATGTTTCAGCAATATTACGAATACGCCGCCTTAGCGGGTGCCGATTACGAAAATTTAGAGCACATCAAACGAAACGTAGTACCGCAAAATTTATGCGCCGCAGGCGCCAACGATCGCACTCACACGTTCGGCGACAAATCGGGTATTGATTCCGTTTTGCCGGATTGGCGACCAGACGTGTTATACCATCGAGATGAGCACGTATACGATTTGCCTATAGAAATTAGCTTTTGTCCCACAACTGTGCACGAGCCGAGCTATTTTCAAGTATTTGTGAGTCGTCCCGATTATAATTACGTCGATGAATTAACGTGGGACAAATTAGAACAAATTCCTTTGAATGGTCAATCTCGTTTGGTCCCTAACGAAGGCATTGAAGAATCCTGCACCCACAGTCAAATTTACAAAATACCCGTAAAAATCCCATGGCGATCAAACAAATTCGTTTTATTTGTACGCTGGCAGCGAAACGACGTCGCCGGGGAAGGATTCTATACAATTGCGCCGACGTAATTTTCGACAAAAATAATTTATCACATAAACATCAATCTCATTTCGAATTATAAACATTTGATTGTTGCTTTTAGTTTTAATCCAAAAGTAAAACTAGTTTATATTAGTAAATTTATAGTGACAAATGTTTTGTCAATACTGATTTTTTTAATTTCAATTAGAAAGTAGACCCAATTTCGATGTTTCATACTGCTTTTGGTTAATTCAAAAAAACCTAAAGTAATATTGGTTTTTAGTTTACTTTTAAAAGTAAAACATTTTTTGTTTAAAATCCACTATTAATTCATTATTGATTTTGGCTTTTAGTTTGAATCTAAAAGTAAAGCTAATATAATTTTTATCAATATTAGTTTTAATTTGGATGCAAAAGTAAAATTAGTTTCAATTCATACCGGCTTTTAGTTTCGATTCATACCGGCTTTTAGTTTCGATTCATAAGTAAAGCTAGATTCAATCGTTTTTTCAAACATTCATACCGGCTTTTATTTTTTATTACAAACTAAGCTGTATTTAATCGTTTTTCAAACTATGTTACCAGAAACAATGTTTTATGATCTTGAGTATTGATTTTGATGTATAATAATGTATAATAAAACAGTTAAATTCATATAATATTTTATTTATATCAGAAATGTACACACATAGCTACATACATAATTTTATACAAAGTAACAAAATATCAAAATGTATAAGACTTAAAATTACAATTAAATTTTTTGGAAATCTCAAACATATGACTAAAGCTTAAATAATCGCTGGTGTAAAATGACATCAATTTAATGAGGCCGTTGTGCTTATAATTAACTTCTTTGCGAGTAGAATTGTTTAAATTAAACACATGATGAGTGTGTTTTTTAAAAGCGTTAATAATGTCTGATGCAATAATGTCGCTTATTACGCTCGTAATCCAAATGTACTCGTAACCTTTTTTTATTATGGTTATGCGTTCATCGTTTTTGGTCGAAATTAAAAGAAAATTATCAGAGTCGTTTTTAGATGATGATACTTCCAAATAACTAGTGATGATGCCACTCGTGGCGTTATTGGCTTTTTTTAATTTAGTCAAATTTTTGATTTTCGGTGAATCATCATAAAACAAGCGCACAATACTACCATATTTGTATGTAAAAAAACAGTCTTTGTCTTTTGTATCAGCGCTGCGCACATTTTTTTCGCGCAACCAAAAACGTAACACATTAATAACATCGTTGATCGCTTCCGTGTCGTTAGCGGGCCGAGACGCTTTTCTGAATGTTAAACCTTCTGACAAATTTACAATGCTGAGCACGTAAGGCGATATGTCATAGCGCATGTCTTCGGTCGCTTCGCGCTGATACAAATTAACGGGTAGCTGACTAAATAATTCATCTTTATGCAAATCTTTCATAGTTTCCATTACACAATCTGTTTTGTCCGAACCCAGCGCGTTAAATAACAATATCATTTTGGTCTTGGCGTAACAAACATCCAATTGAAATGTGTGTATAAGCAAACTTTTAAATTCAAAATCTTTCACCTCATTAAAAAAACATCGTTTGCTCAATTGACTCGCGTCACAACATTTTTTTCCTAAATCCTCTGACGCCGGTATCGGAATGTTTAAATTTATCAACAAATTGTAGGAAATCATAAAGCGAAATTGTTCAATCGACACAACCATCACTAAATGGTCGATTTTTTGATAATTGGCTGCATATTCAGTGGTGACGGCAGCAACACAATTGGCGTATGTGATGCGATATTTGTTCTGCGAGTTTCGACTTTTGGACACAACAAACATGTAGTACGCTTGATGTGATATAAAATTTATAAAGCGATGATCGTTTATAGTGTTGAGCGTTTTAATGGGCGCCGTCACTTGTCTATTTAAAAGGGCAAACGACTTCGGTTCTACAGCAGGCAAATTTTTAGGCACTTTGTTTAATTCTACCGATTCGTTAATTTTAACTTTTTTATAACGTCCCACATTTTTGTTGTAAAAATGTTTCAGAGGCAATTCAGAATTACATTTTTCTTCATCGCTTTCAATGTCATTACTTTCATCACTTTCTTCTTGTTTCCTTTTTTTCGGTTTTGAAATTTGAGCTTGATTCGATGGCATTATTTTTTTGATGTTTGTCTCGCTGTATCGCTAATTTTTGATTTTTTTTAACTGGCATTTTTTCAATGTCGCCGTTTTCTAAAAAATCTTTGACATCGTTATATTCATCATCGCAATCAGATGGATAAACTAACGTTTTGCCTTTGCCACATCCATATTTTGGAAAAGCGTTTAACACTTGCACAGATTCGTCGCAACACTCTTCGCTCAAGTCAAGAAGATGCGACATTTCCGTTAATGACAATTGATTGTCAATCAAATCTTCACGATTGGGCGTGTTGGCGCTCGCGTTGGTATAAGGATTGACTTGATTGAGCGCAGGCGCGAAAACGTAATCAAAGTTAGATGTTTCCTCCATCTTGTCCCGGTCAGAGACCAACTGAAACAAAACCAAAAATGGATATCAATTTATACCAGCCGCGCGCTGATAGTGAATTAATTACGTTCACGATACCGCACACACTCAACTCGGTCACCCTTTTTATCTACGGATACGAGCACACCACAACAGCAACGACTAGCGCGACAAAAACAAAACTGGTGAGCGGATATGAAAAAAATTATCGCGCCGTCCACATGACCATGACAGTTTTGAAATCATCTTTAAAAATAGATGGTTACGTAATTAGCTGTGTGCGATTACCGTACATTTGCACAAATCTCATCAATTCTGCACATTTTCGAGTGCCGCTGCTAATCGCCATCGTGCAAATGAAGAGCGAAACGCAAGTGTGGCACATTTTCGCCGTCAAAAAACATCGAGAACCAATCCCTCACAAAAAAATAATTGGCGTAACCGTCAACAATAACGGTCACGACATATTCTATAGCAAAGAATTGATTGGCGTGCAAGGAAACGTGGCCTCCGCTTTTGTAACAGCTCTTATGCGCCACACCAACAACGTTACCGACGTCGACATAAGCAATTTTACACATCCTCATGTGAAATTTTGCAATGATCAAATTTTTTTAAATATAAAATAAAAAATTTAGTTTAAAAAACAATGTACTATAATATGTTAGGTATTTAATATAATATTTTTTAAAAATGTCATTTATATATCGACCTTTAATTATTTTTTAAACAAAATATGGATTAAAGTAACAAATTTTTAGTCAATATTTCCACACATCCATTTTCGAAATCATTATCGACACACGAATACGCGTTTAAATCAAATTGCATATTGGACGGACAAAACATTCGAGTATGTCCCGGACAAATATAGTACGCGTTACAGTCAAAAGGGTCCGGAACGAGACCGTGATAACCGTTTGGACAAATTTTGTGGTGATGAAGATCGACATGCATTTTTTGCATTTTGTGAAACACGATTAGTTTTATAACAATAAAAAATGCCAGCATTAGCCACATGTTGAAACAAAAAATATTAAAATTGTTTTTTTCTAATTGTTGTAGCTCAAGATTCCCAGTGATGATTTGTTGCCACCGCTTGATCCCAACTTGTACGCATCGGTTTCTTCTATAGTAAATTTAATTTTACTTAACAGTAAATTTTCGAAAGACATGTTCGATGTTGGTTTACATTTGTTCACAAACATTTTGTGATCAATAATCGATTGAAAATAATTAAACGCGCCGTAATTTTTAAAAATGTAGTAATGGCAATAAGCGTGTTCTATGATAAAAAGCATGGTCAAGTAACGCGTGACTTCGATCTCGCTCAGTTTAATATCACCATAATCAGGACCGTTATAATCGCTAGACAAGCGCTTCTTTTTTCTACCCGAGTTGTTGAACGCTTTCATCATTTTAATTTGATTTTTTTCTTTGAACATTCGGTCCATGCACATGTCCGTGTCAAATTGGCGTTCCAGCATTTTCATGATGCTCAGGCGATCGATTATGCACACAAAGTCGTCGTTTTCGTTTTGCGTGAACACAATCGGCTCGCCAGGTATAATGTTTTCGCGATTTTCCAGCACAACAAATTCCATGCGACTATCGAAATTGTTCACCATTACGTGAACGCGATTGTGAACAAAACCGAGCGAGGCGAGCACCACAGTCACAATTTCTCGTTGCGCGTTTGCGTCTCGAAAAATAGTGAGCAACGGTTGTGTCAGTTTCAACGTGTTCAACATAGCCATATATTTGACAATGATCATTTTGGTGTGCAGCACGTTGAAATCTTCTTTACTGTTTATGTTTTTTGCGTCAAATTCCGTGAGGTCGTAATCACGCGTTAGCTTGTCTTTACCGTCAATAATTTCGGTCACCGTTCGCATTTTCGGCGCACATTTTAATCGTTTCATTTTGACACAATTTTTATGTTTTACATCTTATTTATTAACAAAGTGATATAAAACCACAAATACCAACTTTAATCCGAATGTACACAGAAAGTTTTTAAAAATTTATTGAACAATTACTTTACAATTAAATCGTAAATTGTTTGGTAATAAATAAAAATATATGTTTTATTAAAGCATTGTTCGTTGAGCGTTATTAACAAACGGATTGGCGCGCATCGTCGCATTTAGCGGATTGGTAAACGTCATTTGACCTGCGGGCTGATTGCCGCTGCTTTGGCCATTGCTACTCGATTGGAACAGCATTATTAGCAAAATGATAATGACCAATGCGATCAAAATCGACATTAATGTTGACGTATTGAAAAGTGTTGGGTTGTTGTTGATAAACCGCCCGGCAGGATTGGCATTCATCATGTCGTCCATGATTATTTGATTCGCGAATATACAAATTTAATTTAAAAATTATTTCTTATAATTTCCAAACTGCGATCGACAAGTTCGGGCGTGATCAACAATTTTAGCAAAGTGTTATACACCCAAGTGTTATTCAATTCGTTGAGAGTTTTAAATGTACTTTCGTAATCGCCTCTTATTAAAATGAAGGCAGGCACGTTGGCGCCAAAAAATTGTTTACACAGATACAATTTTCTAGTTTTATCCACCACGTACGATTCTGATTTTAAACGCAACGGCGGCGAATGTTGCACGTAGGGAATAAGCGCGGGCGTAAACTCAATCGACTCGGTAGCACCAAACAAACTGTTATTAGCCAATATGGCGACACAATGCGGTATGTAAAAAGCGTTTAGTGTTCCTTTTATTTGAATCATTTTTTCATGTTTCATAATGTGCGCAGGTTCGTTGTGTCGCAAAATGGGAAAGCGAGTGTTTGGATCAATTTTGCAGTTTAATTTTCGGTAACGGTTCACCGCATACCGATCCACGACAATTTCGTTATATGAATTGTAATGTTCTGGCGATGTCTGAATTGTTTCGCTAAACTTTGTCACAAACTTATATACGGCAGTTTCAGTCATATATTCGCTGAGCAACTCAATGAGATCGTCGGGAAAATCGGCATCGTATATGTAATCACGCTGAATAAACTTGACATAGGCAGAATGCGAGTCAAGTTCAGAACGAAGTTCGTTAAACACTATGTTAGGTTTTTTGGTTACAAACTTTTTGCTATTGATAATTCTGTAATTGGTGCGAAACAGCGGTAGTCCTTTGTAAAAATTTTTCAACACATAGTCGTCTGTGTTGGCAAACACAATATTGTTTTCGACAAAGTGGCGCGACATCAGGTCGCCAATCAAGTACAATCTGTACATTTTGTCGACTTTCATCGGTTTGGTGAGCGCGGTACACATGCGCACACCGCACCAGTCTAGATAAGCATCCTCAAACACGTAGCCCGCCTCCCCGTCAAGCAAACAATGCCTGTCGCTGTTGCTAACAAAATTGCGTTCGGCAAACACTTTGGAGAATTCGCGGTAGAACATGACGCGAAATTTGCCCGGGTCGGTGACAAAAAAATTGGTGGCATAAATGGGCGTATTGGGTCGCACATAAATTTTGTTGTCGAACATCAAAATATCCAAATTTGTTTTATGACACATAAATTTAAATTGGGGTTTAATGTAACGAAACATGTCAACGGTGCGATCAAACACGACATTTTTCAGTTTAATATTGGCCAAATAATCAATATAGCGCAAAAGGTCGGTCTCGCGCAGCGCGTCAAATCTGTTACGCAGGTACAGCAAAATAAAAGGTTTTGATTCGGCTGACAAATTGTCAAAATCGTTAAAATCGAAATAGGAAGCCAGAAACAGATATTTAAATTGTTGAAATTCAAAAGAAACCTTTTCACTAATTACACTCATTTTATTGACTCGAATTTAAACTTATAAAATGCAAGCATTATCGGTTATAAATTATCGCGATTAAAATATTATTTATATATAAAATTATCCATTTATGTCATTCGATTTAGGATCAGAATTGTTTGAAAAGGTTTTAAAACTTGTTTTACATACGGGACAAACCGGGTATCGAGTGCAATGCTGCCACAATTGAGCATAACACATACCGCATATATTAAAACCACAACATTCGTTGGGTTTCAAAAAATTCTTTTCAGTCGAAGCATTCCTGCAAATATAACATTCGTATAGGACGGGATCTGTAAACACTATCATGACATCGAGTCGCTCGCGTAACCGTTTCACAACAGCCAGCGACTCATTGCCACTCGCCGTCAACTCTTCCAAAGCGTGTCGCGTAGCGTTTAGAGTTTTTTCGCAACAATAATCGTTTGTAAAATAGGCGTTATACACGCGCAATTGTTTGCAATATGGCAAAAATATATACGAGCAATATTTAAAATTGGGCATTGTGCTCATCAATTTAATTACGGACACAATGTCTCCGATAATTTTTATTAAATAATGCAGACATTGTTCGTTGCGAATCAAGATTACTTCGTCGTCATTTTGTTTGTAGTGAAGTAGCTTATCAATCGGTACGTTATACGTTTGCGTATAGTGTTTATCGATTAATCGAAACGCGTCTAATTTGATATCTTCATGAGCTTTAACATTCAAAGCGACGTTGGAGCCATACTTGTCGATATCGTTTAAAGCAAATTTAGTAATCACCTGAGACTCGAATTGTTGCGCTTCGGACCACACCGATGCCGTGTAAGTTTCCATCATGACCGGAGACATGATTGTTGTTTCCATTGTGGACACTTATCAAAATGAAATCCAGAATGGATTCGGTTCGCTTATATAGCCGTTCTCTGGTGTATCATCATGCACATGATGAGTTGATGCGACAATTTGAAGCAATAAACTACAGAATTGTTTACAGCAAACCAAACGCGCATGTTAAATAAGCAAGCATGACGCAATCTGTATAGAAAATAAATCAATAAACAGTTTGTGTATATAAAGCAATCTTGACTCGGTCAGGATTCAGTGTGATTGCGCACATTTCACAATACACTCTAGTATTTGTTTTATTCGGTCGGCAGAATGATACGAAAATTTGCTGCGCGAAATGAGGAAAAATTATACAACTTTAATCTCGACCAACCGGTGTTTAGCGCTGCGCCCCAAGATTGCAGACCATATTTTTTGTGTCGTGAAATGTTTAATTTAATGATGGCTGTGATGAATTTTTCTAAACGCTACGTCAATACATACCCGTTAAACAACTTGAAGCTAATGGGCTGCGACAATTTAATTCGCGCTAAGAACAAATATTATTTGAGCAAATGCGATACTTGCCACCGAGTTTTTCGAGACATGGAACGACGCGAGCTGTTTTTACTCATCAACGAAGACAACGGTCAGAAACACAATCTTTTCCAATTGATTTGCGGCGAGTGCGCCGCTCGCCATCCTGTTGAAGAGTTATTGTGTCTCCAATTGTATCCCAAACTGACTTTAAAAACGCTCGAACAATTGTGTGTTCATCGTTTTATTACACGATACTTGTTTAAAATAGACGTCGATTATGAATATGACGAGAATCCTGATCCTATGCCCGATTTGTCCGTGTATGATGTGTACGAATCGTTTAAAAAGGCGATAACGTCAAAGTTGCCCCACGAACAGATTATAAAAATTATGCTGGTGACATACGAAAAAACGCTATTCACAGAAAGTATAGAAAATTGTTACATGATTCACTTAAACGATAAAATTGTGTTGAATTTTGAAAATGAACAAAGTGAAATGGTTAAATTCGCCACTAATCACAAGATGAACAAAAATGTGTCATACTTTTACTATGTCTATAAACGAGTATATCGAAATCAAGATTGCAATTATGTCGTGTATTTTGCGCGACCGTTTGTCAACGACAATCGGTCAAATTGCGTTAAATGTCGCAGCCGATATTTGAGTAAAAAGAAACTTATGCTCTACTGTAGCAATTGCGGATTCGCTAACCGATTGGCGTTTAATTCCAACGATCTTAATAATCCGGACTCTCTTCATTTTTATCCAGAATGTGTTAAAGCATATAAAACTAAATTTTATTGCGCTTTTTACTACGATTTAAAATTATACGAACACAAGCGTTTACTTTTGTAATTTACAACAAAAAATGTATAATATTGTTACATATATACAATATGTATGCATAATAAAATTTATTAATCATTAAACTATCTTGTATAAATATAATGATTTTATTTTATATACATTTAATACATAAGAAAATGGCCACGTTAACAACGACCGACTTGACTAACGCCAGTAAATACGCTTCGCATCTGCATAGGCTAAACTTTATTCCGCGTTGGCGCACACATTTTCCGCATATTTTAATCAATTATGAAATTCGTCCTGCAAACAACGATGATTATTATGTACCGCCTCGGCTCGCTGACCGAGCAATTGCGGTTCGCTTAACTTTTAGTCGCCGTGGCTGCGAAAGCATGTCGTGTTATCCGTTTACAGAAACGGGGCCGATCGATTACAGCACCCCGTTTGGGTATACACAAACTTCGGACACATCGATAGCATACGCTCAACCCGCTTGTTACAATTTGGACAGGGCGAGTGCGACGCGCGCCGACGCCGAGGCGGAAGTGCAGGCGCCCGAATTGCGTTACATCGAATCGGGCCAATGTATTATAATGAACACGCTCACAAAAATGTATTTCAATTCTCCCTATTTGCGAACCGATGAACATCTCATTAAAGGCGTGGACGACGTGCCCGGTTTTAACGTGCAACCCAATTCGGATCCTTTGTTACCCGAAATGTTTAGCGGAACCTTTAATCAAGCGTATTGTCGACGATTCGGACGGTCACTACAAAATGGCGGTTGCTCAATGCAATGGTGGGAGAGTTTAATCGGTTTTGTGTTGGGCGACACCATTTACACGACTTTCAAATTAGCAACAAACAATATATTTAGCGAACTGCGCGATTTCGACTACAAACGACCGTCGCCCGAATTGCCGGCAAAACCAACAGTTGATAGCGAAGCGATTTTGCAAGATTGGTTTTCGATTCGCGATTCTCGAGTCGATTTAGAATATGAAAAAAAATTTGCCGACTACAAAACCTTAAACGATTTGAACATTGACGCTTCCACCCGGTTAGTGTACACTGCCGAGGAAGGTTTTACGCGGCTGCCGTACACTCGACCTTTTCTCGATCATAGAAAACCTATTAACAGAATTGACAACGAACTCAATGCGTTTGATTTGAGCGATAACGAATTGGAAGTTTTGATTACGCAATTTTTAGAAGACAATGCGTTGATTTTGGGCTTGTACGTGAGCGCCGGTTTTGATAATGTGTTGTCGGCTTTCAAATATATTTTAAAACGTATAAACGCTAGCTTAATTCCGGCAATGAAACGAGCTTTGTTAGCTACTTCGAAACGCGTCACTGTCAAATTGCTCGGCGAAACGTACAAAGCCGCCATTGTGCATCAGATCAATATGTTAGCAATTAAAACCATTTCATCGGTGGCTAAAGCAATGACCAAGGTGGCAATAAAAGCGGCGTCCGTGGTCGGCATATTGCTTATTTTGCTTACTATAGCTGATTTGGTGTTGGCTCTGTGGGATCCGTTTGGTTACAGTAACATGTTTCCCCGCCAGTTTCCAGATGATTTGGCTTTTTCGTTTATAATTGGATATTTTAATTCGTTTGGCGAGACGCGCGACATACTCGAAATGCTGCCGGAGTTTTTTGACTATTTAATAGAAAATACTGATGTGGCCATGTTTGAGTCGTTTCTGTACTTACTCGATTACGTTAGCGAACTAGAAGTGAATTCGAATGGTCAGTTATTAAATTTTGAAGAAAGTGCAGAAATCGATGATTTTGACGAAGCAACGTTGGTAGGAAACGCGCTAGCATCTAGCTCTTTGTACACTCGATTGGATTTTGACCTATATGCGCAGCGGCATAATGCTATTTTATTTGCCAATGATACGACTAACACTAACCTGCTAATAGCTAATTTATTCGGATTGGGTGCGCTAATAATCGTTTTATATAACGCTAACAGTATCAAGTTGACAATTTTGTTTGTAGTGTTTGTCATTTGCACCATTTACTTGATTATTCAAAATTCCTTGTTATATTACTTTAAACTAAGACAAGTAACGGCGTCTGCACAAACAAAATGGTACAAAAACTTGTACGAATGATTGTCGCGTAGGAATTCATTCTATACATACGAAAAACTAAATGATTATTTTTTTAATTTTAAGCGTCCCAATCGATGACTGCGGATGAAGCCAATTCGTTAGTCATTCCGCAAGCGTCTACATTTTGTCTAACTCTAAAATAACCTTCTTCACCCCAATCTTTGCCCCAAGTGTTTTTAAACGTCCAAAAAGGTACGTTATTCTCAACCCCGTATCCCACTAAAAGCACAGCATGGTTTAATCCGTAGTTTTCGCAATAATGTATAATGCCATGATGGTAATTAACGATTCCGGATGCGTCAATGGCCATCGGAATGGGTCCGACGGCGCGCAGCAAATCTTTTAGTTTTTCCTCGCGAAACACGACGTACCGATAACAACCCTTTACTTTGACTACGCCAGTTTCGTCGCCGCGTAGTTCGCACGGTTTATTGACACCCGCGTACGGGTATTCGTGCTCTTGTACCAATTCTCCCATTTGGATCATTTGTTCAAATGCCGTGTGCAATAAACCGCCGTCGCAGCCCATGTCCACATAGTCGCAATCAATCATCTGCTGCTCGGACAGATCGATGTGCACGTTGTTTTTTATCGCGTACTGACTCTCGATGCTGGCCAAAGTGGCGAACGCCCAGCAAGCGCCACACGCTTTTTGATTTTTAATCGAAGTCACTTTGTTTTGTTGGCGCCAATCGAAATTAAGCGGTCCCTTGCCCGGCGGCTGATCGATGACGATCGTTTTGCAAAAATTTGTCGTTTGTACGGGCATATTTAACCCGGTGTATTTTGATATAATTTCATTTTTACTCAAATCGGCAAATTTATTAATCTGATAAACGGCGCTGTCGTTTAACCGATTCTTATAGTTAATTTCTTCTAAAGTTTGTTGAAATATACTGAAACGTCGCTCCTTTTCGGATGTGTCATTGTACATTTTATTGTAATTGGCAAGAAAAGTTTCGAAATAATCGCCCGCTTTCAACAGATCGTAAGCGAAGGCATAATTTTTCGCCACGATCAAATTCAGTATTATGCATATTACTAATTTTTTCATAGCTCATACACTAAATTAAATTTACTTATTACTCAAAACAAATTGTTTTTTTACAAATACATTAACACAAATTTATATATTTCGACCCATTTTGTATACAAATTTAATAACATTTTTCACAAAATCAATAATAATCTACAATCGATTTAAGCACTTTGATAATTTTACTATTTTATTTCAGTATTTTAACAAGCATCATGGCGTTTGCACGTTACGTTGAAACTCGCACACAATGGCTACCCCAATGTTGCAAATATTTGAGTGAACCAATCAACATGTACAATATGTACCTGAATGGCGTTTCAAACTCGTTTCACGTCATGGAACACAACGTATCCGTCAATGACGAGGGATTTGTGCAATTATATTATTTAAACGTGGTCTTCGATATGGAAAACCTGCGCAATTCGACGCCCGTCGAAATCGAGCATTACATTGACGCGACGCGCAAAACTATGCTTACTGATCATGAAATCAAATTGCTTAAATTATTGGCGCGTGACCGCTGGCACAAAGGCGACTTTGTCCGTTTGCGCAAAATATTAACGCGACGCGACGTCAAGGCACTCGTCGGGTTTGCATGTAACACAATGTGGGAGCGCGGTTACGAAAACCACTACACACTGGGACAGCAATTAAGCGTTCGCATAACCACTAAACTGATCCAAAGCGGTCTCGATTTCAAGCATCACACTGGTCGCGAAGACGAAAGCACTCCGACTCGCGGCTGGGACAGTGTACATTTTGAAAAATTTATCAATTCAATAGGATCCATTTCGGATGTGATCAAACGTCACCAATGTAACAGAAAATATATTGTGTTGGAACTATTGCCAGCAAATTGCAATTTACTCAAACAGTATTTGCAGGAGCAACAGTTAACGTTAATACACAACAAACAATTCGACAATCTATGTGCCATCGAAATTGACACCGACAAAAGTTCCTTGATGTATCTAATAAAATTTACTGCATTGCTACGCGACAAAATTGTCAACGTGTTATTTGTGACCGATCTAGAATTTTATCTTAAACAGAATAATTATCTTTTTTATTTATACAATTCTCTAAAACTGTACTATTATTGTTTAACCAACAAATTTGTATTCGAAAAACAAAACTATGAAATTATATTCTTGTTAAATTTAATCGTTTCGCTCGAATGGCACAATGGTGGTCATCTCAATTCGTTTACCCTCGAGAAATCGTCAATATACAATCCGCTCGAGTTGTCCACTCGACGGCTTAATTCGATAAAACGCGCCGCCAACCAATGTCGGACATTGAATAACGATAACGAAATCAAAATTGATTTTATCAAGGGTAAACGAATCAAGACTGGCACTCACTATGGCCATCGTTTAGTTGTTATCGACTAAGTTAATTTGTACTTGACAAAAGGTGTATCATACTTATTATAAAATAAAAAATTTATAATTATTTTGTGTTTATTTATTATTTTTTAATGTAGAAAAAACAAATGGGCGAAACAGCGAGGCTGTAAGTTTTTTCAGTTTTAGTTTTCTTCTCCACCGTGTCAAAATTTTGCTCTTTGCCAGTCTTGTAGCCTTCTAACAAAGCAAACATGTACATTTTTATTGATGTTGAAATTTTCGGTGACATATCTTTCTGCGGCATACTGATAACATCCATGTTAAACATTTCGCGAAACCGTTCATACGTGTGAGCTCGACACACTAACTGTTGTCGACAGGCTTTAATGCCATGTTGGAACACGTCATGATTGTCTGTATCGCATACATCAAAAAATAATTTATATAAATTTTGGCCCTCGTTAGGTACATTAATCAACACGTGATCTTGCATTTTAAGCATGTCAACATCCCATTGATTGTACTTGCACAGAAATTTGCTAATTATATGATTGTGTATAGGCATATCGGTCCAAGTCATTTTCAAAAAGAATCCGTGTTTGCCGTAACACATTTGCACTGTGATAGAATCAAAAAAATAGTATTGCATTAGACCGCCTGCGACACATAATCCAATTTGATTGACGGTGCGCGGCGGACTCGCTTTTTCGATGCCCACATTGGCGTTGATGTCCGGATAGAAAGTCGACAAATGTTTGTTAAGATTGAGACGATTCTTCAGGCTGCCAAAATAGTCGTTGAGATGATTGTTGGGTGTCAAACAATATATCACGGTCGTGTTGCCCGCTTTCATGTTGTACATTAATTCGTCTTCAAAGCCAAAACACGAGTCGCGTTTCGAAAACACTAACATTTTGTCGTCGTGGTCGTCCACAATCATGACGGCTTTAGCCAACGACGTTGACGTATATGCAGACGCTTTGCACAAATCTAATTGTAAATTTTCTGATGATGACGCGGCCGAAGGCGATGCCTGTTGTTCGTCGTCAACAAGCGATGATTCAGAAAAAGTACGCTTAGACATGTTGTGTGTGGTGTGCACAAAAAAACTGCGCTAACAGCTCGATATCAAGGGGTTTTATATACGCCGTGCCGAAATCTTGTGATCAATTCTTTTTTAAGAAATTTATAATGTTTTTATTGTATAAATTTACACGTAATCAACATTCAACACTAGTATTTGCCGTCGCAGCGGATTAAGAATGCGTTGCGCCGGTCTCTTCATGATAATCGAACCGGACAAGGCGGTGTTACTTTGCGCCCGCCGTTCATATGACAATCCGGCACAATATCACAATTCGGACGCGTTGCAACGAGCCAATTTCTTGGAGAAAATTTCCATTCCCCGTGGCAAGCGTGACGGTCAAGATATTTTCGATTACGAGACGGCTGTGCGCGAGTATATCGAAGAAACAGGCACTTTCTTCGAAAGCGCCATCATCCACAAAGTGCCGTTTGTGTTGCAATGGAACGACAACGGCGTAACGTACAAATATGTCATATATGTGGGTATTCTGCGCGGCATTTTGAAAAACGTGTCGCGCGAACCCAACACATATTGTGTTAAACTTCAAACACTAAAAAACAACGAATATTCTATTAACATTGAATCGCGTATAATTAACAACGAAATTCCTCGCAATCTATATATTGTCAAGCTGGACTATTATTTTAAATATATGAGCGAAAAACAACTCACTACGTATCAATCGAGTAATTACTTGGAATTTTTTACTTTTGTCAATATTGTAAAAAATAAGTTTAACGACGGACGTGTTGAAGATTTTTTTCTCATTACATTGAAACTGGATACGTTGGAAACGAACAATAGCGCTCGATGGAAATGCCGCCGTTCGAAAATCGTACTCGCCACTCGGCGCGAACTGATGAACATAATGAACACTGTTTAACTCGTAGCGAAGTGTACGCGCTTGTACGCGAAGTGATAAACAAGCGCAAACATACCGACGATACGGACAGCGTGTGCGATCACATTGATTCGCCCGGATTTCAAGCCCAAATCAATTATATAAGGGAAATTTTGGCACGTACAATAGTTATTGAGAACAACAACGGAGTGCAGTGCAAACGACTTGATTATCACTGGAATCGCTTTAACGACATTTTCCACAAAAATTCTTCATTAGAAAACGAATATCGTTATTGTGTCAACAGAAATGGTTGGACACGCGCACCAAAATATGATCGACATTCTGACTAAATATGAAAACAGCGTGTATAACAAAACGGACAGCGACATCAACGCGGACAAAATTAAACTTTTCGAAAAAAGAAAAATTCCCTATAGAATATTGGTCGTGGAAGTGCACAATTTTGATAGGAAAGTAATGAAGCGCGGCAAAAAAATGATCACCAACAACAAATATATCTTGTTCAACAGCTGGTACACGAAAAATCGTCAAAATTATTGGTTGAGCAGTCACGATATGTGGAATCGCATGAAAACGAATTCGGCATTGTGTAAACAGTTTATAGACATTTTCGATTACATGGAAAAAGTTGGCAAATCTGTCAAACCGTCGTTGTCAAACGAAACGGCCGTGATTAATTCGTCGAATTCGTCAGACGCCGACGAATTTGATAGCGTTTCAACGAATCGCAAGAAAAAGCACGACGTAGATGCGGAACATATCAAGGAAGGCAATAATCAACGATTGCGTATGTACGAAGAGTTTTATCGAGTGCTTACAACAGCGTTCAAGAGTAATTCGGCACCTGCTACCAGTTTCATCTACGATCAAAAATTGACTCGTGCCTTTGTCGAATCGGCCATACAAGCGTTTAAAACGGAATTAATTAAATTGGATCACGAAAAAAATAGTGATAAACAAATAGTTAATGATGGTGACGGTAACATTACCGCTGCCAAAAACCAAAAAGAAAAGACGCAGTCGCGCAAACACAAACAAAGCGGAGCCGTATCAAAAAAGCAAACTAAATTTGCCAAACGCTCTGACGAACATGTTATGGTTAACGATTACGTGGAAGATAGTCAAATGTCGGACTAATATTCCCACAAATCATAAAAAAACAATCTTGATATAATGTGTTTGTTTGACCTGTTGGTTTATCGTTATTATTATTATTATGAGCACATGATTAAATCAATAACGAGATGGTATAAAAACGCTGTGGGTGTTTATTTTTATTATCTTTTCCGTTCACACCTCTTCGATAACATGTTCGTTTTAAAATATAATGGCAAGTGTCGGATCACCGTCCGATCTGTAAATGATGAAGATTATTTTGATTTTGTCGAAATTCGCAAGTTTAGTTCGAACCATTTTAAAAGCGACGAGTTCAAGAAGCACATTGGGCGCGTCAGCAAAACCTATGTCAAAAAACGTTACATAAAATTATGCGAAACTTTGCTATACCTCTATTGTTTCGAGAATACCGATAATATTATTGAATTTATATACAATAATGTACATTTAAACCATTGTAAAAATAAATGTTATTAATACTATTTGTTTTGTTTCAATTATAACATATTTATTACTTTTATTTAGTGATTGAAAAAAAATATATTTTAATTTTTATGATATTAAAATATCATTCTAGTGGTATTAAATCGATAAACGTACGGTCAATTCTGAGAACTTTAGCTCGTAAAATTTGATTGTTATAATAAATTGCGTTGAACTTGCCATTGGCAATTAAAATAGCATTATAAATGTCTGTATTGTGAACATGTACCAGATGCAATTTATAAAGCCTTGTTTTTAAAATTGTCACAGTTACAATATCGTCGATTTGTAAAGTAGTCATTTTGTGTAACGTAAAGGTAAATGCAAAAAACTGGCAATGTGCACATCATTTTATCGTTGTCCTCCCCTCAAACGCAGCACCAAATGAAGCGTGGATTCTTTTTGAATGTTATAATCCGCAATGGTGCGAGAATCATCGAGTTGTTTGCCAGCATATATCAATCTTTGCTGATCCGGCGGAATACCCTCTTTGTCTTGTAATTTTTGTTTGACAGTTTCTACAGTGTCAGAAAGTTCTACTTCAAGAGTTATAGTTTTGCCAGTTAAGGTTTTAACAAATATCTGCATTTTAAAACGTATGCGTTTTATCGCTCTTATAACATAAAGATTATCAATAGTATTAAGAGTATTGTATCATGGACGAACAACAATTTCGTTCAGATTTGAGCAAGCTAACCGCCACGATATTGAAAGGCGAATGGCCAGATCCCGAATCGCGATTGGGCGACGTGATCGCTCACATGGCCAAAAACAATTTGCTGTTGACGCGCAAAAAAGAGGATTTTCCTGACATACGAGGCGCGTTTCTTTTGTCAGACGAAGCGCGCGACTATTTGAACGCTTTGCAAACAGAAAAACTGACCCATTGCCGATTATGCTACCACAAAAACACTGAAAATCAATGCGACTTTCATAAACGCTATATTTTTTCAAAAAATGCAGATAATTATCGCCAAGAATATGTTCAATTTTTAAACAGCGAAATGGGTATTATTAGTTTTGTTGAATTATACTATACGTTTTTGAGCATAGATTTTTGGAATATTACCGCTAAAATATTGTTTCGTGATTTAACCGGTTTCGATAGCGTTAAAGAATTGCTCGATAACTATAATTACACAAGCGATGAAAACGTAGACAGCGTTAATGTGAAAACCATGGACACGGATGATGATTAATATTGAAGTTATAATTTTTGTCATTTAAAAAGAACATTATAAATAAGCAGGTTATTTAATTATTATGCATATTAAAACTATCATTTTCGTTATAATTTCGGCCGTGTTGATCGGCGCCGTAGAGTATGCTAAGGCATGCACGCCCGATGGCCGAAATTGTAAATACAGCAACGAATGTTGCAGCGGCGCCTGTTCTGCCGCTTTCGGATTTTGTCTACATCGTTGAATAAACATATCGATATAACATTAAAACTTCAGTTCGTAAAAAAAAATTTATTAAAATTTACACAATAACGACAACAACAACAACAAAAACGACAAATTCAATCATCGGCATCGGGTTCATTTAAATACAAGTCGAGTAAATTTTCATCAAAAAAAAATTCGGACGGCAACACGCAAATGTCGGCCAATTGACACGAGTCGTTTTTGTAACATATACTGTCGTTTTTTAAATATACATTTTGAAGCACTGTCGTGTTATGATAAATGTCGCCGCCGCCCACTTTTACTCGATTGTGTGACGAAATGTACGTGTTTAGGCTTTTGATTGCCCGTTGCGAGATAGTTTCGATGTCGTTGCCTTTAGTTTGTTTGTACATGCGCGTGCTGTTAATTAAATTTTCGCTGCCTTTTGCTCCACACGCAATCACGTCCGTGAACGTGCCGGCCAAATTGTCCAGTTCCTCATCACCGCACACCATTTCTTCGTCGGCAATCAAATCGCATAATTTCTTGAACAATAGAAAACTAAAATTGGAACTAAATAAAAGGGCGCTGTCGCGCAAGAGCATTTCGAGTCGATCGGCAAAAACGATCCGTTCATCGTACGTATGCCACAATTGGCGTAGTAGCGGCATAGTGGCAAACAAACGGTCCAATTCTGCGCGATTCTTGTGCAAGTAGTAGATTTGTTGTGACACAAACGACAGACGATTTTTGTCGAAACAAATAAAATTGTACCGCGGGTCGCCGTACAGCAAACACTCCAGGTCAATCAAAGAATTTGGCTTGGGCACAAACGTGATGATTTTTTTGTCGCCGTCGCAATCGGTGTTGGCGCCGGGAAACATGCCCGTTCCCGCTTTCAGATTCCAGTCCGTGAAATCGGCCGGTTCGGTCACGTTCGACACTTGTGTGTTTAGTTGAGATATGTTGGGATGGCGAGTGGTCCACGCTTTGATTTTGTCCACGTCGCGACCATAGTAACGTTTTACGCTCGCTTTTGGCGGTATAATCACGTTGGCATCGTTTATACATTGCACGTTGGCGTAAAATGAGGCCGAATTAAGAAAGGTGCTGTACAAAAATTGACCAGCGTAGCCGTTTTTGCTTTGCAGTTGATCTTTGATCACGCCGTGTGTCAGTTTGATTTTTTGTATGGCTCCCGATATGTCAACAAGGCCGTTTTCATGTTTCGAGTTAAATGCTTTGTTTAAAAAAATTATAAAATTGTGATCCCACAATATAAAATTTGGCAAAATTAGATAATCAATTGTGTCGGTAAATTTGTTGGTTTTTAATTTCTTTAAAAACACATTGGACGGCAAATCGGTGATCACGACAGTAGTGGCGGTGATCACTTTACACAACATGTTTGTATGTTCGTTGCGCACCTCACATTCGGAATACAACGAAATTAGTTGTTCGAGTAAGCTATTAAAATAATTTATTTTGATTTTTTTTAAATCGGTTATGAAATTTTTAAGAAACTTTTTAAAATCGTATATGTTAAGCACGCAAACATTGTCGATTTTAGCAGGATCGAGCAGCAGTTGAAATTGAGTAGAGTTTTTTTTGACGAAATTTACGTATTTATTTTTTGAATAGCACAACATGATGTCGTCAAGGTTGCCGAAAAACTGTGCTGTGCACTTTGTTGTCAGAATTTTAATAAGGGTAAATTATTATTGTTAATTTAAACGCGCTGCCGCACACACACACACATACATACACACTAAAATGGAAAGCGACCTGATCAACGTATCTATTCTCAAAAATTTAATTAAAACGGAAATTAATAAAAACGTTAGAAACAATTTAAACGAAATAGACAGCAAATTAAAAAAACTAGAAAATGCCGAATTAAATAGTAGCGTCGAAATTTACGGCGTGCACGATTCGCGACTGACGGACAAAAAAATTCGCAATTTTTATATTAAAAAAATTTGCTCACTTCTTTCGCTAGATTATAAATTGATTGTAAGTTCAGAATTCAAAAAAAACTACATTAAACTGCGATTAAGCGACGCGGCAACTGCGCGCGAATGGCAAATGCGGTCGTGCAAATTACGCCTAAAAAATTACGATCTGAACGTTGATTATGATGGTCCTATTAAAATTTTCGTTGCTGCGTCTCATGAACAAAAGCAACTTTTGAAAAAAACTCGCGACGCTTTGTTGCCGCACTATAAATATGTGTCGTTGTGCAAAAAAGGCGTGATGGTGCGCGAAAACGACACTAGTCGTATATACATCGTGAAAGACGATAACGATATTTATAATTTGCTCGTAAAGGCCAAATTGATTCAACCACAAAACGGCAAAAAAGACGCGGCGCTTGTGGATGATCATCGTGTCGACACATTCGTCGATTCGCATCTCATTTGACTAACGTCGAATGCTATCATGGTACCCGTAAAATGGTTATAGTTGGTTTATCTAGTTGAATCTCATCATGCATATTGTTTGTTTTAATATCACGCGTAAATATTATTTTTAACTATTCCTGCCGTTATTAAGACTGTTTATAAGTATTTTTTTAGGATGGATTATAATATTGAACACAAATTAAACGAATCTGTTGCTAAAAATCATCATCATCATCATTTTACACTATCCGATTCGATTACTACTAGCAAATACACTATTCAAGATACAACATTATTAAAACCAAAAAACACACGTTTGCAACACGCATTCGTAGTGTGCGAAATGAGTGATAATCGGTTTGCTTTTTTACGCACTCAATTGCGATCAATCAATAGGTCTTTAAAAAAATTACGCAATAACGAATCGGATACACCGCCGTCGATTGTGCTTTCAATACATCATGTGCCCAATTCAATAAGTCTTTTTAATAGGCTAAAAGAATCGTTGCCATCGGGTAAATTTGTAGCAAAAAACAACACCATTAAATTGACTAGAGACTTTAATCGTACAATGTTATTAAACACAATCAAATTTTTAATTACAAATTAACATATAAGCAGCATAAATAATACACACATATCACATATTATTATTATTATTATTATTATTATTATTATGAACAAATTATTAACATTACAAAACTTGCCGCAATCGGTCACACATTTGCCATATCATGGCAAGCGAATATTTATAAAATTTTATAACAAAAGCATCGATCTTGATATTTCGCCGATGGGCGCGTATCGTATCGCTTGGTCAGCGGTTCGAAAAAAATACTACAAACACAATAGCGTTTGGGTGCCGTATGCCAACGCCAACGATTATGACACGACCAGCAGCGAAGACGATATCGGAGCCATCAGCGACGATGACAATATACAATACATTTAAATATAAACAATTTGTCCAAAATATTTTTTTATTTATTTATATTAAACATTTTTTTTAAACATTAACATATAATATTGGCCTATAACATTACATATAATAAGTGTTTGTTGTGAACAAATTTACGACAAATTGTGGTGTGTGTGTAAGCTCACCGACTATGGATTATTTGGCTAACGTTCAATTCAAAAACGAATTGCCTGGTCGCGCAAAGCGATTATACATGAATATTTTTCGACGCTATCATAAACTAAACGGTGGTGATGAAAACGTGGCCATGTATTTGGCTCAAAAAGAAGTCGAAAAGCACTATGTTAAACTCAACAATCAATGGTTGCCTAAGGAAGCCGTTCGTTTAATTGTCAGACACAATATGAGTTCCAGCGACGATGATTCAGATTCGGACACAAAAAACAAAAAGCGAAAACTCATCGGCGAAAATGCGACAACAAATGCTAAAAACATAAACTATAAAAACTCAAACGAATCGCAATTTGATCGTTCAGAATCAATTGAGTCGGACGACGAAAACTACCGCGACGATGGATCTGATGACGATGATGATGATGATGACGATGATGATGTTATTGGTGACCAAAATGATAATGAACAAGAAAGTGCACACATTACATTTTCAAAGCCGTCGCCGGTTCGTCGTTTTCGACAACGAGTTCGATATTTTTAATTCACGTTGATATTACAACTACTGAAATACACACAAAAGATATTATTAAAAAACTGGTTCAAGTATATTCGAGTAATTTTATTTCGCATTCTTTGTCGAATTCAGCTCGTTCTTGTGTAGTCATTCTCTTTTTATTTTTGAGCGGTTGATGACGGTGTTCGAAATCAATGTAGCCACTAACGCGCTGATGATATTGTTCGTCGAAGCGTATTGTTTCTGCCACCACAATACGTGCTTTTTTATTGAACTCGATAATTATCGAACGTTCGCGATCAGGTTCACTAATGATAAAGTGTTCGTAGTTAACTTTGCGCGTATCTTGAACGACTCCGTTCATCACAAATTTTACATTTTCGTATATAAAATGTGTCAAAGTTTCTAACGACAAATCACTGACAATTTTAAAGTTGCAAAAAAACGCTTTGTATACGTTTAAAAACACAATAAATTCTTTGTTATCTGGATGATCATCTTGGGGATTGCGCGAAAACCTTACGTGTCTGAGATCGAGACACACTTCGCCAAATTCAAGATACTTAACATTAATAGTTGTCATTGCGATTGCGAAACACGGAGCTTACCGAACGAACTGAATCGCGTCGCGGCAAATTTGTCTTTATATAGGCCGGTTATTTCACTATATTTAGACGGTTTCACGGCGCAAGGCCCAAATTCTGAACACGTCTTCTTTATTCGTAATTTAATATATCACACCAAACTCAATAAAGTAATTGGTGTCGTGATACCTTAGAAATGTAATAAAATTTCAACAAAAATCAGAGTAAAACTTGATTAAACAATTTAAAAGCTTCAAACGTATCGCCACAGTTAATTAATTTAATAAATTTTCAAGCGCGCCGGAGGAGTTTGTTTACGGACAAAATTTTTGACGAACAATATAATTAAATTTGTTGTGTAGGTCCAAATACTCTTCGTAGCTAATTGAATTGGGCGCTTTAAATCCGCAAAAATAACATGTTATAATTTGATCAATTTCGTTTATAATGCGTCCATTTTCCACGTAATGGGTTAATTCGCCATTTTTAAAACTTGTATTTTTCTCGTTAAAGTGTTCTTTATAATTGCGCTGACCCACGACATCGTAAGTGGTAGTGCGTCCCACGGTTTCAGTGTCCTCTTTATATTTAACATAAAATTGCATTAAATTTTGCGACGGTTTTCTCTTAATCTTGTTTTCAACCGTGCTATCAATCACTTTTTCTAATTTAAAATTTACTTTATTCATCTTTTTCGTCTGTTATCGATGGTGACACAATTAAATTAATCTCCAATGGTTCGTTTCGTTTGTTTAAATAGGTCGGAACCGACGCAAGGCAAAATGCCAAGGCGAATTGATGGCGCGCGCATTATCATAATTTATATGCGCGCATGTCAAACAATGTTTAGATACCAAAGTATTGTTTAAAATCCGACACAAAATTGTGCCAGTCTAATAATATAAAATCTAAATTGCGACGTTGGTTATTGTCATTTTTTCCGTCTACAAACAAGTTATTTTGTGTTTCAATTGGCTTGACGATCAATTCGTAATAACGCCTGTAATTGTTTGGAGTGCGCACCCATTTTGCATAATGGAATATGCGTTTTATCATTTGACGCGGAGGACACATCACATGACCAGGCGCGTTGCCACCGTAAATCAAATCGCAACATTTCACGCGTTCCTTATTCTGAGGGCATTTTCCCAATTGGCGAAAAATAACCGATATGTTTTTAGATGGATCATTAAACGGATTGCGCTGTTTCAATATCATACTAAAAACGGTATTGTATATGACAAACGTCCGATAAATTGCTTGGCTGGCGATTGCTTCTGCTGTGTCGGGTACCTTCATTATTTTAAAATTATCAATTGACGGAGCGTTTTCCTCGAAATATATCGTCACCATTCTTTGAGGCAAAATAAATGTGCGAAATATGGAATAGACAAGATCGATTTGTAGCTCGTCCACAAACAAAACAATTCGGTCGTTACAATTGTTCAAAGCGTCAATCATGCTTTTTATTGTGTTCGTAATGATGCGCATTTGGCGCTCGCCCGTTTCGTCTATGCCAAAAAAAAGTTCGTCCTGCACCGGCGTCAAGTTTATGTAGGCGAAAATTTGATCCGCGTTAATGTAGTATCCGCGCACAGCCGTGTCCGTATTCGTTACCAGCGCCATGTAGTAGGGTTCATGATCGTAATTTAAATACACCACGTTCAAATCCGTTTCGTGATACATATTTCGATCAAACAAATCAAACCTGGCGTTGTTGCTTTCGTTAATCGTTCGACAATTCGCTCGTAACGGATGAAGTTGACACGTCGTTTTTGATTTCTTGATGGGTTTGAAAGGAGTCAATTTTACCGATACACATTGTTTGAATTTGACCACATTCTTTGTCGACAACATTGAGCATTAAATAAGTGCCGTTAAGCAATTCTAAGTTGTTCTTAGTAATCATGTCAAACACAGAGTTTTCATCGTTTGACGCCATTCGAGACGCGTTTGACGAGAAAAAAATTTTAATACTCAGTTTTGACGAATATGTTCAATTAAATCGCACAATTTACGAACACAACCGGCTGCGTGAAAAGACAATCACTAATGCAATCAAAAATAAATCGTTGTGGAAATTAACTCATAAGTTGGACTATAAGGGATACACTATTTTTGTGTATTGATGTTGTGTTATATTAAGACCCACCGACTATCATCAAGTGATATAACAATCACATCAACATGAGCGATATTACCTTCAATACTACGACTACAAAAAAACGGCGCAGCGGCGGTTTGTTTAAAAAGAGCAGCCGCGGACTAAAAAAGTCGACCGCCAATTCGGAATCGACACGCACATTGGAAGAGTCGCGTTCGCCGACACCAATACCGCCACACGAACACGATTTCGACACCGGCTACGAGGACATTGATGAAATGGTAGAACAATCGGCTAGCGAACCGCCCAACATTCCGGTTGCTTTTGTGTCCGAACAACCCACATTTACACAAATTTCTCCGACACCTACAATTGGTAGCGTTAAAAGAAAACACGAAACCGACGACATAAACAATGGTTTTAACAACAATCGTTTCAAAAACATTGATGCTGTCGAAGACTCAGACGTCGAGTACATATTTGTAAATGGACCAATATTAAACCAAACCGTGCATACTTACGAATACGACAATTTGCTGCAAAATAACATTGATTCTCTTGCTCAATGGGTGTCACATTCCATTCGAATTAATTCTATTAAAGAATGTTTTGTTTTCACTAATAATCATGTTGATTCTCGTAAATTAAACTTAAAACTAATTATTGAAGATATGTTACTATATAAAATTAACAAAATTCATTTATTACAATTTATTAACATGACGTATACTTTTTACACAAAACTCATTGACAATTTATATCCGATTGCCACTGTTGCAATTAATGTAAATTATACTATCAATGTTAGCGATCTCGCCCAATTGTGTACATATTTTATAAACTTATGCGTTTTTGAATTTTTTAAACCGTTCTTTCAAAGTATAAATTTAGTAGCGGGCGAAAACCTTTTAAACGACACTGATCGACAATATTTTGAATCGTTCATAAACGAAAAACAAACAAATCTTACAGTTTATTATAATTCGAAATTGGTAAATTTGCAAGCGCACAAATATTATAAATACACACTAAACAACGATGCCAATACTGATAGAGTGTACTTTGACCGACCGGTAGTGCAAAAAAACATACCTTTGGAATTAAGTTTATATCCCATAAATGTGTTTATTGTTAGCATGTACAAAGAATTGCGTTTTTAAAAAATAAACAATCAAAATTGTATCAATTCAACTATGCATGTATATATATATATATAAATATAAATATAATTTTAATACGTTAACAAATTAGCAAAATCAAGATCAATATCAATTGTTTCACACGTTTGTACTCGCATAAACTCCATGGCAAATTTGCGATCGCTAGGTTCTTCACCAATGAAACCCTTCACACAATCCAACAAAACGCTACATTCGTCCATACTTTTTGGCGGAAAATTGAATTTAAATTTAATGAGCCGGTTAAAAGGATCCCGCGCTCGATTATGTGTTGTATCGTACCATTTTTGCAAACAGTCGACATGAAACATTTTGTCTAGATTGAGAGTGGAATGATCGGACACTATGATGACCCCGTTGTCTGTAATCTTATCGAAACATATTTGACATTCAACATGGCATTCAGGCCACAATTGTTGAAACAGGCGATATAAATATTCCTTTTTATCTTGCAAATTTATTGTAATGAGCATGATATAACGTCCGCGTCAGAGAAAATATGCATCAGTGTTTATTCGATCATGGAACTTATACGAGCGTTTGTGAAATATTCCAAACCTTATAGAAAATGTGCCACTGTCGAATCAAAAAATGAAATATTCAACATTTGGAAGCACGAAATACATTTAAACAACGATTTGAAAAGCAGATGCGTCGAAAGAGTGTGCGATTTTTGTTTGAACGCGGGCGTCGATGACTGCGTGTTTGACGACGATTGTCGAGTTTGTAGTCGTTGTTTGTTTCCTGAATATGAGCGTGATCAAGACAAGGAACTGGCCGAATACTCTTTAATTAGCGTGTGCTTTTACGAAGAATGCGAAATACGATCCTGCGACGCACATTCGTTTACTGTGTGGTTAGAAAGATTACAATTTAACTGGCGCATGCATCAAAATCATTACACAAAATTGTATCGAAACGTGCACCCGACCTGTATTCAATGCGAAACGCCTAACGCGTACAACAATTTCACCACTACCGATTTTAATGTTAAATTGTTTTGCAAAAAATGCTTGTTTCCATTGTTTGTTATTCTTAAAACCAAATTGTGAATATTGTACATAATAATAAGGTTAGATTTTCTGAAAAAATTAAAATTCCAGACTGACTATAGACTAAAAACATACTTTTGTTTTTAAAAGAGGAATCAATTAAAAAAAAATATAATCATAAATATAATATAATTTACAAATATTTAGTCTAATATAAAATTAATATCAATAATACAATTTTTTAACATTTAATAATCTAGTCATATTTTTTTTGTTATACATTGTGGTGTAGCGTCTTTTGTGTTTTTTTTCAAACTTGTTTATTGACGGCGCTATAATGGAAATAATGTAAATTGGCTCATACGATAACAAGAATTCGGGTGTCATGATAAGTTTTAATATTGTACAAATCTTATCAATGTTGTGTAAATAATTAATTGTTTAATGTCAATTTTAAATGTATATATTCGAATTTGTGTATAATAAAATTCATTTATATCAATGTGTTGTTTTTTTTGGCACGCTGACAATATAATGGAATATTTTAATTTGCTAAAAGACGAAAACTATCGAATTGATACGTTTAATAAAAATTGGCCACATGGCTATCCTTTGACCCCAAAATTATTGGCCAGACACGGATTTTATTATAATGGAGAAAGCGACACAATCAAATGTTGCGAATGTAAATTAACACTCACCAATTTAAAACCGAATCAATTTATTGATCGATTTCATGAACGTTTTAAATGTTCATATGCAAACGTGCGCACTTTCGAGTATTGTATACAAAACAATTTGCCTTATAGCAACGAAAACGAAAAAGATGTCGTGTCCAAATTAGTTGCAGTCAAATCGTCGTCGACAATTCCGGAAAAGCTCGAACAAAACGATTCACAAAATTGTAACATTTGCATGTCGAATGTGATTAATGCCTGTTTGGTGCCATGTGGTCACATGCTATGTCTCGAGTGTGCTCTTGAATTAAACAACACAATTTGTCCTTATTGTAGAAATGTTTCAACAATTCAAAAATTGTATGTAAATTAAAATACTTGTGTAAATTAAATGTATAATTTATATTGTGTTTTTCATTAAACTTTTGTGATTTTTATATCGTTCTAGATACTCGTTGTATTGTTTTCAATGTTTTTCATCGTGTTTAATAAAAAAGCAATTTTTTGTTTATATTCATTGTTTAATGTCCATTTTTGAATTTCGGTGAGCTGATAAAATTTTTCATTTTGAATTGCTTCTATGACACTGTTGGCGCTGGCAAATTCCATCATGGCACAATGTGGTTTCTTATCACACATGACAGTTCCGTTTATGGGTCCGTATTTTTCGAAATAATTTTCTAAAGATTTTAGGGAAACATCGGTGTTTGTGTTCCAATGGATGAGCACGCGATTCAATGAAGATGGTCGTTTTTTTACTACCGTTTTAACTATCTTGTTAACTTCAGAACCCAGAGCTATTTCTAAAAGTTTGGAACCGATGATTCTTTGATAATGAATTTCCAATTCGACATATTTTCGATACGCTTTTTTTAGTTCGATTCGCATTTCGCCAATTCCGCGTGCCGTGTTCACATACAGGTCGGAATATTTGTACGTAAGATATGTGTCGTAAATAGTTTTCATTGCATTGTTACTTAACACATAACCCCCCAACAAAACGACAGTCCGAATAGTTTCACGATCGTTGTAATCTTTTTCAAATGCAATTTTAGGTTCGGTGTCGAGGTAATTTTCTAATTGAGTCAAATTTTGTTTAAGACTAATATCGAATCGGTTACCAGTCGTTGCACTATTATTAATATTTTTTACCTTCAAAATCGTATAAAAATCGTTGGAAAACAAATTTATTCGTTTGATGTAACTAAAATCAATTTTTAACATTTTAGTTAGACTCGAAACGGTTTTTGCTACCGTTTTCGACGACGAATCCGGCAACATTTTTTCGTCGCTTTCTCCGTCGTCATCTTGTTTGTTATCGTTGTCGAAATCATTGTCTTTTTTTTCGTCGACAATCGCGGCGCTGAGTCTTTTTCGCGGACGCAATTGCATCGGCGTGGATATTAAATTCACCGAGTCGTTTTCGCCTCTCATATATTGTTCTAAACTAATCGTTTTGGTAGTGGAACTAACACCGCCGTAGCTATCATCGTCAATATCACTTGAATAATAGGCATTTTTGTCCTTTTTAGTCGTTATCGGTAATGCACTTCGATATGTTTCTTTGACGCTCGTCAACGAATCGGAAGCAAGTAGGGTGCGCCGACCGGTGCGTTTGCTCACCGACATTTCGCTTTTGGATCACAAAAATGACGGACGTGATTGTCGATTTTAACGAACTCTACGACAACTTGAAACAAAAGTATTCGTTTGTGTTTTATTTAAATTGTGTAAACAAAACAAACAACACTACTTCGTTCAAAAGCTTGCAAGAGCGCAAATCCTACTTATGTTGTGTCGTCGATCCAGTCGGACATTGCGTACTGCACAAGTGTCTGCCCGTCATTTTTGGCACTCGTCTTGATTCTGACTTTCGGCCGCACGATACCAAAGAAATGAGCGATGTGCGCGGCACATTCATGATAGACGGACGCAATCTCAGCTTTCCAAACATCATGATGAACAACAATATACTAATTCACAACTTTTACGATAAACAGTTTAGCAAGAATTGCAAACGAATGTTTCTTTACGGCAACATGGATGAAGAAAAAAAAATCAATAGAGCAATTCAATTGGTGTACGACAACTGTGAAGATATGCTGTTCGCGCGAGACGTATACGCCAGCGATTACATCGTAACAGAAAACCTCAATTCTCAGTTGCATTTGTATTTGCAAAAGAGCGGAAAATGGGAGCCGTTAAATTTTCTTTTCGACTACAAACCATTTCAAAGTAATAATTTAGTGGAACAAATTAAACAAATTATGCGCGTTAATATTAATTATTCTATCGATAATTTGGCCAATAAAATCATTTATAAACACGATTATTTAATGAGTCTTGCGATCAAGCCTGTCCTTAAAATGTACGAATCAAAGCAATCGGATAACGCGCAAAATGGCGCTACACCCGCAAAAAAGAAAAAATTGCAAACCATTTTGTTTCCTAAAGAGTGTAAAAAAATCGTTGATATGGTGGTCAATGGTAAACTAATTTACACCGTGTCGAAAACGTTTAGTAAACAACGAAAAAATTTTATAGTATATCAGGATAACAGCAGCAACAATAATATCGAAATCAACACTCCGCTCCTCAAGTATCGTATCGGAAACGAAGTGGTGCGCATCACCAACGACACAATGCGTCAAAACATGCTTATGCAAAAAAACGATTTTGTCAAGTATGTAGACAGTTTTTTTCATGGTGAAATGACGGTGGCGGGTAAAAAATTTTTTTTATGCCGTAACGTGCGATTACCCGCTGTCAATTATGAATTAGTGCGCGACAAGTTTATGCAGCTGCATAAACTCGAACTGATTCAGCACATAGAAAACGATATGTGTGACGAGGAAAACGTGCTGAGATTAACGTTTAACGATCGACCTACGATTTTTTGTTGCAAACGTTCCAATTTGGACAAGATATTTTACACTTTTAAACATAACATGTGCCCTATTGAACTGAAACTGAACGGCAATATTTTGTTTGTGAACCATCACGAAGGTATGATTTGTCTAAAACGCATTGTGCGTATGAAAAGTACCAACGTAAAAATTGTCGTTTTAATGACGCCGTACGAGTATCACAATCAAGAATCGCTGTTGCGCACTAACGACAGCATTGCCCAAATCGAAGAAAATGACACGGTCACGTCTCTTATGTCAAAATTGGTGCAATATTATTACAAAAATTACACCAACATATTTAGAACGGTGCCGGTTCCTAAATTAATAGTTTCTTTGACCAATTTGAAAAACGCTATGCCTGTTGTAAATTTTACAAGTTCGGGTGATTATTTACACGATTTGCCACAGGGCAATTCGGTGGTGGTATCGCCGCACATTCGTCTCAACAACAAAATGTTTAAATTATGGACGTTGGTGCGCGACCACCGCTTAATGACCGCCGAAGACCCGTATATACCTGATATAAAATTGCCTATACGATTGTGTAATAACAAAATAAACAAACTAAAAGGCAAATTAGTTTACGCAAAAAACGAAACGCCCAAGATCAAGTTTCACGCGAGCGCAGAAAACAATTGTGTCAATGTGTGCAACGGAAACGTGTTGCACATGGCTGGTGTGGTGTTGTCCAACGTAAAAATCGCATGGATTTATGACGGAAAACGATACAAAATTGAATCGTGTAAAAGTCACGGAAATTACATTTTTAAAATTTATTATTACTATAGACAATTGAAAAATCAAACTGTGGAAAAAATTGACTCCTTACTAAACATTTTTAACGATACCGTGTACTTAAAATTGACTATGATTACTAGCACGAACGATCTGCAAGGCGTCAAAATTTGCGGTGTGCACGGTCAAAAAGGAGTAATGAACGGCATGGAAGATTTAACCGAATGGATGGCTGAAGACGGCACGTGCGCCCAGATATGCTTGTCGCCCATTTCGTACTTATCGCGCCAGTCCAATTTCGACGACGTCGAACGCAAATATGTGGTGCGCGGTGGCGACTTTTCCAATCCCGAAGCTAAACGTTACCCCATCTTTAACATTCCCTACATGTTTTTCAATAATACGCCTGACAACATTTACAAGGAATTCATCAAGACGAATCATACGGGCCACGAAAAAATCGAAGGCACCCGACTCGATCAATGGACCATTAACCAATCCTTTGCCGGCAATCGGCTGGCGGAAAGTCTTCAGTGCATTCGCGGCAACACCAATTTGTCCGAAAACAGCGGTGAATTCAAAGTCATGTGCAGTTTGATGCATTGCAATAATACTATTATGATAGAAGAATCAAAATAGTTGTATATAAAATGTATTTGTTTTTAAATTAAAATACAACCTTGGTGTAGTTTAACTTAACGTCAAGTAGAAATTATTGCTAATAAAGCTAATAAATTTGTACAATAATTTAAAAAGATAAATTTGTAATAAATATATATATATATGCAAAAATTGTATTTTTATTTTTTTATAATATATAAACACATAGAATATGAGTGTATGTGTTTAATTTAATAAGCATTATTTTAACGATGATGCGATATACATGGTTAATATTGACCGCAACAGTTTTGGCGTGCGACGCGATTGCGCCCGGCACGCCGGTGATCGATTGGGCAGACCGCAATTATGCTTTGGTCGAGGTGAACACTGAAGCGACCGCGTACGAACGTCTTGTGACATTTAAACAAAACGTGTCTGTAACTGTATCATGGAATATTTGGAGCGGCGGCGATGGAGATGTGGCTTATGTGTTGTTTGATGAACGTCAAGTTTGGCGCGGTGATGCCGACGCGAAACGCGCCACGATTGTCGTTAACAAGGGCGGTAAATTTGACATGTCAATAAAAGTATGTAACTCAGATGGTTGTGCCACGAGCAAACCGGTTGCGGTCAAGATTGCCGACACTGACGGGTCGCATCTTGATCCATTGCCGTACGAATGGCAAGAAAACAACAAGCCCTATGAAATAGGTACCACTGACAAAACTGTCGCCGCTTATTTCGTTGAATGGGGAGTGTATGGGCGCAATTTTCCTATGAACCGCGTGCCAGTGCCGAACCTTACGCATTTGTTATACGGTTTTATTCCTATATGCGGTGGCGATGGCATTAATGACAGTCTTAAAACGATTACAGGCAGTTTTGAAGCGTTGCAAAAATCGTGCGCCGGCCGCTCAGATTTCAAAGTGAGCATTCACGACCCATGGGCCGCTGTGCAAAAACCACAAAAAGGCGTTTCTGCTTGGAACGAACCGTATAAAGGCAATTTTGGACAAATCATGGCTGTAAAACGGGCAAATCCTCATTTAAAAGTGTTGCCATCGATTGGCGGCTGGACGCTGTCCGATCCGTTTTACCATTTGCACGATGCGGAGAAACGCGCTTTGTTTGTGGAATCCGTGCGCGAATTTTTAACTACGTGGAAATTTTTTGACGGAGTCGATATAGATTGGGAGTTTCCCGGCGGCAATGGCGCCAATCCATCGGTGGGCGATCCAGAACGCGACGGTCTCACTTATGTAGCACTGCTGCGCGATTTGCGCGACATGCTCGATCAATTGGCGCACGAAACCGGTCGGCGCTACGAACTGACTACGGCTATAAGCGCCGGTGACGACAAAATCGCTTTGGTAGATTATCAAGACGCGCAAACTTATCTCGATCGAATCTTTTTAATGACGTATGATTTTAAAGGCGCTTGGTCGAACTCGGATTTGGGCCATCAAACGGCCGTGTACGCGCCAGAATGGAATCGCGACGAGCGTTACACAGTCGACTACGCGGTGCACGTTTTGCTCGAAAAACGGGTAAAGCCTCAAAAAATCGTGCTCGGCGTGGCAATGTACGGTCGCGGCTGGACCGGAGTAATTAACTATCAAGACGACAACCCGTTTACCGGCATCGCAACCGGGCCCGTGTCCGGCACTTGGGAAGACGGTGTGATCGATTATCGACAAATTAAAAACAATTTACAACGATATAAGTATACTTATGACACGACAGCCAAAGCGGCCTACGTGTTCGCCAAAAACACCGGCGATTTAATCAGTTTTGATAGCAGCGACTCTGTGCTTGATAAAGGGCAATATGTCATTGAGCACAATTTGGCCGGCTTGTTTGCGTGGGAGATTGACGCTGACAACGGCGATTTATTAAATGCTATGCACACAGGACTTGGTCATCATGCGGTTTTAAAAAATAACAAACAACAACATATAGAGCTTTAAATTTTATTTATTTATTAATTTTTGTTATAATCTATACATTTACATATGTTTTTTTATATAAATAGATGTTATTGTTATAGAAAAATTTGCAAAAAATAATTTAATTGTATCTTATGTTCAAATACAATATATTAAAAATAAATTATTTTTTTATTACATTTTACAAAATTAATATGTTTCCTGCATATTGACAAGCAATTAGCAATTCCGACACAACACTTCCATTGTACACCACCGCAATTTTTACATGTTTTTTATTGTAACCTACTATAATGTTGATTGTTGGTTCGGCAGCTATGGCGGCAGGTTCAAACGACAAAGTATCAAACACGCGCACGGCGCCGTCCAAACAGAACATACCCTGCATGCGATATGATTCGCCGGTAATGGGCATTATGCCAATGTTGTTTTCGTTCATGTAGTAATAATCGGTGACAAAAGACACTAAACGATCGTTTTTGTCGAACACCGGCGAACCAATGTAACAATTGAAAACGTTGAGTTTACACAAATCGTCGTTCTTGAGCACCACGCCTGGCACTAACCCATAAACATAGTACTTGGCGTAATGATGATGAACGTAGTACAATTTTTTATCCAGGCGTTTTGTAATTATTTTGTACGAATCATTACTTTTAAATTCAATCAACTTAACGATAGATGTAGAATTTAATTTAGGCAATTTGATATTGCACGCAATACCGGGATATTGATAAAAAGTACTCGTTTCAGATAAATAATCATGTTGTCCGTACACGTGTACCGCCAAGTGTTTATTTTTATATGATTCGCAATATGCTCTCTTCAAATTGAAATCTACTTTCAACATAACATTATTAATATTAAATGTTTTCATTTTGTTTGCGACTTCTTCGTTTCGATTCGATTTAACACTAGTTGAAATTAGATTTTTGCTTCCATTTATATTGGATAAACTGGTAAACAAAATTGTTTACATTTAAATAAATCATAAAATATATTTAACAAAGCGGTCAAGTATTAAAATTTTAGCTTTTTTCTTGTTTTATTGACATATTTAATAATTGACAACGTTGTGTAACACTATTCGAAAAACGGCCGGCTTTCACAATCAACTTCGGCCGCGGGAAGACATCTTTGTTTTTCAACTGAAAAAAGATAATCAGGCGGACAAAATTGTATAAAACTATTTTGATTTATACATATAAAATATTCTGAACAATTATTCGGGTTTGCTATCGAATACAATCCCGGATCACGGCAAATATCATTAGGTGCGGGTGTCACAGGTTTAAAAAAAATTAATTCAAAAGTGCTCATAAAAAAAACAAATAATTATTAAAATTAATATACCAATTGCAAGAATTGAGAACAGTTTCATTATAAAAACACTTTAATCTTATTTTTGATAAGTTCTCGGCATAAACAACACTTTTTTTTACATTTGTCAGCGCACAATTCGCATACGCAAACATGTCCACATGGCAAAAAACAAATAGTTCGTTCTTTTTCAAAACATACAACACACATTTTATTTTCATCTGACAACGGTTTAGCGTCGTTTGCAGGTCTCAAAGCGTTTGATCTTTCAAAATAATGAGACACGTTTGTCGTTGCTAACACGGGATACAATTTGAGATTGTTAACATCGTTTGATTCGTGCGCATTCGGTGTATTTAATTCTGGTGATTCCGCTTGTTTGTATGTTATAATTTTCGACTCATTAGACAAATCCGAATGCTCCGAAAATGATTTCGGCGTTATCAATTCGATCGGCGGCGCACTCGGTTGTGCAAAAGGTGACCGATCGTGTGTTGTTAAATTGTCTGTTCCAAACGTAAAACTGCAAAAAGGAGAATACTGTTTATGCACAATATAAAGTGTATCGAATTGGCTAAATTTAATTATAACCAATTCACATTCACAGCATTTTATTTCGTTTCGAGCGCCATAATAATAAAATCCGTTCGCGGCCAGCCGGTCCGCCACCCCTTTGAATTTTTTGCGCGCTTGTTTGAAATTTTTGAAACTGTCTCGCCTCAACGATTCATTTTCACGCAACAATTGAACGGACCGTTTGCAAATAGAAAACGTGTGATATTTAAAGCTTTTGTTATTAAATTTGCTTAAAGTTGTTGCACAATACGCGCAGCGATAACCCGTTCTGTCGAAATAAAATCCGTGTTTTGCAAATTGTCGCTTTTCGCTGTCCATCAGGTTGATGGAATTGTTAAAAGTTGCAAATCGGTTGAGCACATTTTTGTAGAAAAACGGCGGTGCCAAATCACGATTTATAGCACTTTCGTAGTTCATTACGATATAATGTGATAATACTTATGACGTGTCAGTTATCAAATTGTTTGTATGAACGATCGTCAAAAGCAAACGCTGTGATCACAATGATTAAAATAGCGCATATAAATGCCAAAGCAATTTGATACGACCGTATATTGAAAGCGGTCACCGTTGAACGTGGACGATTCAAAGCCTTATTTAAAAATTCACTATTCACAAACAGTGTCCGTTCTCCGACATCGTAAACCAAAGGTCGTTTGTAATCGAAATTTTCAAAATTGGCCTTGTTAATATTGGTGCGAAACGTGCCGTAACGTGGACACGCTTTTAAAATTTTAATTACTAACTGCTGCCAAGCGTCTTTGCGATCCTCGGGCACTACTTCTACTCTGTTCGAGTTCAACATACGCCATCGCATTATGTCTGACTACGACAATCGCAACGTCGTCCTTGACCAAGATGATATTTTTGAATGTATTGAAGAAATGAATTTATCAGAATCACAACGCAAGCGCAAATTAATGACTAATGACAATTTTCCAAGAAAACGTTTTGCTGATGATGAAAATTACGTTCAAGAAAAAAAAGAAATCGGCATAGAAAAACGATTGTCGACAATGAGCGCAAGCAGCAGCGGTAGTTCTACAATTAGCACTGTTCGAAAAAATTTTAAATGTGTAACTGGCGAATTGATAAGTCGTTACACAGTGAGTCTTAATAAAACAAGCAATTTTTTGTTCAAATTTTTAATTGACAACACCGATAAACAATATTATGGCACTAGCGATCAGTTTTTTAAAATGAAATTGAACGCTACCTACGAAATCAATTTAACGTTTGAAAACAAAAAAATTTGGATTGAAAGTTACAAAGAATGTAAACCGAAACAACTCGAAGATAATGTAAAAAAATGTTTGTTACATAGTGATTTAGATAGTAACGACACAATTTCGGTGTACGCTAAAATGAAACACGGTTTTAAAACCATTGACAATTTCTACAAAATAGTGTATCATGTACTGATCGGCAATCAAGTAGAAGAGAGCACATTATACGAAATTGAATGCACCGGCACTTTACTGAAAATTGCTAAAGCGTTGAAAAAAGATCATCTTTTAACTACTGACAACGCTTTGCTAGCTTACTTTTTTGAAAATTGTGATCGCATGTACCGTTTACATCGCATTAAAATCAATTTGAGTAACAATGTTTACAGAAGTTTTGCGATTCAAAATGAAACTTATTTGGAATTAATTAATGATGAAGATACAGATAATGCAACTGATAATAATCGAGATACGTTTGTTATCGACAACGACGACAATAACGTGATTAATTTAACACGAAAAAACAAACGAATATTGAGCGCAGAAGTGTCTAAAATACACGCTGATTATATGGATTACGACAAACCGAAATTGTCGCTTTCGTATACGGTTATTAATAGTGATATGAACATATGCGCAACTTTGTTTGAAAACAATCGAAATTACTCTGAATCTTCAAACAATAAAAATAACAAGCTAGAACGATTAGAAATTGAAATTAATCAAATGAATGATTTGATTGAAAACGATATTTATAAAATTTACATATATGTGTTGTATGATGTTGAAAAATCTGTTTATAATATACTTGGTTTTACTAAATACGAAATTGATTCTGAACAATATGAGAGTTTGTAATAATTTTAATGTACAATTTATTGTTAAAATATGGTGGTGGTGTATGTATAACAAAATGTAAATACAAATTCAAATAAAGAATTATTATTAAAAATTATTGTTGTCTTTTAATAATTTACTATATTTTTCGACAATATCACTCGAGTAGGTCCTAAATTTAGGTGCATTTTCGACTTTTTTTCGAGCCAAATTTTCATAATCTTGCTTGTATTGAACCAGTAAAGTATCGATGTTATCTTGTTTATCCATTACACTAGACAATTGATCATTAACAGCTTCTATTTGCGATTCTAACTCTTGTTGAGCCGTTTTAACTATGGTGTTCATATTGTCTAACGTCACTTGTTTTTGTTGAACATATTTTTCTTTTAAATTTTCGTAATCAGCTAATTTTTTGGAAGCAATTTGATCGTTAAGCATGATAAAATCGAAACCAATATCACTGGAATCGGTCAGAATATTAGTCAAACTCGTTTTTACACGATTGATGTCATTTTGCAATTGCTCTTCAAATTTTTGAAGATTGCTTTCTTCAACAAAAGTAGTCATAGGCACATCATCATTGTAATTGTCATTATTATTAGGTACGGACGATTCAATGACGGGTTCTTGCACGGAAGATTGAATCGCAGCTTGTTTTAATTCAACACTTTCCAGTTGTTTTTCTAACAAATCGATTTGAGATTCTTTGTTAACTAATTGAGATTCGATTTCGGTCAGTTGTTTTTGTTTATTTTTTAATTGAGTCTGTAGAGAATCGATTCTAGCTTGCTTTTCACTCAAAATGCTGTTAAAATTGCTGTTTTTAATTTCTAATTCATCTGATTCTTTTTTTACAATTTGTAAATCAGATTGAAGATTGTTTATATTAGTTTTTAAGTTGTCTATTAATTTAGTTAATTCACTATTTTTTACATCTTTATTGTTTAAATCTTGTTTAAGATTTTTGACCGATTCGTTTAAACTGGCCAATTCGTTGTTATATTCGTTGTCGGTTTGTTGAACAATACTATTTTGTTTTGTAATTGTTTCCTTTAAATCTTTAATGGTTTGAACATGTTCGTTAACAGTATGTGTCAGGTTCTTTTGTGTTTGCTTTAACATGTCATTTGACAACGTTAAAGCTTCATTCTTTTTTGTTAATTCCGCAATTTGAACTTTAAGCAAATTCGTCTCGCGATTGTACAATTTTGTATTTTCGCGCAAATTGTTTATATTTTCACGATAGTTGTCAATTAAAGTTTGCGAAGGATTTAACGGATTATCCACGACTATTTTTTGTTCTGTTAAAAACGCTCTAATAATGTCTACTTGGCGTTTATATTCATTTAACACAATATTTTTTTCCTCCAATTCTTTGTTTAAAACGTTTAATTCGTTGAATTCTAATTGAAATTTAGCGTTATCATATATTGAACGCATTCGAATCAATTCGTTATTACACCGATCATTTTCGTTTTTCATATCGTTTCTTTCCTGTTCAAATTGCCCTTTTTGTTGAAGATCTAATTCGTATTTTTGTAATAAATTAGTTAAATTTTCATTTATAGTTTGTTCGTAATTATATTTATAATTTATTTTATTAAATAAAATTATATTGTTTAATTTTTCTAATGTATTTTTGTCGTTTTCGTAAAGTTTAATCTCGTTTTGTATACTAATCAACCGCATTTTAACTTGTTCGATTTCTTGAGCATAATTAATGTTAAGATCGATTGTTTCTTGCATTCGTTGTGCCAAATCAATGTTCAATTGCTCCACTAGCGAAACGGTATTGTATTGGTATAAAGTAAACATTTCATCACGTCGCAGCGTTTTTGCTAATCGAGTGTAGCCGGCTGTAAAACTGACTAAAACTGGACACAGATTACTGTTCTTGGATAGATTAAGCAAACCGTCGCGATTCAAACAATTTACCAAACTTTGAATGTCGTCAACAATCGACGAATCGAACGTATAAATCTGGTCCATGGCTCGTCCGTAAATGGCCAATTTAACATGCCTTTGTATAACCCGCTTTACAACTAAAATTAATTTTTTGTAAGAGGTAACGGATCGTTCTATAATGGTGTCGTTTAAAGCGCTTTCCATGTCTAAAAACTCCAAATCGCTCAACTGAACTGTGACGCTTGACGCCGTTGACGGTGGCGCCGGCGGAGGTGGTTGATTGTTGTCATTCGAAGAAATGCTACTAATTTCCTGTTGGTCCAATTCCATTTCATTGTCACGTCGATATTCGTCGCGATCTTGCTTTTGACGCGCAGTCAAAGCCGGCGGAGATAAAAATGTTTGAGGTGGTGCTGGTTGTCGTTTTCGATTTAGCGGCTGTTGATCCACTTGATATGATTGTTGTTGCTGTTGACGAACAGGTTCGCTCAACGGATTATTAATATATAAATTTTGCACGGGAGCTGTCGAAGGCGGTGGTTGGTGTGTCATCATTGCGTTATTGGTAAACGGCATACCAAACGGATCCATAATCACGCCAGCCGAATTTGGCCGTACGTTCGTATTGTAATCGTACTTGTAATTAAAATTGTGTGTTATTTGATTCGAATCCGGTTGTTTGGGCGATAACGCTTCCATTATCAACTCGGTGATGTGTAATGACGCCGCGCGTTCCCTTAACGCCGGTCTGTGCAACAATATAATAGAACGGCATCGCTCGATAGTATCGTCATTGACTGCTTGGCGTTTGCACTGTTGACTCATAGAGTTGATCGTGGACAATAAATTTTTAACCGTGCTTGCGTTCACATCCGTGTTAATATATTTGGGAACAAGATTTCGATAGCGCGACATGGCGAACGATTTAATAAATCTTATGAAATGGGACAAGCTAAAAAGTGTTTTAAAATCAACAATAAACTGCGTTAGAAGCGATCACAACGATATCATTAAAATTGAACAAGATGACGTTTTCCGTATCACGAAAATGGCTTACAAAGATGGCTATTTGATTATATTTCTTACGGGTTATCTAAAATATCAACCCGACCGACTGTTTCAATGCTACGTCGAGACTAAATGCAACCTGTATTCGTATCGATTTTGCTACAACGATCATGCTTTTAACAAGTGCCGATACAATTGCAAAAGTTACAAAGCGTTCGTAATGCCCGGCCTCAGAAACGTGCACATGGACAAGTTTAACGTAATTCGTTATCAACGTACTCATCAAGACAATGAAAAATTTGCTAAAAAACCGTTAGATTATTTTATGCGCGACGTGAATCGGGTGCATATGCAAACAAACCTGATCGAAGGACAATATGTAAAATTTCGTCAAGCACAAACGTGTTCGTCGAATTGTCGTGTAAATTGTGCGGGTCTCACCGATCCTGACATGGTTAACAAGATGTTTTACACAGTGTCTATGGAAAGTTTAAAACGCGAAATTGTGCCAGTGATTGTGGCCTACGATATTGAAACACATTCGAACGGTCAACGATTTTCGAATGCACAAGAAGATCGTATCATGTCCATTTCAATAGTGATGCGGCGCGACAATATCAATACGCGTCTTTGTTTTTACCACATGCAAGGCGCGGACGATTTGAATCAAGAGACCACAATTGCCGCTTTTGATGTAACCAAAATAAACACAATTCGTTTTGATGATGAGTTTGACATGTTGAAAGCGTTTTTTGAACTGTTGCCGCTTTTAAACGGTGATTATTTACTCGACTACAATGGCGACAAATTCGACATGCCTTATATTTTAGATCGCATTAAGGTGTTAACAAATGCGACTTATTGTCAACAAGCAAAACGTGCGCGCGTTTGCCACGAAAAATTTTGCATGATTGCTCGTTATAATCTCGATCCGGTGCCGATTGAAAAACAAGATTTGCACGATAAATTTAATAACAAATTGAGCAATCATTTACTCACATATTATGTTCACGTTGATTTGTATCAATTTTTGAGCGCAGATCCGGAACATAAAAATCTTGAAAATTTTCAACTAAACACGGTGGCAGAACATTATCTGAACCAGTCCAAAGTCGATCTTTCCATCGCCGAAATGTTAAATTTGTACAACAATAACTGCATCCGAAAAATTATCGAATATAACATTCAAGATAGCGTATTGCCAATTGAATTGTTTTTGAAACTGGAAATAATGGATTTTCTTTACACTCAATGTATGCTACTTTATTTGTGTACAGACGATTTGCTTAGCAATATTTCCCACAAAATTAATATCGTGTTTTTTTATCTATGTATAACCAACACAAACACAATAAACGGTCGGGAAATATCCGATCCTTTTATTTTTAATAAAAACGATCTTAATATCACGTCGGGCAAGCGCAACACTACCTTCGACAACAGCAATAATCGTAACAGCGTTAATGAAACACGTACGGGTTTTGTGAATTTGGATTTGCTGAAACGTCAACCTGTTCCAATTGAAAAAATTCCCAGTGAAGCTGTCAAATTGTGCACCACTCGGCCAATATGTAATTACAAAGGGGGAAAAGTGCTTGCGCCTAAAACGGGTCTCCAAAAATGGGTGGTGACGCTGGATTTTAACTCGCTTTACCTTACCATTATGATGTACGAAGGCGCCTGTTTTTCAAATTTGTTAATTGGTTCCGATAATAATGTGTATTTAGTTAAAGATTCGAACGCCATCAATCCCAAACTGCTGGCAACGCTTTTAAATTTGAGAACTACGTACAAAAACAAACGCGACATTCACGAAAAAAATTCGTTTTTATACAATTTATATGATACTTTGCAAAACGCGGTAAAACGAATTGCCAACAGTATATACGGTTATTTCGGTATATATTTTAAAATACTTGCAAATTACATTACAAAAATCGGTCGCAAGAAATTAATGGAGGCAATTAAAAAAATTGAAGCAATGAGCCAAGACGATGATATTAGAGCCAAGTTTCACTTATCGAATATTGAGTTTCGAGTAATTTACGGCGATACGGATTCTTCCTTTATTCAAGTTTTGTTTAAAGAAGACGAAATTGCGGCCGACATGCGTCACGAAATAATTAAAAAAATTGTCAACGATCATGTGCTAAAAAAATTAAATGATTCGTGGGATGGCAAAGGTTACAAAATGGCTCTTGAAAACGTAATGTCTAATTTGATTTTACTTAAAAAGAAAAAATATTGTTACTTAAACAGCGAAAATCGCATTAAATACAAAGGCTGGTTAATAAAAAAAGATATGCCTATTTTCATGCGTAAATCTTTTCGCGCCGTGGTCGATTCTTTTTTACATAACCATTCGGTGGCGTGTGGTATGAAATTGCTTATGGACAACATGTCCCATTATTATCAAATATTCAACACGGCCGATTGTAATTTAAATGACTACAGTTTCAGCATGTCGTACAACGAAAATTCTACCAGCAAAAAGAAAAACAAAATCGGCGAGCAAGCGGTTGAAAGAAAACCGGTCATTACAATTGCTCGTCATTGTCGCGAGTTGATGCTCCAGGCTGGTGTTAAAAATTTGCCCGGCAATGGAGATCGGATTCCGTTTTTGCTCATCGACATAAACGCCAGCATTACAAAAAAAGCGTATCCGCAAGCGTTGTTCGTGCTTAACAAGAAAAAAATTAGTTGGTTAAAACACATGAACATTTTATGTAACTTTATGAACGAATTAATTGAAATATTCGGTACTCATGCCGCTTTTGAGTACTATTTTACCGAAATTTGTAAGCTGTACATGAGTGAACAAATGCACGATATAAAATATCCCATCTTAAAACTGCTCAAAAACAAAGCGTACAACCGAAAAAATTTAAACTCCGATAAAGATAGCGGCAATGATGATGACGATGATGATGATGAAAATGACAGTGACGAAGATTGTAATTCAATAAACGACGTACCAGAATTCACTAATCAATTTAGAATGTGTGTTACTAAAAACAAAAAAATGTTCAATTACAAATTAATAAATCAGTGTAATAAATGTAATGCATTATGTTAAGTTAATTATTGTGTTATTATTAATTATTAATTATTAATTATTAATTGTTAATTGTTAATTGTTAATTATTAATTGTTAATTATTAATTATTAATTATTTATTATTATTATTATTATTATTGTTATTAATAATTGTATTGTATAAAAATATGGTAATATAAATTAAACAATAATTGATTCTAAAGTGTTTTTATTATCCGTTAATGATAGCTTTATTAACTTCAACAATAATAAAGTCGGCAATGTGGTTTATTTCTCCGTTTGTCAAATGCTTAGTGTCTATGTACTTTTGAATACAATCCACTAAATACGTGTCGAGGTACACTTGATTGCAAAAATAGTTGATTTGCGACGGATTGAGGTCTACGTCGTATACGGCAAGCACGTTGCACATATCATCTAAAGTAATTTTGCGGTCCAAAAACAAAATTAGTATATTTCTAAATTTGTTGATAAACTTGTCGTTGTCCGAATTCAGCAAATGGGTTTTGATGGCCGACGACACGTAGGCGATTTTGGTTACATGCGGCATCGCATGTTTTACATTGTCAATAAAGGTTTTGAAAAATTCCATGATTGATTCAATCTGTAGAACTGGTGTTCTTATTTAAAATTGCATCAAATGCTTTTTCAAGATCTCTTTTCTTTTTTATACTCTTAGCTTTACCGCTTTGTAAATCGTTGGCATCCGATTCAGGTTTTATACAATACACTTGCAGCATTAATATGATTATTATAAATATTAAAAACAAAGCCATTATAAAACTAGAAAAAGCTTCATTTTTGTCGAATATAAAACCCAACAAAATTAGGATTAAAAATGTTGTAAACATAAACATTTTTATTAAAAATTATAATTTTCAATTGTTACAACACAGAAACCTCTTATAGAAACGTGTATTTGTATTTAAACAATATGTATATATAATATGTAGAATTTGAAAAAAATTTAACAATACGTGACAAAACGCTTATTCAAACTAGTTGACCGAATTGTCGCTATTATTATCATTAATGGTGCTAGTAGACGACCCTCGATTCGTATGATTTTCATCGACATGGAGTTCAAAATCGTTTTCATTAATATTATTATTATTATCATCATCATCATCATCGCTTTCGTTGACACCTACGTTATATTTATTTATGTAGTGACGGGTGCTGGAAGCAGAATCGTGGTTCATTAATTTTGCCACCTTTTGAATGGGCATGCCGTTATTGTATAGGTTGCTACTGAGATAATGGCGTATCATATTAGAACGCGGTCGGTCCATTTCTACGCCCGCTTCTTCAAACAGCCGTTTAAAATCTTTGAACGGTGTAGATGTATTTTTTGAGATTTGCAATATGGCCGGATGTTTATTATATATTTCGCGCGCCAACTCTAATGGTTTACTTTTTATAGTGTTCAACAAATTGTTGCGATATTTTTTACGCTTCAAATGAACATTGTTCCGCATACGACCTTTTTTAATGAGCACGGTTAAATCATCAACGCTTAAATGACGCGCTTCGTTAATTCGCATTCCTGTGCCGAGCATAATGCAAAAAACTATGGCGCCACGCAACAGGCCGCGATCATGCACATCGTCGCCGTTTAAATACTTTATCTTTTTTTGTATGCAAATAAGAACGCTGTCAATAATTTCCTTTAAAACAATATTTTTTTCTTTAGTTTTAATGTGCTTTAATTCTTTGTCACGTGGCAACATAACTTGTTTTGGAATTTTGTATTCGGGCAAGCCCATAGCGTTGGTGTAAAAATTGATTGTTAATTGAAGAGTTTCTTTGGTGACGCTCCGCACTTCGAGCATTCGACGACACATTTCCTCGCAAGTGATGCGCGGTTGTTGGCGCACAATTGATTCAAATTCGTCGTTTAAGTTGTGTGTATCGTACATGGTCAAGTTAATATCGTCAATCAAACAAAAAATTAATTTAATCAATCGCGATTTGTAACTTTTGAGCGTTGTCGCCGCAAACGGTTTAGGAAACATGTACTGCGACCAGAGCGCGTTGTTTTTTACTTCGTCGGGAGTACATCGTTGCCGGTCAGTGGCCAAATCGAACACGATCTCGAAGCGATCATGATTTTGAATTTTATATTTCCAATTGTTAAAAATGTTTTCGTTACGCATTATTAGACACGATTTGTAACTAGTAAATATTTTGGCTTGATTTTACAAGAAATTTCGTTGTCTGGCAATTGTATGTCGTCTATCTCTTATCAATACAAAATAATAAATTGCGTAAAGCAATACAATTATACAAAATATGGTCAATAGAGTCACCAATAGAACGTTGGCAACATGGTCGCTAGAATTTTGACAAATAGGGTTTAACTGAACCGTGTCGCCGTTGTTATAATCAAACAACAAGCGTTTTTCATTTGATGCGGTGTTCTTATTATCGTTATCGACATCATTTAACGCCAATTTTAGCGGAATATACTCAACGGTATTTTTGACACCCAAACGTTCATATGGAACGTCCAAGTTCATGATATAACGTAGTAAATACAATCAACAATCAAATTATGTGAAAGCTTTAATTAATTAGTACACAATTTAAAATAATCGATTATTGTTTATTCGTTTTATAACTTAACTGTTGAAATATAAATCGACGTAAAGCTTCATTTTGAAATGCCATTTCGGTTAAACTGCGCCTATAATGTTCGTGGATTGCTTCAATATTCGTAGCGTTGGACGTTAAAATGCCACTAATTGGTTTTTTTGTCGACGTGGTGATGTTGTAGACCTCGCGAAACAAACCAGGTTGTTTTCCTCGACGTGTCGCCATCTCCGCAATAAATTCAAAAATGTTATTTGTTTCTGATAATGCACCCAAATACGTAAGATTTTCTTTTAAACTAGTAATTCTAGAGCGATTTTTGTCATTTAACACGTAATAATAATAATCGCTTTCGCCTGCAAATATATTATCAATTACTTTGTTGATTAAATCGTTTATATTGTTTAATTGGTTATATTTGCGACTGCTCACTGCCTGTTGAATGTTTGGTGGAATTTGAGCTTGCTTTAACAACAAAGTCATGTAATTGTTGGCGAGCTGTTGCGTTAACGGCAAGGGAATCGGAATGCTGCTGGTGACCGCTTGTGCCACCTGATACTGTACGGCGAGACCGAGTTGACGCGCCGCTTCAGCTTTGCTTGATTCGCTCAGAGTCATGCCACCCTTGTTGTAGAATTTTTGCGCATACGACGGCAGCACGTGATCGATAAAGCTTTGAACAAAAATATTTTGCGGTACGACAAAACCGCCACCTTCTTTTACTAAACGTTCGTAGTGGCGCATTAAATTTTCATCGCTGTCAAACCGTTTTACCACGTTCACGTCCAATGGAGTGGTGTCTATGCAAATGTCGCGAATCGTATTCACCAAAAGACGAGTTTCGTTATCAAAAGCAGAATAATCGTTTGTACGAAAATAACGAATAATTTTTTCCAAATCCACGCATTGATTGGTCCACACAGTTGAGGTCGGCGACGGTCCGCCCACCAAAGCGTTAGACAAATTTATGTTCGATTGATTTGTGGACTGTTTCGCAGACGAAGACAGCGCGGACGCATGAATGTCACCGTTGGTGTGGCCATAATGTTGATATTGTTCATTATTCGCACCATGTTGATATTGCGAATGATTTTTCAAATAGTTTTCATGAGTGTGACTAGAAGCATACGTTTGCTGATTGTGAGCACCTAAGTTATTATGCACATTCATGTTTTCTTGAGCGTTTGACGCATCGTTTTTATGAGTGTAATAATGCTGACTATTTGTCGATGTCATATTGTGATGCATTATATTGATTGTGACGCATATGAGGACAAAACGTCACCCGCGGATTACTTATAATATAATTATTGTTTAAATATAGCAAAATTAAAATAAAAAACACAAAAAATATATAATATAAAGAAAATTTAAACATATTGAGCGCAATAATCAACAAAGACATCGATACAAATATAGTTTGCATACTTTTGCGTTTACACAAAATGCTTTCGCAATTACGAAAAGCTACATTAAAATTGTTTTCACCTTCTACAAAGGAGCGCAATTCATTTTTGCAACAACCGTCACAATAAACTAGAACCATTATTATATTACCGTCGTTGTGTACATGTTGAAAAGTACGCGGTTGACTGCCGGGATGAAATTCAAATTTATACCCGTTGGATATTTCAATTTTGGCATAATAGTGAGCGAGTAAAGTTCCGCACGTTCGCGTCACTTTTACTTTACACACTTTTATAATGTTAACGTTGGAATGATAGTCGCCGGCAGTGGTATTGCTGTTTCCGTAGCGATCGTACAAATAATGTAGCAACAACTCGGAATCATATTTAATTCTGTTGAGTCTCGTTAAATTTTTGTTTCTTAAACGGTGGAGATTGTTGATTGAATTCAGATTCGTCGTAGTCGTTGTCGGTGTCGTCGTCGTTGGTGTCAGTGTCACGATCGTCTCCCGGTCCGCCAACGGAATTTGTGTCATGATCGGTAAAGGTTGCTTCGAATTTGCGTCGATTTGATTCGGATATAGAGTCATCGTCAACGACGGATACATTTGATAATTCGGCGCCGTGTTTTGTTGCAAATGATGCATCATTAATTGTGTTGCTATCTAAATTCTTATTCTCTGTAACGTTAGCTATGACAAGTTCTTTATGCGCAACCTGCATTGTCTTATTATTCGGTGGAATTGAATATATAATTTTAAAAATACAAACGCCTTTTTTCAAAATAGTCGGTCGTGTGTTGAAAAGAATTACGTTTAAATTGCCATCTTCGGTAAAATTGTGACAGATGACATAATTACCACAACTAATCGTGGCGCAATGATATCGCCACAGGTTATTAAGAAGCCGAGTGTCCAAAATGTTTAGACTGTATGCGCCGATGGCCAGTTTTTTTAAGTGATATTCGTCTTGAACTATAAAAGATAGAATATTATCGTCATCTTGCTGGTCGAGAGTAGCATATACCAAAATGTTGACTGTTCCACTATTGTTGGCGGTCATTTTTCTCAGTATTATATTTTTTATATTGTATCTTATAATATACAATGATTTCAACGAAAACGAATTAAACAATCGACTTCAAATCACAATTGAATTTATGCGACGCACCAATGCCGAACAGCCGTTGCCCGATCGTTTGTCATATGTCTCCGACGTAGATAGTCACATCTTTACCGTCACCACTTTCGATACAAACACGCTTAACGTGATCAATGTCACTCATCACGATGATCGCATCGAATTATTTAATTTTTTGATGCAAACATTCGAAAACGTTTCAATTGAAACTTTGAACGATCCGCGCATTCGTCCTCATTCCAACGATCGAAACCGTTTTCAAGTGCGCGGAGACGACGGATGGTTCGATGTTGAATGCTCTTACGGCAAACGATTCGATCCCCTTTCTGAACAATGTGTGTCAATTGACGTATGCGAGGATAAACCGCCCGGTAATTACGGTCTTACCGAACGTATGATTGACACACTAGTTCTTAATCATAACGTAGTAAAACAAAACACCAACGACCAATCTGTTCATCCGAGCATGTATTTGCGATGTCTCGCCGACGGCACCCATAAGGTTGAAGAATGTCCGCCAAATCATCTTTTTGATGACGTCGAAAAAAAGTGTGTTTTGCACAATGATTGTGAAACTAAGCCAAACGGTTTTGTGTTACCCGTAATATGGCCAGGTTTAAATGCAAACGAGTATTTAATGTGCGAAAATGGTGCGGCCAAAGTTGTTCAATGTCCCAATGATAAAATTTTTGATAGACAACTGATGATGTGTGTCGATAGCCATCCGTGCGCAATTCACGGATTCGGACACACATATATTTCTAACGAAATTGGTGATACCCAATTTTTTAAATGTGTCAATAATATCGAATCTGAATTAATCACGTGCATTAATCGTGTTTTCAATGCCGAAGGTCAATACGAATGTTCTGGCGATGCAATGTGTGCCGTTTTTGAAAACGGCACAGGGGAGTCTATTTATATATACGAAGATAATAATGTTAAATTTAATACAGGCATTTTAGTGTGTGACAATTATGAGAAAAGTAAAGAAATTAATTGTAACACTTCGAACATTTTTGAAAATCGAGTGTATAACGACAAATTAAAAATAAACGTCCATTTGCCTTTTGAAATATATAATAAAGAAACTGACAACTGTGAATTTAATCACACTCTGATAGAATTTAAAACTCCTTATTTTGCGGTGGAAACAATACCTAACGATTTGAATGTTGATTATGAAACTACCATGATTGGCGATACAAAACGTATATTCGAGCTGATAGAAACGGATCAAGTAGACGGCGTTGTACGTTATGCGCGCGATAGTGGTCATATCGGTTTAAATCCGTTGGACGGAACGCCTATAGATTGTTACGGCGGAATATCGTTGTACGACGTTTTCGATGCGCGACAAATAAACATGTGCGGATCACAAGGAACGGCGTTGATGCAGATTCAATTAAACGACAATCAATTTATTATTTCGAATGGTACACAATTAGGTGTCGATGCCGACTATCATTCGGCGTGTACCACCGCTTTAGCCAAATTCACTGATTACGTGCAACATGATCATTTTACGGTTCAAATATTGAACAATATACTACACTCTGATGTTTGCGGCACAATATTAAATCAAATTCATACCAAATATACTACACTTTCCATTTCATATACTACGATTGACGACAAATATAACTACGAAAGTGTAAAAGTGCCATTTTATATGGACCAAAACCATGCAAATACATACGATTTGCCGATTACGATCGAACCCATTAAAGTGTTTGAAATGTCAAATAAAAATGGCCAAACGTTATTAAAAAAAGACAAAATGTTAATCAAAAATGACGACGGAGAACTAACACCGCTATTTGATTTATTCGAACGCGTTGAAACTATCGAGCCTGCATTCGATCCGTTTAATCATGACCAATTGGTTGACACTCGCGATCACGATAGAACTCCTTCACCTCCGCCGCCGCCTATTGGGCCACCTGTTTTACCGCCCTCGTTACCCGAGTTAAACCTCACGCAAAACTTGATTGAATTTTCGTGTTTCTATGCTTTGCCTACGTTTAAGATGAACGCCTGCGAAATAACCGACGATCATATCGAACAGACACTCAAATTGTTGCGGCAAAATGTAATTGTCCATCCTGATTGTGCAACAGCTGCCGGTTTGGCAAACGTAATAAACGCATACGCGTATTTAGGTGACGGAGTTGGTTGTCGATCCGTGTATGATCCGGTCGACGGTATTATGGTGAATCGAGTAAACGATGGTCAGGTGTTTTTAAATTTAGACACTCAAAGCAACGATGGAATAAAATACAACACATGTATACACAAAAAAGATAATTATTTCACAGCGTGTCCATTAAGCGTGTTCGACGAAAACAATTTTGATTGTAACATACCCTCTAATAAATTGTATTATCTCGAAAATTTACAATTTTAAAATTTAAAAAAAATATAATTTGTTATATACATAAATATATATATATTTTTAATAAATAACATCAAATGTAATTTAAACATTGTCTATATACAATATTATAATTTTATTTTTTTTACTTAACATCTTTAAATTACACATTCGACGAACCGGCCGTTCCTTCCACGTTTTGAGTAACGACATTTTCATCGATCAATCTAAGCTGTCTGTACGGCGGCAACGTTTTGACTGTAATAACATTTTCTTGGCCGAGGAACAAAGGTACAATGACAGGATATGGATCGTAACGATTTAAATAACGTTGTAAAGCGTTTGCGTTACCTCTAAACTTTAACACATTATCGATTTGCAAAACATTGTCGTTTGCTTGATTGATATGAACCGACGGCATCGGGTTGTAAAATGCAGGTTCGGCTATCAAACCCACGTCGCGAAGGTAACAAGTGGCACAATTGCGTAGCAGCAAACTTTTACTGTCAATATTCATAATTTCGGGCGCGACTAGTTTTTCAATGAGGTTTCGAATAAAATTGGGCATTCGCATTAGTATCATGGCGATGTTACTTGCCATTGCGGTATCATTGGTCGGCGTATGATAAACGCGCGTGCTGGTGCTTCTTACACGTGAACATGACCGCGTCGGGTTAGTTAACGCCAATATGCTAAGAGTCCGCGAGTACACATTTTCTGCGATTGAATAGGTTTCTTTTTGATATCGTTCGCTTGCTTGCAATAGTCCGCAAATGCGTTCTTGTTCAGGCACATTTTCGTAGATCATGTGCCAAATTAATTGCTCCGCGTAAGACAAAGTGCCGATCATGAGCACGTTTTGATAATTGTCTCGCGTGGGTATCATGATGCGTTGTTCGTTGTCTGGTTCCGTATGCAAAACAAGGCTGCGTCCAATTAATCGATTATACGTATTACCGTCCGAATCGGGAATGGGCAATACCATTTTTTCAATTTTAAAACGGGTTAAATGACCCTGGCATATATAGGTGCCGTCATCGATATTGTTGTCAGGCGAGCACGGACTGCCGTAATTTTGACACGTGTCAAACGGTCGAACCGAGTTGAAAATACAATAACTCTTTAGTCGATTGTTGTAGTTGGGTCCGAAACTCGGTATCAAAGACATAATGTCGTCGTTTACTGAAAAGGAAATATCTTACTCAATAAATTTCAGCCAAGAATTGCTGTATATTATTTTGAGTTCTTATATTTCTAAAAAGTACACCCTCGTGCAACAATATACGGATTTTGTGGACGAAAACGACGCGCGAACCAGGCTAATTGAGAATTGTTTCGAAACCACACGTAAAACGCCGCAGAGTTTGCAAAAACGTGTTTTTATTCACAACAACGCGTTGGTGCCGTTGGTCGATCGCACTAGTGTGGAACAGGGCGTCAATCATGATCAAGTTTCGTTTAATCTTAAACGCATTTCGACGTGTCGCGTGTACAAAACACCCGAGCAGCCCCAGATCGAAATCAAATTTGAAAAAGTATACTTTGAGAAAAATGTAGGTGACACGTTTGACTCGTTAATTGCTACAAAACAAATTGCTCTTCTTAATTTGCTACAAAACAAACACGAACGCATTACGCAAAATACTCATCTCGGCTCGGATGAAATCATGGCTTATTTGCGTATTGAATACGAATACGATGGCGATACACCTGATGAAACGGTGCTAGTGCGCATGGCTCAAATCGTCACCGAGATTGATGCGCACACTCACTACCAAAATATTGCGCCCATGTTGCCCTACACAGCTTTGCAAAACAACATAATTTATCGGAAGTTTGAAAATGAAATATTGATCAATGCGCTTTCGCCGGACGACAACGTATACAAATGGGCCATCAAATTGGACGGAATCCGAGGAAAAGGATTGTTTGTGCGTAATTTTATTATCGTGTTTATGGACGACATGCGCATGTTTTCCGGACCATGTCCGTGGTTATTTTGCATTAACAATGTGGTGGCTTTTCAATGTGAACTCGTCAACGACAGTGTTCTTTATATTACTGATTTACTGCAAGTGTTCAAATACACGTACAACAATCGAACACAATACGAGTGTTCTTTAAATGGCTACGCCATCGAACCAGCCGCCGCTATTGATTGTCTCAATTATTTATATCAACATACAAAATCTCTTTTACAAATTGAACACGATGGCGGAATGATTCAAGTGCAATTTCAACAATTTATGAATCCGCCGATAGCAATAGGTGGCTACACCACAATGCCCACCGATGGTTATATTGTGCTCAATAAGCGAATGCAATATGTAAAATGCAAATATGCCAAAACATTAGAGCTAGAATATAATGCGGAACAATCCGTGTTTTACACATTAGAAGTTGCTTTAAATAAACACAAAATCGAATCGAACATACAATTAGAACATGGAAAAATTTACGAAGTGATTGTGCGAAACAATAATGTATTGTCTGTGATTAAATTACGCAAAGATCGTTTAATACCACAAACGTTGTAAACTATATAATAAAACATAATAACATAAAAAAATTATTTGGTTTTATTTATATTTTAAAATTAATTATAATTTATATCACATTTCACAAAATGATGTCATTTACAAAATGATGTCATTTACAAAATGATGTCATTTACAAAATGATGTCATTTTATCAGCATATTGACAATTTATCTAAAATTGTTTTTATGGCAATTTCAAATCTTTTTTGTAATTTACCCATGTCATTTTAAACATGTCGACAGGCGGTTTCATGTTACGTTGTATCCAGCGATATTCATTGATGTGATTATGAAACGCCATTGTAGCGTAAAGAATGCCGTACTTCATGAGCACATTTTTGGTGCTGTTTTCGGTTGTAATTTCGTCCACCATCACAATTGGTTCTCCGAATCGTTCGCGGTTTAAGCAAATTTCGATGCGTTCAATGTGTATAATGATGAAACCTTTTACATTTAAATAATGATCGCGACACATCGCACAATCGAGTTTAAAAAATAAATTGTAAAAAACGGCTTTCATCTGACGCAAATGGTTAACTATAAAATCATATGACAACGTTTGCCGACTTTGCACCATGTCATCGATTATGAGGGCTAAAAAATGTATAACGTCCCAAATAGTTTTAAAAGTGTACGAATAGTTGTTAGGTATAAAAGCTCTCAAATTTAAAGAAACCATTTTGTCGTTAAATTCAAGTTTCATTTGTTCGAGATCAAACGTATTGTCTAATGTCAATACCCAGTTTTTAAGTTGTTCAATTTCAGTTTCCTGCACTTCTTTATACGTAATTATACATGCAATGTTATATAAGTAAGTCAATTCGGTGGCAAGTATTTTAGCCAAGTGTTTGGATTTAAGCGTACGCATTCTGTCCAAGTGACGAAACGTGAATAGAAAAAAACTATCCTTGTACTGAGACAACAAAGGCGTAAGCGGAATCATGACGTCTGAAAAAACGATTCACTTATATTTGCGCGACCTGCCCCCCGGCGTCCAGAATGACAAACCGGTCGACGACAAAATTATTTATTTTGAAAATATAATTGAATGTGTTGAAGAAGACAACGTATGCGACAAGTATAGCGTTTTAGCCGCTTTGAAACAGGAACAAGCCTTATTTATGGAGAAAACCGTTTCTGATTTAGTGATGCACAACAACGGTAACTATTGTAATAATCACGTATTGATCGACGCACTTTTAATGTATAAGACGTATGTGGAATTGGTGGATGAATCTGCGTTTGGACACGACATTCAAAAATCCTGCGTGGAATTTCTCGAATATTTGTTCAAATTGTTTCGATTACAAAGTAAAATTGTAGTGAATTTGCCGAACGACGTTAATTTTGAACAAGATAATTTAAGTGTGCTTTTGAAACATTTGTTACAATTGTCTATTATAGAAATTGCCTAAAATGATTGGAGTTATTGTACTAATTTTGATTGTCCTAGTGGTTCTTTATTTTTTGTCTGTCAACAATAAAATTAATTCGCCATGGTTGACAGACTCTTCGCCGAGCATTAACGACAGCAGCGATTCGGTACAGATCGATCAACAAACGGGCGCTTATTCGGTCAAGCTAAATAATCCACGTATTAAATCGTTGCGAATCAATTACGATAACAACGGTGTCAGTAAAATCAGCAAAGTGTTTGTAGCCGAGCGGCCTTTAACATACAATGAAGTTATTGATGAGGGCAACCGATTCGTAGGCACTAATTGTCTGTTTGTTGGTACTTTAACCGAAAACGCTCTGGCTGGTAGCACCGCGGCGAACGCGACTCGCGCAACCACTAATTTTGATGTGAAACAATTTAAAAACATTTTCATTGTGTTCAAGAACCTCGAAACTACAAAAACAAAGGAAACTATAAACATGGTGCGGTATGAAAGCGATGGCATGAGCTATTTCTTTATTGATCCGTTAACCGCTGCAGTGCCCGAGATACGAGACATTTCTTATCCGGTGACAGTGTTTACTACAAACGCGGCAGTTCAGCAAAAATTGATTGAATGGAACTATATTCAAATCAACGATGCAGGAACATTGTTTTTAAAGAATCACCGTTCGTTTAGAATTCAGTAATTAAATGTGTATCCAAAAATTATAAACACACTACGTAAGAAAAAAAATAAAACAATGTAATATAAATTTTATTTTTTATTTAAAAACATTTATACATTTAACATTTATACATACAATATTTCAATTAACTTTACGACTTAAATACTGGCGGAGTGGTGTTAAAATCGTTTTTTGACCACGCCATTGTGAGACTACAATACATTTTTATATCTTCCCGGTAATATTGCTTAAAACGTTTTTTAAAATCAGAACACAATTGTTGCAATCGACTGGGTGCATTTCTTTTTAATCTCATTGCTTCGTGTATCATAGTCTCCACATAAGGCGCTGCCAATTCGATCATTTTTTCTACTTTACTTTCCTCGACCATTTTCGCACTATGCTTAACTCGCACTTTCATCACGTAAATTAACGCGTTTATGGTACTGTTGTTAATATCGAGGCACATAAGATTGTGATTGTGTACGGGATCATCTTTGACGATTGATTTATACGAAATGTAACCGTCATGCTTGTTGCGTTTGTACATTAGAATGTGAGATAAAAACAAACGCACTGGTTTCACCAGACCTTCAAAATAGCTTTTTTCCATGGGAAATTTTTTTGTTTTAATATGAGAATACACCGAACCGCTAAAAGGCAAGTTTTCTTCAAATACATGGTCTAAATTAATAATGGCAAATCGATTTCGTACACCTTTATCATAATTGGATATATACAACGGTTTATTATTAATAATCATTAACTTAAAATTAGCCTCGTACTTTTGCGAGCCTTGATATTTGCGGCAGACCGCGTTACTTTTTGTTGAGTCAGCGGTGCTTTTAAAGAAGGAATCGTTACATTCTTTCATTTCATTAATTACATACAACTGCGAAATAAGTTTATTAGCTTCCATTTCATCGGTCTCTTTTTTGGAAAGCGTATACGTATCAGCGTCTCGTTTATGCACAACAAAAATATTTTCCATCATTTCGGCGTTACTGGATTTGCCGGCGCCCGGTTCGCCCGTACAATATATACAACATTTTTCAAAATCACACGTAATGCCTAGACTAGCGTCAAAATGCATAATCAACAACGAGTTTTTATAGTTAAAATTAGTAAAATTGCGAAAATACAAATAGCCCTGGACAATGTTTTTGACAAAAAAATGAGAATAATCTTTAAGGTCAAGTTTTGATAAAATAACGCGCATGTAAAATCGTACTAACCAGGAATGAAGATCATCATTGTAACGCGACACAATTAATTTATCCCACCAAATGTTATAATTTTTTAAATACTTCAAAATTGTCAAGTATTGATCATAAAATTTATCTATAAAATCGTTGTTGAGACACAGGTCGTCGACAAAAACATTTTTGTTGTTTTCTATCGCATATCTCATTTTTTTTTCATCGTTTAAATTGTTTTGAGTGTCGATTATTTTATACACATCGTCATTATCATTATTATCATTATCATCGTCATTATTATTATTATTATCGTAAGCGTTGTCACCGCCTTTGTCAACGTTGTCATCCAAACTGCTTTGCAATTGCGTCATAAACTGATCGAAATTAGATAATTGATGTATTAAACGGTCCGCTTGATCAATTCGATTTATGACCGTGTAAAGATGATCAATGATTAGGCTGCGGTGAGTTTGAAAATATTCGCTGTAGTTAGAAATACGTTTAATCTGCAAGGCATTTGTGGTAATGTTATGTGCGTTGTCCATCATTACTCGGCAATAAAACGGACTAGTATATATAAGCGACCAGGCCAATTCGATTAAAGCGATATCGTTACACAACAATTGTATCATAAGAGCGATTTTCAACGCCTTTACGTTAATTTGAATGTTTGAGTAACAAGCGCACTTTTTTTGAGTTTTTTTCAGTTGACATTCGTCACATTTTAAATTGGTTATGATATCGCACATTTTTTTTTCATTCAAATACATGCCCATCGCAATTAGTTCGCTGTCGCTAAAATCCCAAATTTCCCTGAACAAAATGTTTAATTGTATTTGTTCGTGACTTTTACAACGGTCGCAATTGTCAAAAGCCACTATGATAGACATGTTATTTTTGAGCATTTTTACATCTCTACACACCTTGGCCACATGATAAATCTTGTAAATATCGCGTTCGATTTTACCGGTGTTGAGCATGTACGTAATGACGCTTTCTGGCAAATATGTTTTTTCCGATTTCCTAGTCAATGCGCCCATTAACGTGTTGCCCAATATAAAAGGGGAAAAACTGTGGTAATCGTTAATAAACAAATTGTACACACCTTCGTCGGTAAAATACATGTACTTCCAGTTATTAAACTTGACGCTAGACATAATTATCGGGCTACTTTTTTCCGTCATTTTGAATAATTCGTCTTCTTTTTTTACAGCCACGTAATGTTTGCCGTTAAAAACCAAACACGCGTTGGCAGATTGAATTTTTTTAAAAAAACCCTTCCACAACAATTCTTGTGAAGCGCCGCATTTCATAACATTTTCATAATTATACTCCCAGCATTCATTTTCGTCTTCGCTAGTTTCGGAAACTTTGAGATTAATCAAACGGTGTATAGCAAAATAATAGGCAAGTGATTCAAGCGCGTCTTCGTTGTGAAACAGCGTCCAATGATTACAAAAACGAGAAAACACTTTTGGCAACAGTCTTGTGTACGCTTCGCATCTGTTCCACACAACATTGAACTCTGTATTATTCTTCGGGTATAATTTTTCACACAATAACTCCAAGTACAACCGAATATCTGTTTCACAAAAATCAAAATCATTATTTTTGATAATCAAGCGCCAAATCAAAATTAACAAATAATCAAAATTGACATATTTGCTGTCGGTTAAGTAGTTTCGCAACACGTCGATTCCCAAATCTTTTTCGCGCAACGCATTCACCATGTGATCATTTAGTTTGTCGACATACTCGTCGACATATTTAGCAATGTCATCATTTTCACTGCTGGCTGTTATAACGTCGGCCACTTCAAATCGTTCCTTGGACACATGTTTTTCCAAATCGTTTGTTTTTTTAAATGATCTCAAACTTTGTAGACTCACGTTGATAATATGACGATACTTTTCCGTCGTTTTACATTCAGTCAAATTAATGTCGTCGCGAATGTAATCAAAAAAATTTTTATTTGAAAACACCAATTGATCGCTTACTTTGCACACACTTTTGGTACCATCTGCCATTGTTACTTCAAACATATCGTCGTGTTCATCGGTAAACACGGTGCGACCGTTAACAAACAATTTTTTTTCTTTGCATACCAACGACAATTCGACGTTCAAAAACCATTTCGGGTTAAAACTAAACAAATTTATGTTGCCCAAGTCACGATGATGTATAAGCGGCACGTGTTCGCCAACGTCAATGTTTAGTTTCATTAGCAAAAATTGTCGCCATCCAAAATAAGAAATTGATATGTGGGGCCAGTAGCAATATTCGCCCGATCGTTCCCATTTACTGTTCCAGTTTTTACAGTTGCTTTTTAAAAATTGGCTAAAATCTACACATTTATCTATTAAATCATAATAACGCACATGTATAAACGGTTTCACCATCAACAAGAAATAATTGCCGCGCACCGACCAAGTGTGCGCATTAAATTTAATGTCGTGCGCGTCGCGACACAAACTTTCCGGTTCCGTGTTTGAGTTACTCATAATTTGAATCAATTTCTGAAAATTCGCCATTGACTGCACCACACGATATTCGCTCGTGACGTCATTTTTTAACACCAAATTTTCCACAGTTTCAAAATCGGTCAAAGCGTCATTGTCTACGCTGTTGCATTCGTGAAAAATGTCCGCAAAAATTTGGTCAACACTAATCGGAGCGGTAGCCATTTTGTGTCTGATGATTTTTTTGATAACACTCCTCTTTTTAAATCCTTATCGAAATGAAGCGACAAAATTGGTTATGGATCACGCTAACACGCTTCACTTTGGCGCGTTTGTCGACGTATATGATTTAAGTTTGCCGCAACACACGGAACGTTTGTTTGTTATCAAACCAGAGAACGTTGTGTTGTACAACGTCAATGGAGCCTTGTTCTACTATTTGGAATCGTCGAGTGTTTTTTGTCCGCGCGAGTTTTCTATTGTACGTTTTACGCGCGACGATATTGACTCGATCAACAATAGCGGTGTATATGCCACTGTGTGTACTAGCGTCAACAGCCAAACTATATTAGAACATTTTTTAACGCTTAAAAACAATATTGCTGATGAACAATTGATTTTGAGCATCGACAACATTAATTATTCAATTTTAGACATAATTAATTTACTCATTTACACGGGGTATGTGGAAATTAAATAAAAATGTCATGTAAAATATGTGTTTTATTTTGCACATTTTATTTTCAAAATATATTACAATAAATTTAACTTTAAAAAATTTATTTAAAAACGTTATCGTAATGTTCGATATTATTCACAATCGTATCGTGATATTGGTTCCAATCAACGCGAGGGTGTGGACATTTTTTGACGTGTACAAAATAATCATACGCATAATTGTTTATTTTCAAATCGTCGACCAAGGTAATAGATTTAATATAGTTAACGCCCAGTTTGCGCAAATGCCACAGCACGATTCGAGGCGATTTAGGCAAACGGTCTCCGTCTTCAACGTCCAAATAAAAAGTTTTCTCTACAAAAACTATATTTTTTTTAACATCCACACTAACATTTGATTGATTTTGACCAGTTTTGTAACCTTTACACAAAACTACATCAAAGTAGTTTTCGAGATTAACGACACGCATCGAATGAGACACGTGTTCTTTATTTCCATACGACCACAGCACCAATACACAACCCATACGTTTTAAATCAAGTAAGCTGTCGTAGATGGCGTCATCTCTGATGCGAACGTGCTCTTCATCCGTTATCAGAGTGCTGTCCAAATCAAACACAATTACGTGTGGAATCTCCCATATGTATGTGTCCAGTTTCAGTTGATAAATTTCTAGATAATTTTGGACGTACCATTCTTTTAGAAAAGCGTACATCGGAATTCGTTCATTGATCACGTAAGTGTGACCGAGTGCGGACGTTTTGTATGCCAGTTTAATGTTTTGTCGAATATCGCGCATATCGTCTGCGCATTTTACTATTTGAACCATATAATAATTACGGTCGACCATTTCCGTTGTGGTGTCAAACGCAAAAACTACAAATTCAAACATTTCCCAATGCTGGAAGAAAAGAAGACGAAGATCAGTGTAGCGGTCGAGCACCAGCATGTGGTTTCGTTGCAGGGGCCGTTTCAAGCGCAAAACGCACCAAGTGGCACATTGCATTCTTTTGATTTGTTTCTTATTTTTAAACAATTTCGTCAAGAAAACGCATACAATAATTTAATTCAATTTTTGGTGCAAAATTATCCGGGCAATGTAAAAAATAAAACATTTAATTTTATTAACACGAATCATTTGTTTCATTCGTTATACGCTTACGTTCCGGCTGTCACTAACGTTGAAAAGGAACGCAAACAAATTAGATTAAGTGAAGAATGTATCGAAAAACTGTTCAAAAGCACGAATAACGATTTTAAATTGTACACAGAATTGTTTGAAATGATTCGCGCTAATCGTTTGCCACAAGAATGCCCGTGTCAATTGTTAATACAGCGGCGAAATGAAATTAAAATGCACGTAAATATGATACACGAAAAAAAATTTGACAATAAACCGCCTAAATTAAAAAAGGAAAATATAGACAATATCATGTACAAATATTCGTTAAACTGGAAAAGTTTACTTTTAAAGAAAAAAGCTATAGAGTCTGTTGCTTATAAAAATTTAAAAAAAAACGAAAATTAAAGAAAAAAACCATTTTAACAGACGATTATTTTTATTTCAAAGGTTGCAACAACTTTAAAAAATTAAATATTATAAATGGCATGTCTCTGTTGTCTGTTTGCCAACACGATTGGGTAACGACGGAAAAGCAACTGCGGGCTGGCGACGAAGCAGTTTCTTTCGTTCGTTATTGCAAAAAATGCGCTCAGCGAACTGTCAATTGACGAGCGCTTATTTATTGCGATTGTTTAATTCAATCAATAGCGTCTTGATGAGTAGCTGTAGGGATTAGACGAACGAGAACGCCTTCGACCGCCGCTTGAGGATCGACGTCTGCCGCCCGATGAACGGCGTCTTCCCGTCGAATTGCGCCTGCCGCGCGGGCGACCCGGCCTACGTCTATAATAGCCGCCTTCGCCGCTGCTCCGCCGTCTGCCGCCGCTTCGTCGTCTACGACCGCCGCCGCTTGAAGATCGTCTATACACCATGTTGTCTGTTTCCTTTATTTAATTCGGTTCAACACCAATTTTTTATTTTATACCTTATTAATATTTTTTACGTTTATTATTAGCATTGTTGTAACCATTTAAATAAATGTTTAACGAATCTGTCAAATCTTCGTTTTTTTGTTTATATCCGCAGTTTTCGCTTAATATTTTGTATTCGTCCATACACTTGAATATGTTGTTATAATTGTTCACTTCGAATCGGCAATTGGTAATGGCATAATTTTCCATGGTGGTGTAAAAAATGCTATTGGCCGCATTATAAAACATGCGCTCAAGACTGAAATCGTGCGTCATGTGGGCTAGTTTATTAATAAAATTTTCATCATCGCAATATGGTATTTGAGTATCACTATTGTCCACATATTGTTGCGGTTCGAGGTTAGCGATTCGAGGCGCGCGATCCAAAATCAAATCTTCGAGTGTTTGCGGTTTTGTGTTGGAAAGCGCATCGTCGGGCACAATTATTACGCGCGCAAAACGAGTCAAAGGATAGTTAATGATTTTGCCAACGTTTGCGCGCAACAGTTTTAAATTTTCATAATCAATGCTGGAACTAGGCAAGTCGAGCAAACTGCGCAACAAATTAGTCATATAATAAATTTGATCAGGCGTAAGAGTAGGCATGCATGTTTCACCAAAATTACTTTCCAAATAGTTATATAACGGTCTATAATTATCGTTGCGAAACAAATACAACAAACAAGATACGATGTCGTGCACTTTAAATTCGGATGCAGTTGTACTGGTAAGCGTGTAATATTGTAACACTTTTCGACACGTCCGACGAAGAGTTGCCAAGTTAAACGTCGAGCCATCGTCGATGTCGGGTATGGCGCTCGTCGTTCTATTGGGAAAAACGTTTACGATGCCACGAGACGGTGGCGATGAATTAACGACAATAGCTGAACGGTCAACGACGCTGTGGTCGGCTGTTAGATGTTCGCTGGCAAGCGCCGCGTTATCGTTACGAGATCGATTCGCTGCCAATTGAGCTACGGTGGTGAGAAACTCGGTAAATTCGGTGAGCGACAAGGTTAACGTGTCTGCCGAAGCGGGTAGCAAATAAAACAATTTTGGCCAAATGTCCATTTGCATTTGAGGATCGATTTTATCGCGCAGTATCACCATTTCGTTGAACAGGTCAATAGCACTCATTATGACGATTGATACTTAATTGAAATAAGTTTTCTTCTATAGCATAAAAGGTTTATTAAACAACAATTTGTAATGTGTCGTCATAAATGTTGCTCAAAAATCGTAAAATGTTGGTGGCGCGCATAGTGTTTAACCGTATGTTTTCCGTGTCATCTTCAATATCTTTTAAAATTTGTTTTGCCACTGCCGAACCAGGACTGAGTATTTTAAAACTGTTCACTTTGTTGACACTCTGATCACGCATTATTACCGACGCCACAGTGTTGTCGCTATCGTTTAAAGCATTGATCAAGACGGCCGGATTGATACTGTTGTCGACGGGCGGAGGATCGAAACGTTTGTTACGTTTTTGCGGGCGAATTGAAGCAGTATCAATTAAATTGCCGCTACTAGACATTATTGTTCAACAACACGGAAAAATCGTCCAGTAAATTATGTTTAGCGATTAGTTGTCTTATATGTTTTTCCGTGACAATGTATTGAGGCACGACCAAGTCTTGTTTGATGGCGGCCAATTTAGCAATAAAAGACTCAAATTGTTCATTCGTATACTCTGGCAAAATAAAATGACATACGTTGCGCAGTTCCAATTCAAAAGCGCTCATTTCACCGAGCGCGTTAAATTTGTATATTTTTGTGGGCGGTGCTGATACCAATTTGCCGATGGCGCTTTCAATGTATAACCGTAAATAAAAACCGGTAAAAATTACGGCGGCAATTTTGTTAATTTTTGTGTGTTTAATTTTGGTTTTTTGAGCTAATTGCAAAATGAAATTCTTAAACGGTACAAACAAAAGGCTGTCTCCCGTGTTTTTATTACGTAACATGCACAATAAGTATTCGAGCTGATCAGCGCTTATGCCGGCTGTTACTCGACGACATTCGTTTAGCAGCGGTTGCACGCTTTTGTAGTTAAGGTACATAGACGCTTTGTCGTCGAGAAGGTTTTGGAAAAAAATTGCAAACGAATTAGTGATTAGGTCGTCGGCGGTGAACAATCCGTTTGTTTGGTAATCGGTTTTAATCAGGACGTACACGAAAATGGGCAAACCAAACATGGGACGCAAAAAAATGTCCCAACCTGTTTGAATTCCTTCGTCAAACAAACTAATACTTTGTGCCAAGTAACGCGTTTTACACGCAATACAATCAATCAAATTAGGTCGACACAAGTCACATTGATCAAAAATGGCGGACACATTTGGTGTTTTAATAGGTTTGAAGTATTTTTCCAAATATTGCATAATCTTGCGAAAATTTGGCACTTGTGTCATAAATTCATGTTTTAAAAACACGGTAAATAATTGTTTAATTTCGTTGTTTTCGTGTTTATTTTCAAAGTTACGTTTGACCACGTCCACACATTTATTAAATTCATTAAAAAACGTCAAGCCTTTAATTTTAACATTTTTACTCTGGTCATAATATTTGGAAAATAAGAAAACCAACGAATCAATTTCGCACACGTTCAATTGCGCGCTAAATTTTACATTTTTGTAGTCGGTCTCGTGTTTCACAAATTTGAGCGTGTACTCAACAACAACTTCGGTCGCCATATTATATGTAAATGTGACGCGATTTATTTTTAAACATTCCTTATATTTAAAAAGAACATTGTGTCATGAACATTTTAAACTATGAAAACATTGACACGCCGTTTGTTTGTAAACCGATGACGGGCGATGGCAATTGCGTGTTTCGTTCCCTATCCGAATTGGTATATGGCAATCAGGACAACCATTTGTTAGTGAGAAACAACGTAGTCAACTACATAATCGCCAATTGGGCGCAATACAAAAATTATTTCGCTTACGACGGCAACAACGTAGTAAACGAAACTACTTTTAAACGGCAATACAGCCAAAAAATGTCGACACCGGGCGTGTTTGCCACTTCCATTGAAATAATGGCCGCCGCCGACCTTTACAAAATTTACATAGTGGTGTTTAAAGATAACCGTGTTAACATGACGCTGGGTAACAGACTCAATCCCGTCAAATATTTGCGTTTTACTGGCGATTTGGAAAGCGGACATGTAGACGTGTACGAACCCGTGATCAGCATTGAAACTTGCAAATTAAACTCGACCAGAATCAAATACAATTATGTTAGATTTTTGCTGCGTCAATTGAATAGCGTAAAGGATCGCGAACATGAAAAATTGATTGACATCGAGAATTCGGTGAAAAAAGCAAGCAATTCTACAAACGAAATAATTGCAAAAGATCACGTGTACACAAACGCTATCAACGTTTTACAAAACATTTATAACGCCTATTATCCAAACACACCGTTGGCTGACATGCTCGTTGATCAACCCGATTCTGTTGACCATTCTAACATCGACAGTATAACGTTGAGTTCCAAAACAACGGATGATAGTACAAATATCGAACGATCGGTAGCAACTATTCCGACTTTGCCGTCGTCCATTAACGTCGATTCAATTTTAACAAACCAAATTGATACGGCACAACAACTATTGACCGTCGAAACACTAAACGACAAATCCTATCAACGGCCGACTTCACCAACCTCCGTTGTTCCCGTGTCTTTTGCTAGAATATATGTAAACGTGCGATCGAACACTATTGAAGAAATAATTATATCGTTGAATGTAATCAAAGATTTATCTATTAGTTCGTTTACTAAAACGGCTTTAAATAAGTTTGCAGAAAGTCTAAAATACGAAAATGAAACAATTTTACAAGTCGATGTAGAGGACGTGTTTCGTGTCAATTTTTTGCGCGATTTCATTTCGAAATACGGTAACGTAGGCCGCTACATTAACTTAACTGGCGCAATAGGCAAAACGTTGAACGAAAAAATAGCATTTTTGCTTAGCAGTGTCGATAGCCAAACGATCATCGAAAACCAACCGGCGTCAGTAACTCAAGCGCTTCGACAGCTCATAAACAAATTAAACGATATATTGCCCTATGATTTAGTGTTGCGCATCTACGAAGAAGACTATTACTTTATGGACAATGAAATGGTGAAAAGTATTCTCGACGCTTATAGCAAAATCGTTCCTATCCAGCTAGTAAACAAAAACGTCACAATAATATCTCGAGAACCCAAGTTGCAACCATTATTGAAATCGACTTTAGACCTAATCGAAACACCGTCGTTGGAATCCGATTTTTCCGATGCCAATTTACAAGAATATTTTGAAGATGAACCATTTAGCGAACACATTAGTTATATTGACAAAGACAATAGTCGCCCTATGATTGAAACGGTCAAACAGAAACTACTCGATCGCGTCAGATCTAAACAGCAAAGACGCAAAAAGCAACGAACTTTGCCGCGACAATTTGCAGAACGCTCTCGACACGACGTCACAAATGATTTAAAAATTGATGCAAACGTTTCGCCGACAATCACCGTGACCACTCGACCAATTATTATTCCCGAACCAAAATCAATGCCCGCCTATTTTGCCAAAATTATTGCAAACGTGTCGCCCATTTTAGAAAACTCGTTGCTGACGTGTCCCACTAACGGTCTCAATTCATATCCTAAATTTTGCAATTATGCGCGTTCTTTGAACACGATTCGTGCCATGAATTTGAGTGCACTAAACGTTAATAAAATATATTTTTATGAAATGCTAAAACCGCTGGCATATTACGGCGATAACGAATTATATGAAACAAAAGTGATTTACTTTGTGTTTGAAGCATATCTGTATTATACAACATGCGCGGCTAATTATTATTTAATATGTCAAAACTTTGCGAATGACACAAATCGCGATAGAATTTGTTTGTTCATGATTAACTACAATTTTTTGTGGCATTATAGACAATTTATAAGTAAACTGCCCGCATCCGCATTAACAGCTTTTCAAAACGTTAAAATTTTGAACAATATTTATATATACACAACGCGTGTTCAAGCCGAGTTTAATAAGTTGCCTCTCGAGTTTCCCGCACTCGACGATCAAATGTCAATTACTTGTCCCACAGTAGTTGAATTAATGATGGGTTTAGACTAGATATGGTCTACATTATTTTAGTAACTTTTGTATTTATCGTAGCCGTGATCGGTTTATTCACACTCCGCATAAATCGCAACCAACTTGCTCGTCTTGTTTATTACCAATATAATTATATACCGGAACATTTAGTAAGCTTGGTTAAAGTTCACAATTTAAAACCAAGGAATGGCGTGTTCGAGTAACATTAAAGTGTGCATTAGCACTCGATTTTTCCAATTTCCGCACGAATATGTGACACCGCAAAACGATGTCGGTAACCAACCGGTGAACAACTTGATCGTATACGTGCCGACCGATGAAGACGTTCAGTATGTGGACCGTAAGAAATTGTCCGCTTTTGCATCTGTGCGCGTGTTGCGTCACGAAAACACAAACCACAGCGAGAATCGATTGGCCAGAAAAAATCCTACCTCCACAATTGTGTATTGGAACCCTATTGTGCCTGTAGACGAAATTGGCGTCGGCCAAACGTGCGTTTTTAGCGTGCTACTCACAAACGATTTGTTTACATGCAACACCATGATTATTGATCAAAATAATCCATTGTGTCCGATTGAATTTCGAAACAAAATAAACTACAAAAAATATTTGCCCATCGAGGGCGAAAATCCGTTGTTTCAATTACACAAACTGTTAAATGACAACATCAACGATTTTATCATTTGCTTTAAACTAGAAACGCCTACAATGGTTAAAATATTGAATATTAAAAAGATTTTGTGTATTTTCGAATACAGGAACGTGGCAGCGCGCTACGCAATTTATTTGTCCGACGATGAAGTAGATAGTATATTTAACAAACTGATGTGGGAACGAGTGCGTCGATTAATGAAGGGCGACGTGCACAACAAATGTGGTCACATCAACAGGCGCAGTTTGCAATACATGAAAATGGCTATGGATTTGTTGGGCATCGACAATAATACCAAAGTTGTGGTAAATTTCATTTTGCAATTCCAGCCGCTTATTATGATTCACCAATTGGTGCCCGATGTTATTGTCAAATTAAACACGCTCGAAAAACAAAAACGCGTGCGTTTGTATTGTAAACTTGACAGTTTTGCCATCACTTCATTTGGAGTGGTGCCCCTCAACATGCCCGATGACAATCCCTACAAGTTTGATTACTCCGACGTGAACACAAACGAATACATGTTTAAAGTGCTCAACAATGTAGTGGAGAATTCAAAAGAACGCCACCAAAGTAATGAATCGGTGGGGTCCTTAAATCATAATGATATTAAAGTGTTTACTTCAAGGTACAATTACTTTTTTTAAGGATGAATAATAAGCATAAGACGCAGTAGTGCCACATCAAAATTGATTTGACAAAATTACACGTCTAATTTGTTAATATGAGACAAACAAATATAGACACTTCAATTATTGATTACGACCAACTGCAACAGTTGGTGAGCCGAAATCAAGTGTTTTTGCGTGATTTTTTACTTGTTCTGTGTGCCATTATTATTTTTGTAATTTTAATTGTGTTTATATTATTCGTATTGGCTATCGGTAGAAATGTTGAAACAGAAGAGCTTAAAAAGTTAAAGCTACAACATCAGTATTTAGCCAATTTAGACTATAGAAATATATAAAATATTTTTAAAAAAAATTCGTGTCAATAAATAAAACAAGCTATAATAAATTGAATATTTTATTTCGCATTTGTTCAATTGTCAAACATTCATCCGTCGACACGTGGACCTGTTAAACATTTTCAAATTGATTTTCACACAATCATAACGAATGCTGCTGCTGTTGCTGTTATTTTGCTCGTCGGTTTGTAAAATTTAATTAGTCATTTAAATTTAAATAAGATACAATCAATAATGAGGCATCAAAGCCTTTACGCGCTTTATATAATAAAAACGGCCAGTCGGCAATACTACACGGGCATAAGTAAAAACATATCGCAGCGTTTTCGACAACACCAATCGGGTCGCGGAGCCAAATTCCTTCGTAGCAAAACGGATTTGCAACTGGTTTATTGTTCGCAAAATATTTTATGCTTGGGTTGTGCGCTGCGAGTCGAGCGTCGTCTTAAAAAGCGTCCGATCAGTTTTAAATTAAAATTGATTGACCGGCTGATAAACTTGGAGCAATTAATTTCGTTTGATTGTGAACGTAATTTATGTAGAAAATAGAATAAAAAGGTTTTATTGTTCGATATGTTATTTGCATGAATTTTATTAAAATCAAAAATGAAATTATTTTTAATGTTCAATTATTTTTTTTAATGACAAATTTAGACATTAGATTGATTATTTTAGTGGACAATATTTAGTGTTTTAAAGATAGTGTTTTAAAGATAGTGTTTTAAAGATAGCGCACGCGTTATCTAAAAAATCAAAACATATAAAATGTTGAAAATCGATCATAATTTAGTATGCAGTGAAATTTATTATTTAAATCATGTCATATCTGTTGGCCGTTGGCGGAGTGGCGGGCACCACAAAGACAACCATTTTGTCTAAATTAAAAGATAACGTTGACAATATTATAGTGCACTTGGTCGATTACAAAGAGTTGCATGACCGATTCCAATTTGATCGAAACGCCGGCGAGCTGTTGTATGTGTCGTATCGCATGAACATGGACATGGTGCATGCAAACGATTACGATCACGTTCATGTGTTCGATCGTCATCCGCTTGAATCGCTTGTCTATCATTCCATTTATCGTCAATTGGATGACGAAACTGCCATGTCTACTTTTAAATCAAGTTACAGCATGGGATTGCACGAAGCTTGGCAATCGCTAATTTTAACACCCGAAGAAGGCACGGACAAAATTATTGAAAATCAAATGAAAATACGCAACAACGGTATAGATACGTATTCTGCCGAATATGTGCGACTGCAACGACGTAGGTTTGACGCGTGGCGCGTTGCGATCGGGTGCGAAATGTTTGTGATCGATTGGCGCGAGAACATGGATGCGCAACAAACGCGTCTTGTGGAAACGATTCGAACTAAAATCTACAAATGGCAATTTCAAAACGACGGATTGATTACATATGCTCACCGATTGCCTTTGCTCAAAAATAAAATTGCCGCTTTTGATTTAGACGGCACTTTAATAGTGTCTAAAAACGAAGGAACTTGGCGTTTAAAATATACCGACATTCGAAGCAAATTTATCGAGTTATTGAAAAAGCATTACACTGTTGTAATCATGGCAAATCGAATTAATTTGGACGAAACGAATATAAACATATGCAAAAATACCATCGAGGGCGTTTGTAAAACTATTAATTTACCAGTGCACGTGTTGATTGCCACTAAAACTAACAATTATCGTCGACCCAATACTGGCATGTTTGAGCAGTATTTAATGAAAAAACAACCGTTGATTGATCTCGACGCCTCTTTTTATTGTGGTGACAATTTTTATGGTAACAATAAAATAGATTCGCAATTTGCTGCCAATTGTGGTATCAAATTTTATTATGATTATGATTTTTTTAATACAAAATAAAATTTGTAACTATTTATTGTAATAAATATATTTGTATATATTAAATATTTTTCATTTGTTTTTATTTAAATATTTTATATTTGTATATAAATTAAAAATTCATTTAATAATATTTTATTTTATTTATAATAAACACATTAAATACGTATTACAAACAAAATGCGTAAATTCAATATCGTTACAAGTCGATTTCCATGTTGACGTCGATTTCCTTGCCGGCGCAAACAAGACGTAAATTTTGAATAGTGTCTTCGCGCTGAGGTTTTGATGTCGCTTTCAAATAGTACATTTTAGTCAAAGAGTCAAGTTTCGCCAATTTAAGTACTCGCAAAGTGTTGGGACACCACCCGTTGTAATGAAAATATGGTTTTTTATTAGCAGTATTAGCCCATAATAGTTCTTTGTATGAATAAAAATAATTTTTGCTGATAAAATATTCTAATTTACAAATAGTCTCGTGACAAACTGGCACCATATCTAAATTTTCAAGATCAAAATCTTTGACAAATTTAAAATAAACCATTTCGTACAGCGATAACATATTGCATTGGGTAAATTTGTGTAACAGATTGCTAAACAATAAATCTAAACGATAGTTGAAATTATGATTATTGTTCACATAGTTTATTGAAAATAAACGCAAATAGCGACATAATAGACTTGGATTACCAAGCAACGGGCGCACGTTCGACTTAAAATTAGATGTTATACAATAAAAAATGTTTGAAATGTATTTAGGCAACCGACTGCGCTGTTTTGCTGTTATTACACTCAACATGTATTTGTTACAATTAAGCCAATTTTCGTGATAAGTCGGATTATCGGTGTGACGCAGCAACAAACTGTCGATGGTGTTTATGAACATACACATGTAGTCGCGCACGTTAGACATTGGCACGCGTTTCCACATTCGCTTGACTATGTATTCAATGGCGACACCCGCGTATTTAGACACAGTAAACGTGTCCCATTCGGAACGAGGCACAATCAAATGTTTAATCCACAGATAGAACCCGTCGTCCCAAGCGGAAACACGAGTCAGAGAAGTCATCAAAGATATAATCAAATGAATTTTGTTTTTGCCTCGATATCGATTAGGCAAACATTGATCCAGGAAGTCGTTCACCACCATAACCGCTTTCCATTTAGTGTCGACAACACGACTGCTCTTCCACGCGTGCCAATTGTTCGGGCGGCGTGTATAGTTAACGTTCAAAGTGCGGCACCACGGACGTTTTTTTGTTTCCGGCAACACAAATGCTTCGCTGTAAAACAAAAAAGGTTTCCTGGCCGACACGCGTTGGCTCCGACGACAAAAATCCATGATGATTCGTGTTTGAGTGCTCGAATCAAATTGACCGGTCGTTTACGAAACACCTTTTATATATGCGGCGACGGTGACGCATGCGCGTTTTAGAATTGTAACATCGCGATAACAACAGCTGTGTACAGCTGTATTTTATAACGCAAAAAGGGGTGTAACAATTTTTGCGTGGGAACGCTTTGTTCGTTTTTGTTTAAAATTATTTTTTACAACGGTCGTTTGAAATAGATTGGATGGCGAGGACACTGTCGACGACGGTGCTATAATTGCCGGCGGCCCTTGTGTAACAAAGGGGCTTTTGTTCGTATAACTATACAAATCAATGGTTTCTATAAAAATTTTGGTTGCAATTTCTTTAGCAAAACTAATTAAATGGTGTTCTTCATTGCGCGGATTATCCAACCGATCTAAACATTCGTTATAATGCTGCAACAGGGCTCGTGGGGAACTTTTCAGATCGGGATTTATGCCATCTAACCGTTTTAGCGCAACTTCCAAGACTGATTTATAGTTGACAAAATAGGTTTTGCTTTTGTTTAACGCCAACTTAAACACAATCAACATTATACGTCTGTGAAAATCTTTGCTTTCAATAGAGTCATCCACGAATTTGGTTTGTGAAAATAATCGTTTTATGTAGTCGTAATTTTTGTTAGTAGGATTTTTAAAGTATTCGTCTCGGGCTTGTTTCACCACAACCAGATGGTCGTCGGGCAAAAGGCCTTCGGATTCTATGAGAGCACTACATTTGTCTGCAATTAATTGTCTTACAAAGACATCAATATTAATCGCGTCCATGTCGAGAATACGCAACTTACTTTATATATTGAAACATTTATTTACAAAAATTGATAACGTATTTTTTATTTTAAATTTTTTTCGGCATTTAAATTATATTTGTATTTTATCAATCGATCGTAAAGTTTGCCGACGGTATTGATTTTAGCGCGTTTCATTGTTTCTATTGCGTTAGAAATTTCCACATAATGTTTTCGGCTGTTATATTTTATTGCCATTTCATATTCCATTACCATCATTAATTCAACTAAAAATTGATATGGTCGGTTTCGAGGCACACCATACGGACCGACATGCACTACAATGGGTTCGTTGCTGTCACGATCGCGATTCGGATAGACCGACAGTCCGGACGCAAACCGATTCAATTCGCGTTGCAAAAAATTTTTGTCGGAAAAGTCGCGTGCATTTACGTCAAATTTAATTTCGTTTGAACATACCGCCAAAAAGTTGTTAGTATATTTGGCTTCGGTCAACAACAAATTCGATTCGTACGCTAAACCATTGTCCGCATAACGTACCGTATTTATTTTCAACAAATCGCTGATGTGGAGCGATTCCTCGCCGCACAACGCAGTACGAAAATAATTAGAAACAGCGTACAATTCGGGATACTCGAGAAAATGAACCGCTTTCATGTTAATTGTTTTGTCGAGAGTGCCTTGGCCCAGAGCGTTGTCTGCGTACATTACGATCAAATCGTATTGATATGGCGTCACCTCGACTCGTTCGTTTTCTGTCATTGTGATTAAATCAAAACGGATGGGCCGTTTGCTAGCGCTTACATCTAGAGCGTTTGTCGTGTTTAGCGAAACGCTAACGAATTCAACATTGTTGTTTTCGCGCATTTGTTGGCACATAGTGTTAATGTATTCCAAAAGACATAACAATTTCACTTTTAAAATAGAATCTTTGATGGCATGCGTTTTAATTTGTATAAAATCAAGCGCGTCGCTATTGTTTAGAAACAGAGCTTTGGCCACAATACTGGCACATTCAAAACGCGACAATGTGAACTCTTCGACATGTTTAATATCCGGATTGTCCATTTCGAACAGTTTGTTTAATTCCAAAATGTATTTAAAATCTTTCAAATAATTTAAATCAAACTGATTTCCATATTTAACAATCATTTCGTAAATATTTTGATAATTTAACATGTTGGACATTTTCTTTTCATCTTCGTACTTTGCAAATTGATCGAAATGTAACGTGACTGTATCGATCATTTGTTCGTCGCTAATAGAAGCAGAGGTGACAATTGGTGATTGCGTCTTTGGCAAAACATTTTTAATAGATTGAGTGTACACGTTGTCCGCATAATCAATTTGTTTTAACGATTCGTCGGGCACGTCGTATTGCATAGCAGTTATTAGGGGTTCATCATTTATTCGTTCCATAAGCATAATCGAATTGTTTAAGATCAACATGTCAGATTTGTAGATACTGTTAAGGTTGTTGCGAAAAAAATCGTTAGAAAGTGTGTTAAATTTGATACGCAACTCAAAATAGTCTTGACGCAATTGTTTTAAGGCGGCTATGAAACTGTCAACATCGTTTGTATCGTTTGTTAAAAATATAGATTGGTATGCCGTTAGTTTATTTTGTATGGAATACAATTCGTTTACATAAAACGATTCGTTCATAGTTACAAATAAATAAAAACACAACTTATTGTGATAATTTTTATTGTCAAAAAAAAATATTATTTACTACACCAATTTCTACATTTGAGTCAAAATACAATTTAAATTGTTCATAATGTTTTTTAATTCGATAAAATCGACTATGTCGTCGGTCATTTCGTGTAAATAATATTTTTGATATAAAATTTTAAGATACCGAGACAAGCGGTTATCGTTTGTAAAAGCGCCTCCATTGCTCGCCACAAAATCGTCACAATCTCGGCGCCGGTCTAAGCACATTGAACGTAAACGATCGTTTTTAATGTACATACATTTTACAAATTTCCACACAATTCGTTTTAAATGGACGACAATCGCATTGAATAGGTGACGTGGTAGATGGGCTTCGATCAATTCCAAACAACAATGGCCGTTTGGTTCTGTGTTCAAAATTTCTTCAAATCTGCTAGTGTCATAACATCGGGACGCAAGAAACGTGCACGCAAACCGCAGCGCCGAATGTGTGAAATCGCCTTTGTCACTTTTTTCAATTATATTATTTGAGATTTTCACGTTTACATTATTATTTTGCCACATTGTAAATTTTTTTGTAAAGAGCAGCTCGGGAAGCGGGAATGCACACCGGCACGCTGCGAGCTAATGCCGTCTGATTAAAAACCATACGAATATAACCGTCAGCGCAACGACAATCGTCGACACTGAATTGGCGAGTCGTTAAGTTCACATTCAAATGACCACCCAAATCGCACAAGTACGGTCGAGGCTCGCCCAAATCGTCAAATAAATCTCGATACAGGCTTATGCACAACTGGTCTACTACAAATTCGCTGGCCACAAACACGTTTATTAAACCTTTATCGGAATCACATTCAAATTTATCAGGTCGTGTGCCAGCAATTTGGGGATTTCGTTGAGAACAAAATCCTTTTTCGCATACCATCACGCCTGCGGCATTTTGGACGACACAATTATCTGTGCATTGACGATCGGTGACACATGGCAGTTTAGTGTGTCCACAATCGACAATACCGTTTTGATCGAATAAAAATTGCATTGGGTTACGAGAGTTGTTTTCTGAGTCTTGTTTATCGACCCGTATTAACCGTGTAATGCTGTTAATTAATACATTATACAATATTATTAGAACTATTAAAAATAATAAAAATCCAACATAATAACTGTTAAAATGCATTTTATTTTTCTTAAAATATAAAACAAACAAATTACGTAGAATCAGTATATAACATTACACATCCAGTATCGATTTTTCGTTTGTAAACGTCGTTGCAAAACTCGAAACAATCCTTGCAGTCGCTCACATTGCTTATCGTTCGAGTGGGTTTGTTGCATCGGCAACACGTGTACGATTCCATGTCGGTCATCTGAATAGTCTGAATAGGCCGTAGCTTGTGTTTGAAAATTATATCGATCATCACAGGTTCGGATTGAGCGCATTCGACACATTTGTATTGGGTGTCCGACGAAAAATTAATAATGCGAACGCACCGTACGATTTCGCACACGTACAATTGATTAAAATTAATTTCGTTGTTCATATTATAATATGTGAGCGCGAGCAAACAGTTCAATGATTGTGGTGAAAAAGCGTACATCGCTTCTTTTTATATAAGCGATCGACCGCGTCATCGACCGATTTATGTGTGTGTGTGTGCGTGTGAAACTGATTCGATAAAACTAAAATAATATGGAAGCTTTATGTGTTATCAGTGGCGACATATCGGGCGAGATTACTTTTTATCAGCAAACGCCTCAACATCCTACTGTGATTGAGGGCTACATTTTAAATCTTCCGCGCGGTTTGCATGGTTTTCATGTGCACGAATATGGCGACACGAGTAACGGATGCACGTCGGCGGGCGAACATTTCAATCCCACGGGCATGGATCACGGCGCGCCCGACGCTTTAATGAAACATGTTGGTGATTTGGGAAATGTTGAAGCGAAAGTGTCTAACGCTCTCACGCCTGTAAAAATAATTAGCGCTTCTATCACACTACACGGTCCGTTAAGTGTTTTGGGCCGTAGTTTGGTTGTGCACACTGATCGGGACGATCTCGGCCTCACCGATCACCCGCTAAGCAAAACGACTGGCAATTCGGGCGGACGATTGGGCTGCGGAGTTATAGGAGTCAAAAATCCTACAACTAACGTCACTTGGCATCAACACAAATTGCTTTAAAGTCGTTTTTATTTAATAAGCGTTCTGTGTTCGTGTTCTACCAAAATGTACATAGAAGATTATTCAAAAATGACGGAAGAAGCAAACAGACTGGCTTCATTTACAAACTGGCCCGTGGTGTTTTTAACGCCGCAGCAGATGGCAAAAAACGGTTTTTACTATATTGGTGTGCACGACGAAGTGCGTTGCGCATTTTGTAAAGTAGAATTTAGGAAATGGATGGAAGGCGACAATCCGGCCGATCACCATCGAAAATGGGCGCCACAATGTCCTTTTTTAAATAATAAAATCGACGCCGGCCAAGATGTATGCGGTACGCGAGAAGTTATTTTTGCCCCTTCCCCGGCGCATCCGCAATACGCGACAAAAACGGCTCGGTTGCGCACTTTTGAACGCAACTGGCCTTGCGCTTTGAAACAAAAACCTGAGCAGTTGGCGGATGCCGGTTTTTTTTACACGGGCCAAGGCGACAAGACGATTTGTTTCTTTTGCAACGGGGGCCTTAAGGATTGGGAAGATGGCGATGAACCTTGGGAACAACATGCGCGCTGGTTTGATAATTGCATCTATGTTCAACTAGTAAAAGGACGCGATTACGTGCAAAATGTTATTTCGAACGCTTGCGTTATACCCGCAGCTAAAAAGCAAATGCCCAAATCGGACGCTACGCTTGTGTCGCATGCCGTTGTTGAGGTTGAAAACAAGCGCGAACTTGAAGATTCTAAAGCATGCCGAATTTGTTTCGAAGAAGAACGAAACGTGTGCTTTGTGCCGTGCGGGCACGTGGCAACGTGTGGTAAATGCGCAGTGGCACTACAAAACTGTCCTACGTGTCGTGTCAAAATCAATAATGCTGTTCGCATGTATCAAGTGTAACATTTTGAGAAATTTATAAATAAAATACACATCTACAATTTAATGATTTTTATTTATTTTCTTTTGAAATTAATGTCTTTATAATTTGTCTTTCCATCATGGATGATTACACCGCTTCGATAAGCTGGTCTCGAGTTAAGTTTTCCAACAGTGTGATTTTGTTGTGTCTGGCCTTGTATTTGTCTTTGGGAAGATTTTCTTTCACTTTGTTAAACACGTTCATCGCGTTGGGTACATAGTCGAATTTGTACACCACATTGTTGTCGCCCAAGCGCTTAAGACTACGGTTTGAAGCTGCGTTTTTGTGTGCGCAAAAACGCGTATTCTTTGTTTCTCAACGCGCGAACCGCTAACAAATGGAACAATTGCGGATCGGACGATTTGGCTATCACGTCCTGAGCGATGTCGGCCATACGATTTGCTAATTGGGCGGTTTTTTTGCGAGCTTCGTTAATTATATCAAACGCTTGTAACAATCCTTTGTTTGCCACGATGAGATTGCTATTTGCTTCACTCAATTTTTCGTTTGATTGTGTTAAGGCCACTGTGGGTTCGTTAATTTTGCAATCTTTTTCAACTATAGCCATTTTGAATTTAAATAAATCCTTCATCCAAGGTGCTTCGACTTTGTCGTTAGTAGCCACATGCACTGCGTTCATCCCTGTCGCAATCTTGACAAAGCTTTTTCATTATCACAGTTTACCGTGTAGGTATCCACTTGCTTATCGCCAAATTGAATTTTTGACAACGACATTTTTTTGGTAAATTATTCAAACGAAAAACAACGTTTTATCGTTCGACGGCTGGGCGGTCGACAATTTATTAGCGTCAGCGCTGAAAACTTGATTTCTTTTGACCGTAATTATTGAAACGTTTTGATTGGTTGTCATACAAATAAAATAAACTTTTACTGAGGCAAGCAATAGTTGAATACGGGCGAACAAGCGCCGCTGCAACATTCATCGCTGTGAACGCAAACGGCTCCGGTTTCGGCGCAAGCCGCTGCGACGTATTGCACATTGAGCGCAACAAACATCGCAATACCAAAAAGTACAGTTTTGATATGCATAGTAAATTGCACGATAATTTTATATATCTTATTTCTATTATTAATACAATGAATTTGACCGCTTTTGTGTTACACGTTTCCAACGATCTAGATTTGAGTCAACAATTAATATATGAAAAATACTTGTGTCGGTTTGATGTGATTGATGCGATCATGTGCCCGGGCACCGGAGAATGTTTGGCCGTGTGCGTTGGTACATTTAATGCGATCACCAAATTACCGGTGCCGTATGAACAATTTTTAATTAGTGATCACAATGATAAAATGTGTGAGTTGAACGTAATTAAATTGGATTTATATGAAAATGTCATTAAACTGTTAGACAATATTTACAATGTAGTTGAAAGGTATAACAATTTTATACGCAATTTTGAATTGTAACAATAAATATTTATAAAAATTTACTAAACGTTTATTTTAATTTTCCTAAAATTTCTGGAGTTAGAATAGCGAGTATTTGCTCTACCGTGGTCAAAATGGTTTCAAGTTGGGTGCTCACGTTACCCAAATCGAGACTGTTCACTGCTTGTAATAGATTATTAAGAGTGGCGTTAATGTTGGTCACGCTGGAAGTAAGGTTGTTTAGTATTGAATTTATGTTTGTCAATTCGTTGCGCACGCTTTCCTGCAGTTGATTGAGCGCCCGGTTTACGGCGGCTAACAACGTTTCTAACTTGTCGTCAAACTGAGCCAAAAGTGCTTTTACATCGGTGGAAATGCTGCCCAGTTGAGTATCGAGTTGGTCAATTAGTTGCGTGAGCTGTCCGGCAATTGTCACGTTCTGCAGTTTAATTGAATTAAGAATATTGGTCATTTCGAGGTGTTGATTTGAGTTATTAATGCACAATTGGCCAAGTCCGCTAATGATTAAATCGTTTTGTTTTGCAATTCGGTCTAAAGTGTCGTGATGGTCGTGATGGTGGTGAGGCGGTGGAGGTGGTCTGCTACAATCGGGTTCTGGTAAAGGCACACATCCGCCGCTGCCACCGTTGTTGTTAGTTCCGTCGCAAGCTTCGCGATACACTTCGGCTATAAACAAAGTGCACAAGTAGTCGGCCTGATTTGAATTTACTCGGTTACACAAATTGCCCAGGCCATATATATCTACAAACAATCGACTCGCCTCAAGACGGCAAGTGTTAGGTACATTCGTTGAGTTCCATCTAAAATCGTTCCAACATTTTTTATGTCTCAACGGAATCGATTGTAACACGGATAAAGGCAAACGTAGAACGCATAACACGTCGTCGGCGCTCACCCATAACACACAGGTTTGATCCAAAAACGCCGTGACCGGCAACTCTTGAATTTTTTTAGTTAACACAGTAAACGACATTATATTGTAGCCGATTTGTAGATTTTTTATAGTTTACTTACCTCCTTTGTCATTATATAAAATCAAAAAAAAATAAATTATCCATTCCAACAACATCTGTTATTGACGTATTATAAGACGATTAAAGTGTATCAAATATGCACGAATATACCAGTACGTATAAATTGCTAAGGGAATTGGTGAGCATAAAACGAGCTCAATGGCTGTTTCTAATTTCGTTTGTAACGAGTATTGTTACCCTGGTGGGTTTGTTTTGCTATACCGCTTCGATAGCCAACATTCAAATAAATGCAATTAGTGAATCAGTAGCAGCGCAATTTCACAGTCGAAATGTTTTAATGGAAAAAATATTAACGGCAGTGCAAACAAACGGCGAATCGGAATTTTATTATTCTTTGGCGACGCGCCAACAAAACATAATGCTGAAAATAAATACATTTTCCGCTTCAAAGATTGATGGATACAACAACGTTTCAATTAATGTGCCTGCAAGCGACAACTTCGCTCGTTATTTGCAAGGCTCGACTCATGCGACGCCAATCATCAATAATGTATTTTTGTTTGCGGGCAGTCACGGTCTCGGAAAATCACACGCAGCCCAGCAGCTCGGCTTCGTATTAAGTCGTTTCGTGCACGCCGCCGTCGTAATTTCTGTACCGCTGAGTGCGACCAACGATCTTTTTCTAAACGACGTAGGAGCCATCATCGAAATCGTGGAACGTACATTCGCCCACGATTGTTACGTCATTTGGGTGTTTGACGAACTTGACACGTATTTATCGCAAAGACGACTTGAATATCGCGATAAAACTCTTACCCAGTTCGCCGAATACACGGGTTTTGTGGCTAACCGGCGACGCGTGTTGGTGTTTACCATGAACAATTACGAAATTCTAGGACATGATTATTGGAGCGATCGCAACCTAATCGAAACGGATCCAAAGCATTATACACACTTGAACAGTTTTAATAAAGCGTTACAGTACACTCGATTAAGTCAGACGCAATTTCTACAAGAAGGTCAGCTCAGCCGTCTGTATTCATTTGTAGGTAATAAAGCATTCGAGTTTAAACCCTTTGATTTGAAAGTGGCAATAACGTTTGCCGAAAATTATTTGAGAAATTTCAATATTCCGTGGTCTAATAACATTCGCTCCAAATTGTTTGCGAATGACGACAAACACTTTACTGTGAGAGCTCTCAAAATTGCTATGGACGATATAATCAACGCCAGAAATATATCTAATAATAATGATAGTAATAATAAATTTGTATTGTAAAAAGGTTGTTATTTAGTAAGTGTTGACGATTTTGAAAGTTTATAAAGCAGCTAAAAAAATTGCAACGTTGTTATTTTAAATCTTTAGTATGGCGCGTCGAAACCGACTTTGGAAAAAAATTACAATGAATTTTGGACCGAATTCATTAAAAACGCAATACGTACAAGCAATTTTTAATGTTTTAGAACACATGTCAACGGAGACTTTAAAAAATGTGTTGGATTTGTACCCAGCGGATATGCTCACAGCCGAAGAAATGAGTCGTGTTTTCGATTTGTTCAATTACAAAGTGCCGGAACGATTGTTAAACGCATTCGTGGATGGCGTAAATTGGAAGCGTGTGTGTTGTGTCCAACCTATCGTGTTCAACGTTAGCCAAGTTGACGACGAGTTTATGATGAAATTGTCAAAAATGTGTGAAAATATTCAGCGGCCGCTTTACTCGGAAAGTTTTTTGTTGTATCACGCAAATCGATTAGACTACAAACAATTGTCGAAACACACGTTTGTGTCTGAGTTGGTGTTAAATGGCGCGCATCCGGATCAATGGGATTGGCGTTTTTTAAATTTGAACAAACATTTAAGTACAGAATTTGTGCTACGTCACGCAAAGCGATTTAATTGGACCGTTTTCACCGCGACTTTGTTTAATTCCGAGCGTAATTGGAATACAATCGATTCGTTAATTCATTTGATAAACTGGGACGTGGCTACTAAATGCTGCTCCCAAAATAATTTACACACAATTCGTTATTTCGATCAATTGAATATAAAACTTTATTACGCTACTGTGAGCTATTGCTCCACGCATGACGATAATGAAGATCAATTGTTAAACATGATCGTAAGCGGTGTAAACGCGGGCAAGTTTGCTGGACCCAATAACGAAACCATTAACGGATGGCAAACAATTAGCGCATGGGAAAAAACACCTTGGTGGTTTTTATTAAAACACGCTGCTAAAATAGATTGGAGTCTCGTGTGTTACAAGAACATTATGTGTTTAGATAAAATTGAATCGTACATTGACTGGAACAAACTAATGTCGGACCTAATACAAGTTCGTTGGAATGACGAACGATTTTTGCTTCGGCATATCGATAACGGACATATTAGCTGGGAACAGGTGTCGACTTGTTTAAATTTAAACGAGTATATCATGTCAAAATACGTAGATCATTTAGTGTGGGATAAATTGCCGCGCGATCGACGTTTTACTTCTTTGTTTTTACAGCGCCATCGTTATTTATCCAAGGCCTACAATTTAAAAAAATATTTAACACCTGCACCCGACACGTTTTATGACACGAGTCGCGTAGACGATTTCAAATGGGTGTGCAATTTTGCTAAAAATAAATTCCCTCGTTGCAATATTGAACAGGCGTTAAAAAATATAAATTGCACAGAGACTTTGTTAATATTTATTGAATCGTTTATTTATAAAAATGAACGCGGTGATATTTGTTTTGCTTTTCCTCGCGTAGATTCTTCTCAGTTTACTGAAAGTGAAAGAAAACGGGTCAACCAACATTTTATTTATATGTCTATTAAATCGCGCAGGTCCGAAAAAGCGTACGTTAAACTGGTCAAAAAATTGCCAACTCTAAAGTATGTTAAAATGTTTTTTACCGATTACGCTTGGCTCGATTTGAGCACGTTCGTTATTGAATTAGAAGAATTGTTGTAGTAAATACGAAATAAATGTTTTAAAGTAATCTTGTTTTTTTTAACTTGAGGGTATATTTCTTCTGATATTATAGTTGATGCGATTTCTAGTTTCCATGTAGAATCTATAGGTCGGTTCGTCAATTCCGTTGCCCGACAACGGAAATGAACCTGGCAAAATGAACGAATACGCGTTGTCTGTGTTTTGTGTAAAAGTTGTGCCCGGACACAAAGGCATTAGTTGGCTATACCGATTAATAGGCATGTCAAGATTAATGCATTCGACACGAAAACGATGCGACATTTGGTCGCGATCAAAACCGTCCACAATAGAAGCACACATGCTGGTGCGGTCGTTGGGAACTATGTGTGTTAAGCGCGTTATGTTAACGTCGCCGCATTCGCACTCACCCGTTTCAAAATTAGGCCGTACATCGGGGTGCACAAAATTTACATTGGTGCATACATTGGGCAAACACTCGATCGGGTTGAGCGGATTGACAAACATGCGATTGTTGTGGTCATCGAGTGCATTGCATCTCATTTCGAAACGTCTGCTTCCGTCCGGCATTAACTCGTCCCAATCGGTGCGAAACGTGTTTCTCGCCACATTTACTTCCGTGCCCAGCAATCGATCGAATAGCACATTGCGGTCACTCTGGCCGGGGGCGATTCGATTAAAATGCTGACGACCTGCAATTTGAATCATGTTCTGTGCGCCTGCAAAATACCGCGGATCTTCCGCAATACACGTCCACTGATTTAGACTGTGCACAATTACGCTCGTTTCTCGATTGCAGTTGCGCGGTACGCTATTGGTAGTGCAATAGCCGCCGCGTACAAGCATCTGCCCGTTTACCACAAACTTGTCGTGCTCGCCGACAAAAAAGTACACGGCGGACGAATTGTCACACAAAACGGTACAATCGAAATTGGGCGTGTGATGCGCGCCCACATAGATAGGCACCGACATGCATTTTAGTTCGCCTTCGTTCATCGTGCCCAGTTCTGTGTTAAAATTAATGTTGGGCAACACGTGTAACGGTACGTATTGCCTTCGTCGCAACACGTTTTCCATATAATCGATTCGGTTGTCGACATTGTCATTGTACTCCAATTGCGCTTTTCGAATTTGATTGTATGCATCGTACATAGGTTTGTACAAAATGAAAATAAAAACAAAAACGACAATTATAATCAGTAAATAGAACATGACGTGTCACTTATTTGTGCGTATTGACGAGTATATAAACCAATTGTGACCGAATCATTGATCAGTATTCACAATGCAAATCGGCGCGTACATTATCGAAGTCAGTACGGTTGATTTTGGTTCAATCAAAGAAATGGAAGATTTATTGAAAGAAAATTTTTGTGTAATATTTTTTGCTCATACTAACACAAAATCATTTGCAGTATGCGAAGATATTATGTATACCAACAACGGTCTGATCACGTATCGAAACTTTGAAAATTATACACATGACAATGAATCCAGTGTAATCGTTATAAAAAAAACGGATTCGTTAGAAAACATTCAAAATTTAGTCGAAGATGTATATAATGAGTTGCCCAATTATGACAATGTTGTAATGGAATGGTACCAGATGTAATTTAATAAACAGTTTGTGTAAAAAGTGGTTTTATTTATAATTTGCAATTTTTTCCATAATACAATAATGTTTAATCAAAATAGTTTTCAAATAAAACACCTCGTCAAGAAGCATGCATTTAGGTCTTTTTCTATACGCATTACGTTTGTTAATAAACTGCGCCAACACTTTAGTAAATTGTTTAGCGTTTTTCACTATTATAGACATCATCATGCTATTATTTAATGTATCGATTTTAAAATGATCAACAAAACATCGATAATCACCCTGTTTGTAAAGTTTTTCAACTGTATCGTTGCTCAATTGCAACTCGCCTAAATTGTTAACAAAATCGATGCGGTCTTTTTCGTTAACGAGCTTGTCTAGATAATATAATTGCTCCTCCATACCAAACAAATGGGCAGACATGGCGTACAATTCGTTGGCGCAGTTAAAATATTTGGCACTTTTAATGCCTCCGCAGCTGAAAAATTTTTCTTGCTTGGCTTCATATTCGATTCTATAATTGTCAAGTTTTTTTCGCAGTTCAACATTCATTGTAAAATCGTTTGTTTAGTTCACATTGCCTTATATTAATAAAAAGGTACTTGTAAAAAAAATAATGCATGTGTACAATATAAAAAAATATTTATTTTCAATAGTTACACAACGGATTGGATCCTTTACAATCATTAGTCTTATTACACAAATTATCATTTTTCATGTTAACACAATTAGGCGGTTTGTATAAATTTTTGTTAATAAGTGCGTGAAATTCGCGCACGCATTTGTCGTCGTGATCGTACAACACTTGCATGGCGACAAACAAGCAATTCTTGTTACATTTGGTGCAGGTTAACAAATTGGCCACATAGCAATTTAGCACGAAACGTTTTCGGTAACGGCCGCCACGCGGCGATATTGATATTAAATTCAACAAATTGTTTATACATTCGGGCAATTTAAGCGAACTGCGCAATAAGGCAATCACGTCTTTTTTATTAGTAAACGCTTTTTTAAAACACACATTGCGACAATTTTTCTTTCTGGTTAACACAGCGGCGGATTGCGTTTCATTGCGTTCGAGTGTATTTCTCATTAAATGAAACAAGCGTAAACCGGGAATTAACACACTTTGACCGTCGTCTGTGAATTGCGTATAACACGTCAAATCAAAATCAAAATTTTCAATTGGGACAATGTAAAATCGCTGCTTATCGATTTGTTTATTAGACAGTGACGGTTTCCACTCCAATGGGGGTGAAAGAGTTTCGACTTCTTGCAGCATTTTGACGAGCAGCAGTGATCGCAAGCGCCGGTGATGTCAGACTGAAATTGAGCGGGTCAGAAGTTTTATGTAAAGCACCGTTGTTGTTGATAGACGACGGTGACGCATGAATGCGGGAACATAAATTGTTATCGGTGCCAACTGCTTGTGAACAAACTTCATGCAGCTGTGAGCGCAATCGTTGCAAATCGCTGCGTATAGCGCCATGTTCGCGCACTAGTCTGTCGACTGTGGAATTGGTGTTATATATTTTACTGTTGTCGACTCGATACATACCGAAAAAAGAAAAAAGAGTATAAAATTAATTTCAAAAACACAAACGTACTTATTAGCCTATCGTAGTATTGATAATTACACTATATAATTAAGATTGTATTTAACAATACATTATTAGTTTGTCATGAACCCCGCCGAAAAAGAAAATTTGCAATTACATTTTCAATATGACAACGAGTCTATAGAAGTGGTGATAATTGAAAACGGAGACGACGATCGCGACGGATATGTGGAATTGACATCGGCGGTTAATTTGCTCGCACCTCTTGTCACGATACGCGGTTTCAATAAAGCCGTATTGTGGACCAATGTATTACCTTTCCACAAATTAACTAAAAATAACAAAAATTATGTGCACGTATTTGCCCTTTGCAAATATTTGTCCATGTACAATTTGTCCAACGATCGGCATCCGCCTCAATTTTTCGTACTCAAACGTCTCATCAGCGATTTAATCATCGGCGCGCAAAGTCAAGTAATCGACCCTATTAACGATATTAAAACACAATTATGTTCTTTGCAAGAATGCATAACGAACAATAGTAATGGAGCCATAATGCAAAACATGCAACAAGTGTACCAACCGACCACTACCAACATTGGAAATGCCGGCGATTGGACGGAATCTTTGCGCGAAATTTTGCGACACGAAAACGCATCTTTTTTCACCAATATATCATCCGCTTTGGAAAATATCAAATCATTGCAACTTGATCTAACCAACAAGTTGGCTTTCAGCAATGACACCATGTTGGATAGTTTCAAATCCATCAAAGATATAATCATTCGAAAGAAATAATCATTTATAAAAATTATTATTATTATGATCAATTTGTTTCACACATTGAATTTGTAAAATTTTAAATAATTGAATTGTATTCAAATTGCTCAAGGTAATCAATATTTTACAACTTTTTTTGAATCGATGATTCAAGCACTTTAATCAAATCGTCAAGAAGATATTGATCGACGATCTGGTTTTGCGGTGTGTCAATTTCTAGACGCTGGCATATTTCGGTGAGGCGATCCGAAATGCGAATCGGTACAGATTTATCGGCTGCCCACAAAGTAAACGAACCCGACATATAATCGTCAACTAAGTCGCCGATCAGTTTTATTAACGTGTCGGCAAATTTTTTATAATCATTATATGTATATTGATCTCGATTTTTTACCATACCTTTTATAAATTTAATAATTTCTTGCACAGACGCATAGTAATCTAAATAACTAGCCTCCAAAACGTCAATTTCGCGTTTGACACACACATCGTTGTTGTTAAAATGCATAATAATTTGTTTTTGATTTAATACTTATTTTATATATATATATATATATAAAAATAATGTTTTTCTAATATAAGGGTTAGATGCAAACGACACAATGAATTATTCGGCGGTGGCGCTAATTTTGCTCGTGGCGTACATGTGGCACGCGGGATCATTGATGCGCGAAATATACGCCATCAAAGAGCTATTGGTGGCTATTTACGAAATGATTGAAAATAAATTTTATTCGCTGAGCGAAGATTTGGCCAGTTTTAAAAATCAAAGCGTCGTAATGCTAGAACTGCTACATAATAACACAAGACACACTATTGATTTAGTGGTGAACAATAGTCAAAAACTTGACATGGTCAACACAAAAATCGATGTAATCCTGAATCGACCGCAAATATAACAATCAAATATAACAATCAAATAAAACCAATTTCGTGTATTTACATTTTATTTATCAAATAATATCAAACACATACAAAAATATTTTATTTTATCTAATATTAATGTACCGTTTTTTAACCAATTCGTGGAGACACAACCGATATTCGACGCAAAATTTTAATCGATGCGTATCCATTTTAATAATCAGATCAATATCAGAATTGTTTTGTGGTAACATGTTAATAATAAACATGTTGTTAGCACGTAATAATTGAATCAAAAACTCATCGCGCCATTTTAATTGTACCCAATCATAGCAATAGATCAAAGCATTTTCAAAAACACATCTATGGTCAGGATCATTTTCTGACCTAACGCTGTATTCGTGCACAATTTTTATTATATCTGAATTTTTGTTCAAAATTGTCCGAATCATGTCAACGCGATCACGATATCGACACCAATCACAAACATGTGTCAGCAGCAGGTGCAACATAGAATTATTTGTTGTATCGTTCGACGTACGTCGAAAACAAAACGAAAAATAATCTAAAAAAGACTTGAGCTTGTTCATCATTAAAATGTGGCCAAACGTTTGAATGTTTTCTTTTTATACAGTCTATTACAATAAAGTAATCAAAGTTTTGATAACCAATGACCTTTTTAATTATTACAACTTTGTCGCTAAGCGACTATATCATCTTATCATTGCCGTATATTTTAAAAATATATTTAAACCATCAATTGTTGCTTTACTTTTAGATTAAAACTGAAAATCAATATAAAATATTTAAAGCATATTTAAACGGAAAACCAAAATCAAATATTTAGAGTTGCTTTACTTTTAGATTTAAATTAAACTGAAAACCAAAATTAAATATTTAAACTTCTCGATTGTTGCTTTACTTTTAAATTTAAACTGAAAGCCAAAATCAAATATTTAAACTTCTAAACCGAAAGCCAGTATCAAATATTTAGACTTCTCGATTGTTGCTTTACTTTTAGATTTAAACTGAAAGTCAGTATCAAATATTTAGACTTCTCGATTGTTGCTTTACTTTTAGATTTAAACTGAAAGCCAGTATCAAATATTTTGAGATTATCATGCGATGATTTCAATGTGTAATTTATTTTTATTGTACTAAAAAACGTTTAATCAAATTAAGATTTAAAAACATGTCTTTGATGTTTCTAACACTCACGCTAATTTTGTTTATTATAGTGTATCTTATTATAAATTTCGGGCAAGTTTTGAATTTAAACGATGTTCCAATAACAGTGCCGTTAATGAGATTCGACAATGTCGACGTGGCTCTAATTGAACCACCCGCCGAAATCACAATCGAAGGCAACACGCGCGAATGTCACAAAACTCTCACACCGTGCGTCACGCACATGGACTGTGACCAGTGTCGCGAAGGCCTCGCCAATTGTCAATATTTTCACGACAAGACAATTTTGACCATGCGCGACGCCAACGGGTACGAAACCGAGCACATTATTGAACCCGGCGAATCATATTGCATGGCACTTGACAGGGAACGAGCACGATTTTGTAATCCTAATACAGGCGTTTGGGTGTTGGCCGAAAGTGCAATTGGCTTTTCGTTATTGTGTAGCTGCTTAACACCCGGTTTAGTGACACAATTAAACATGTACGAAGATTGTAACGTGGCGGTCGGTTGCCAACCCAATGGTCGCATTGTAGATTTGAACGAGCATCCGCTTCGATGCGAATGCGATAGCGGCTACACTCCCGATTACGATACATCCACCGAAACTCCATTTTGTCGACCGTTGACCGTACGTGACATGATATATGACGAAAATTTTTTTCCACGCGCGCCGTGTCAAAACGGTTTTGTGCAAATTGATCATCCTGCTCTTGATTCCATTTATCGCCAAGAATTGCGTTTGCCCGACATTTGTGTCGTCGATCCGTGTTCCGTGGATCCCATAAGCGGACAACGCACCAGCGGTCGACTTGCGTATTATCGTGACGCGACCGGAACGGTCGAGTTTAAATATTGCATTTGCTGGACGAACGACAATTTATTTTCCGTGTACAGTCCAACCGAATCGATGATAGGCAACTCTACCGCGAATGTTTCTAATGCTTGTATACAACCGTTCAACACTAGCATTTTTAACCTGGCACGAATAGATTACAAATGGTTCTGGGGACAAACCGATCAAACTCGATCGGACGACGAAATAGTGGCGGCAGTTAATGCCAATCAGCTAAGCCACGATCGATATCGACGCATAGCTTATTCGTATTTAACTGTGTACCCAAACATGTCATCAATGATCGGTTTGCTGTTAGTTAGATTTAGCCTCGCTTACAGTCCAGCCAATTTGGCAGGAAAAATTTTAGACAACGAAAACATGTTTCAGCGATACCGTTTTATCGCGGCGCGCACATCCGCTCCTTGTTTATATCCGGGCGCAGGACGGTGCATTGTAGCTAATTATGACGATTGTATTCGTCGACATGCCGGCGGCCAAGTGTGGACCGCGGAAACGTTCACCGGCAGCTGGTGCATACTGAGTCGAGAAAACGAAGAATTGCGCATCTGGAGTCCTGCAACTCGCTATCCAACAGGCCAATATCCTTTAGCACTACGTATTAACGCATTGTTTAGCGTTATTTACAATAGTCGCAATTTTTCTACCGTGCAAATTGTGGAGGGCGGGCAAGCCACCTCTGGTGTTAACGTCGATAATTTGGCAACGTTGCTTAACACGTACCAAAATTATTCTGTTTAAACGTATAATTACACATAAATAAAACAGTTTCACATGATTGTAATTTTATTATTGCGTTTTATGATTGAATAATTAATACAAAAATTTATAAAATGATACAAACATATATTACGACCAACGATTTTATTTACTTACATTGAATTATAGTTATACAATTTTATAGCAAATCATTGTAATATTCATGATGAGATCATAAAACAATTTCATCACATGAAATCATAAAATGATTTCATCCTATTAAATTGTACAATGATGTCATAAAATTTTGAAAAAACATTTTGTTAATGTCGACCGGTGTTTTCTTTATTGTAACCAATTGTTTTAAATTTGTCATCTTTTCGGTTCGATTGAATTTCGGTGCAAAATAGTCTTCGAGTATTCACAATGTCCTCGTAAGTTGCGCGTGGCAAATTTTTATCGTGCAGAGTGGTCGGTTTACATGGCTTCCGTTGGTTGTTGTAAAAATTGCATAAATACGAATCCATCGCACTTGTGATGTATGTCACAATTTTTTTGGTTTTAATATTTTTTGTCGGACATTTGTTATTATAGCAAACCGTTATCTATTCAAAGTGATAAAATGACTGACATAAAAATTAAACTGTATACAAAAGTAATAATTATAGATAACATATTAATCTGAGTATGCTTTATCTAAAATTAAACACATTATATAAGATTTAGTTTCATATAAAATGGAAACCGTTGCCGATTTGGTTCAAGAATCAATTTATTTGGCAGAACAATTTGCCACAGTTAAATTGTATAGCCGCGCAACGGCTAGTTTTAAATTAGCTATGTATTTTTTAAAAAATGTTGAATCTGATACTAAAAGTGATTTGATTTTATATTGTGAGAATCGAATCGACGCATTGCAACACGAAAAAACAACTAACAAATGCAAATTGAAAAAAGTTGTCAAAGTAAAATAAAATTTAATTTAATTTTATTTTATTACATCAATGTACATTACCTACACAAATAGTATACATTAAACATTCAATAAAAACCAATTAAACTATGTTTTAACAAAATTACAATTCTGAAACGTAAATGTATTTACTTGTATAAATGTAGAATTCGGATTTACTGATATATTTTTTGTTTTACTCAACAGTTCTGCGATCAATTTATCAGTTTGAGATTCGTCATTTGCCGGCGCTTTCAACGCAACATTGCTTTTTTCTTCCGTACTTTTTTCGTTCTTCATGACCATAACTTCGACTTCAGGATCCGTGTCTACCGAATACAAATTTTTATTGAGAGCTGCCGAAATGTAAACCGTAGTCGGTTTAGCTGTTATTTCATTACTGAACAGAGCCAATTCGTCGCTTTTGTAATCGACATCCATAAATTCGTCGTATAACTCCACCTCCGCTGTGCTCATTGGCTCCGGAATATCATTGGTAATTTCTATGCTGCTTCGGCGTTTCTTTACTTCCGATTGACAGTTGTTTTTCGGTTTGAAACTCAACTTGGTGGTAAATGTAACAACCGGATTACACATGTCCAACGGATCGACCGCGTCCCACTTGTAAAGCGTTACCGACGTTTGTGCGGTAAACTTTCCTATGTTTTCATGTTCGGGCAACACAACTTTGCGCGTTTTGCCTTCTAAATTAATGGCTAAATACATGCGACGTTTGCCCGTTTTTCGATAGTAGTAAGAATAGTGAATGTCGTCAGGCATGGATTCCGTCCATAGACATTCTTTGTTCGGTATTAAGGCCGAGTAAATGTATCCGCAATCGTTGATGCACATAAATCGACAACTGTATACGTTTCTGATGACAATTTCCGTTTTAAATGCAAATCGTTGCCACACGCTTTCGACGTCTGATACTTCTGTCGCGTTGATAACTTTGTCCTTGTTTATTTTTAACAGTTTTTTGTTAATAAAAAATTGTACTTTTGATTGGGTTCCTATACTCGTATCATAAATTGAAGCGCCCTCGGCCAATATTATCACTGATAATAATATTAATAACATGATATGTTTCATGTTTACGACAAATTTGTTAGATGGTGAACCGGTTCGTGTGGTCGATACCAAGCTACTGAACCTTGTTGCGATCATTTTCGTTTTATATACGAACGCAACCAAGGTTAATTGTGATCAATGTGCGCATAAACTTGCGCATGAGCATATGAAAAATTTTTGCGTCAATTGCAAACAATTATAAATAGCGTACTGAGCTAAAATTATTTACATTTAAAATTGAACGGAAGCGGCAATTAACGCGCGTGTAAAATGAATTATTCGCCGGTATGGGGAGCCAAAACGGTCGATCGATTTGTCGTTTTCTTTTATTTAAACGACCGGCGCATGTCCATTAAAATAATGATTTTGTTAAGAATATTGGGCGCTTTGTTGGCGTTTGGATCTTCGTCGCTGACGTTTCTAATAGCCGTCGATCGACGCGAATATTTTACTTATTATTCGCATTGGTGCATGATAATGGCGATCGGCATGTTTGCGTTCGGCATTTATTCTTCGGTAGCCGCGCACAAGCAAGATCGCATGATGCGACTTGCCACAACCGACGCTATTTTTGCATCAAACGACACTGAGTGTGATGATTGTCTAGAATTATCTACGGCGACGGTGTTATTAAATTGGTATCACTACGTTCAGTGGAGTTTAAACAATTTAGCAATTTCATCGAATTTGGTTACGAGCATTGTTTATTTTATGATGTTAAACAACAGTTCGACACTGCGCGACAAAAATTTTACGACAATTGTAATTACGTCAGCGGCACACATTATAAATTCGTTGGCCGTGATTGGTGAATTGATTATGGGCGCAGTGCCCGTTCGACTGTCTGATATTTACCAGCCGTTAGCGTTTACAATTTTGTACGGTATCTTTTATTTGGCTTACAAAAGTATCACAGGCCGAGAAATTTATTCTTTTATCACCAGCGCCGACGAAATGGTTTTTCTGGCAACTGTTATGATTTTACTACAAATTGTCATATATTGTTTAACATATTGTTTCGATTTTATTAAATGTAGATGTAAAAAATTTATTGTACAATTAAAATAGTATCAAATAAAACAATTTTATATATATTATAGTGTTTTATTTTATAGAATTAACAATACTATTATAATTACATTTTGAATCGTGTTCAACATCAATTCCATTTTTTACTAGTACATTACAACAAAAGGTGACAAGATTTTGTTGCGCCGTATCAAAAAAAACACCTTGATCGGCAAGTCGTGGGTCCAAATGGCGGTCGAGCAACGACATTGTCCGTTTACTGTGATCAAAATAATTCGGGTTGCGTACGGTAGCGATTAGTTGATTTTTTTGGACAATGCACGAATGTAATTCGAGTAATGCGGCGCACCCGATTTCCGTGTTAAATTTCGTAAAACAGTAGACACATTCAATTTCGCCATACATATAATAAAAACCGCGCTCTGCCAGTTTTGTTACTTCTTTTTCAGTGTACATATGGTTTTGGTTAACGAACGAAACGCGTCTGTTGTGCAATGTAGAGAACTTTTTGCGCGCCTTGAATCGCTGCACATATCCTGTATAAACTTTTTTTTCGTTCTCGTGTTCTTGTCGCGTAAATTGCTCGTCTCGCTCGACCACTTGAATTACATGCGAATCTTTGAATTTCACTAAGTATACACAAATTGGCGCATCGAGCACATAAATTTGTCGTTGCATTTGACGATAATGCGCGTCCGTTTTCTCAACAGCAAATACGGGTTCGCCAATGCGATTAACCGAAAGCGCAGTGTGTTTAACACGATACCGTTGTTTGCGCACGTTCATCGAATTTCGCATTTCGTCGACGGTTGTTTCCTTGTACGACAGAGGACATTTTATTTCCAGCGGCACCAATATGTTTTCGCGCGTAACAAAATAGGCATCGGGCGATGCAGAAAAAAGTCCCAATGGTGTGAAAAACAAGCCGCAGTCGAGAACACTTTCAACAATTTGCGTGTTTAACTTGTATTCGATGGCTTTACGCACACTATCCATAATTGCGTTGTTTCCTTTCACCACTTTTTCGTTGACGATGCCAAACGACATGGCGGCGGTTTCAAGCAAAGATTGTTGATTGTTCGATTTGGACGCCGTTTGACGGTCGAGACGCAGCGTTCGCCACAACAAATTTTCGTGTTGTCCGCGGGTGAGGCGTTCGATTCGCAAAATCTCATCGCGATCTAGCCGCGACGGAGTTTCGCCCAACCGTGCAACATATTCTCTATATGAATATTTTTCGCAAATTTGTTTTTGCTCTTTTGTTAAACCGTCCATTTTTCAGTTTTATTTAAACAACAATGAATATAATATTTATAATTTTATCGAAACATTTAAATTAAAAAGCATATTTAAAATGACACAATATTGTTTCCAACACTTTGAAAAATATTTCACATCCCAACGATGATATGGAAAATTTACTTGATGCGTAATATCCTTAATGTTATTACAAAAGCGTTTGTTAAAATATAATTGGATTATTAACCGGGCGCCGAGAAAAGGGCCGAGTTTCTCTAGTATGTGTTTCACATCTTTAATAGTATAATTGCAAGTTTTCATATGTTCATATGCAATCGCGCGACGTTTTTCTTTGACTTCATCTTGAACCATTTTGTTTCGCAACATTTCAATCAATTTGACGAGACGTTTAATTCGAATGTCGATTTTGTCCCATGAAAAATAAAAAATATTAAATAGTACACATTCTAATTGTTCAATTACGACATTTTCCATATCGTCGACGATAGCTTTTGTGTTGAACATTTCAAGGTATACATAATTGCGATTATCGGCCGGTTTTGTTTGCAAACTTAAATCAAGAAAATAAAAATCAAACGGGAAAAACTCAAGTCGCCGGCACGTAGAGTCACGATACAGCCACATAGAATGGGTACTTTTCGCCAATACGTTAAACGAGTACCTCACCAAAATGCTGTCGTCGACACGCGACATGGTCATTTTGATTGGCATGGCATTGTTTACCGTCAAATACACGTTGTGTGGTGTAGAAAACTGAACCGCTTCATTCGTATACGACTTGAACATGATAATGTTTTTTGGATCAACGGTATAATATGTTTGCGTAAACATGGTCAAATCCGTCGTATCGCATACGTTTTGAATTTGATGAAGTAAAGAGCCGCGGCGTACTCGTTCTTCTACAGCATTCTTTAACTCTAATATAGGAACTGTGTCCAAGTTATCGTCGTCAAGCCACACTTTGATGTCGACATCGTTAAGTCGGGAATAAGAATTTGTCAAATGCGCCTCAATCGCCGCGCCGCCTTTTAATACACACAAATGTCGTTGTCCCACAGTGTTTAACACATCTTGATATATACCGGCATAAAACGCATGATCCAATTGCGATAATACGTGTTTCCCAATCGCATCGTTGACGTTTTTTTTCGAAATGTAAGGTATATTTTTTGCGTTAAACAATTGAGCACGCAACGCGTCCATTATGCGATCCAAACCGAACAACACCGTTCAACTTATTCATACCAAGTTTGCCACTAACGTTATTACTTTTTTGCCAACATTAAAAAATCTTATTGGCAACGTAAACGCATCCAATTCGGGCGGACAACAGTTGTTTTACACACTGTGTTACAAATTCGTCGCCAGCAATCTGCTTTCTAACAATTCCACACTTAACACTCTTCAAACTGTGCTAGATGGAATAATTGAACTGGAACGTATGGTGTTTAGTAAAAGTAGAATGTTAAATTTTATTTTACAATTTCTTATCACACACAGCGATGGCACTAATTTGCAATGTCTTTTCAACATACAATTGTTAGATTATTTTCTTAACAAGTACAATCTATAACAAATTAATCAAAATATCAAAGTTCAATTTTTGATTTGTTATTACAATTTAGTCGTAGTCAGTTTCGGTGTCGGTATTGGATTCACTATAACCGTCGCTGCTCGACGTAGATTCTAGCGATTGTCGTTTAGTCCATTTTCCCGATCGTGTTTGTTGATAATAACGCCTTACCACGCCCCAGGCGACTCGTGACGGATTTTCGTATTTACCATGGGCGCTATTATACACATGCATGTACATTCGTTGCGCTTTTGGAGGCAAAGCGTCGCGCACTTTTTTAGGTAGGTCACGCACACTGTTGTATGGCATGACTGTGTTATATTATAATTAATATACTATATTTAAATTGTATATTAAAATTAAGTGTACGCAAATGTAATAAAAAACATGTAAAATTTAATTATTTATTATTTAAATAATAATATACAATAATATACCTAATCTTACATTTGTCACATTGACAAAACAATTCACTTTAATATGGGTTGTTGCGAAATGACGCCGCAAATCTAATAATCCGAGTCAAAGTTGTTTACTGAGTTCTCTAACTAAATCCCAATTCTCCGAAGGCCAAAATGTTTACGCCATATTTTACCAACATTCTATTTTGCCGACATTAATATTGTATTTCATTAGTCACATTTCACGCAGGCAAAAGTTAAATGAAAATTTAAAACATGTATTAAAACTTTTTAATAAACACTTTTGAATCTTCTTCATCTTCGACGTGATAGCCGACCGATGGATATTTATCGCTGGACTGGGTGCGTTTTTTGTCGACAAATTGCATCCGATTGTTGACTCGAACAACCGTGCTGTCATCGCGTTTGCAGCACGAACACAATTCGCTGCATAGTCCGGGACATAGACATCGATATACTCGGAACACAATTAGACACATAATTAGTAAAACTATCGTAGCAATAATGCTTTCAGCTACATGACATTTGATTCCGAAAAAACTAACAAACCAACAAAACCAGCCTTCATCAGTGTTGCTTGCTTGTTCTATGTCTGTTCCCTTGAACATAGTATTATTTTCCATGCGTTTGCGCAAATCAATTAAACGTTCGGTCATGCCATTCAAATTTTTATGATCCAAATTGGAGTTAGAAAGAAACGATTGCACTTCAAAATTATCTAAATCCTGAAGAGTTGAGCTGAGATTGAATGATGTTGACACGGGCAAAGTAAAAACGGAGATCTGATTTGTTTTCAATTGCATTAGCGACAATGAGACTCGATGCGTAGTTAGTTTGCAGTTATATGGTACATCGTGCCCGGTCAGAATGCCCACGCCCGCATTTAAACTCAATTGACCAATTACCGCGTCCGAATCGCAATCGAACACGAGTCGCACATTTTCCTGAAGTACGTACAGCCATTGATTGTAATATGCAATCGGATAAAAAATTTCCGTGTCAAATTTGCCAATGCGCACATCGCAATACTTAGCCAAATCGTTGACGCCGCCACCGCTTTCTATGTCGAGCAAAATTTTTATGTCACATAAAACGGCCTTATCCGAATCGTGCGATATACGCGGCTTATAACACAGCAAATTGTTGCCGTTTGTTTTAAACAGTTTTGTTTCTTCATCGTCTAGCCGCACGTAATTGCGGCGGTCGGCAGAAAGGGCCAAATATTTGCTATCTGGCACAATTATGGCACACTTGCCGTTATTGCAAAACGGTATTGGCACCACTTGATATAAATTATAATTTTCCTGACCAATTAACGGTATTTCGAGGATAAAAAGCAATTTACGTTCTTTTGTAATAAACACGTGAATTTTCAATATGTCGTTGTTTAGCAAACTGTGCATATTTTTCAGTTTTAACTCTACAGGCCATTTCATTTTTGCCGGAAGATGAGTGCTAACGTTAATCATTTCTTGAAGCAATCGTTTTGGCGTCATGATCATATCGTTAATTTTGTTGTTGAGCGCGTCGTCCACAGCTCGATCAAGGCGCGTGTACAAATTTTCAATTTCGTAAAGCTGCGTTTGAAATAGGTTTAATTTGGCATCTAAGTACACGCACAAATCGGTTTTATGTTGCTCCACACAATTCAAGTGTTCCACATAACTAGCCAAGGTAATCATTTCATCCGTCAATCTTTTCACTTGATTGTTGAGAGAATTTTCGCCGTTGGCCACTTTGTGTAACAAATTGGCGTCATTATGATCCATCATGCCGAACAAAAATTTGTACATCGTGCCCATACCATTTATCAGACCTCGTTTGCGCCTGTTCTTTAAATTTTTATTAGTTAATGTCAATGCGGGATGGTCAGCGTATTCGCCCGATTTTGGAATTTTCGAATCTAAATCATTGTGTTTTTTTACCAACGCCACAATTTGTTGTAAAACAAACGTATTCAATTCTGTTTGAACAATTTTTTTTGAGCTGCAATTGCCCACTGTCTCTTCGCTTTTGTCTATGAAATCTATAAACGCATACGTTTCATTGTATAGCATGTCAAGATTCATATATATCGGTTTGTGATCCATTTCAATAACAAAGGTCCATATTCCTTCAACAAATTGCATTTTGTTCACCGGTTGATAATAAAACCCCGATGTGTGCGGCAGCGTTTTCACGGTGACTAATTGATGCGGATCGATAATGGTGTCGCCAAAAACACACACTGCCGCCGCCAGTGACCATAATAGTAAACGTTTAAAATACATTGGGCAAGCAGCGAAGACTGTTCAACATGTACTGATCCGGATTGCGGCAAGTTTCGCTTATTTATACCCAGAATCGGTTTACGTAGTACTATGAATTAATTAGTATACACTAAGTGGTCTGTTGTCGCGGTTCAGTCTTATCAAAATGTAAATTTGTTATGAAAATAAAATTAACCTAATAAATATTAAACCGCAACGTTTGCAAGTGTATGCCAGTATTTAAACATTATAAATTAAACGAGCGAGCTTTATGTAAACATTATTTAACATGATGCGGCTATGTATTGTATCAATGATCTTGTTGACGTTTTGCGAATCAAATTGTGTCATTTGGAATTTTGATGAAATTAACGAGCTTATCGATAATGTGTGCGTGCCAAATCGATTTAACGATATGGCCAAATGCGGCGGTGTCAGTATCATGGAGGGTTTTGAAAAGCAAACGTTTGATTTTCGACGTATCGACGATATTGAAACGTACGGCGCTTGGTTGCGGTTGTTGAACAACTTGCAATATTTTCGACCTAGTAATGCTCGTCGAATGTTAAAATTGATTGCGGACAAAAATTGCGAATGGACAATGGCTAACGGCGGACGCGGCAAAAGCGCCATCACTGCGGATATGCAAATGAAAGCATCTGAGGTTTTTCGTTGGACGGCCGACACTTGGATGCGATTTCATGTGAAAAACGATTATGATGCATTTGAAGAAACGTTGGCATCGTTTGTCAACTTTTTTAATACCGTACCCATTTGGGCGGGTGCGGATTTTGTTTATTTTTTCAAAGTGATCATGTCTGCGTACGAACATGTGAGAAAAACTTATCTTTTGCACACTATGCATATTGATCGAATTGCTAAAGAAACTATTGAAATGATTCTGGAATATCCATTAATGACCAGTTCCCCTGACGAAGTAAAACGATTGTTTTACATGTATTATGTTAGCAAATTACCCAAATTGGCAGATTACATATTTTTTAAAGGATTGTACATTACAGTGGAAAAACGTTTGATTATGCCATATAACAACAGTTTCACGGTGGGTAAATTTAATTACATAGTTTTTCATAATGTGTTAGATGAAAAAAAAATTAACGCGATGCGCGTCGAAACCGATTACGTATACGAAACGGTGACAAAATTTTTTGAACACACCAATGTCGTTTACAATTACAATACAACAGACGTAGACGTGTTTGTACACGAAAATAAACGAATGTACGAATTAACAGGCCCAATGTGGTCAATTCAAACAAACAACGGCGGTTATACGCACATTAGTCACGACAATGGCCGTATAGAAAGTCATGTGTACTACGAAGGCGATTTATTGCCGCGTAACTATGGCCACGAATTGGTGCACACGCTCATGTACGTATTGAAAGCGGTAAGAAGATCGCCCCTGTGGTTCAGCGAAGGCATTGCCAATCGATTGGGCAATCGAGCGTGCTATGGATATGATCATGACAGCCTGAAACGCTACCGTAACGCGACTATCGAGCAAATTATTCAGTCGCACTACGGCGATTATTTGCTTTACGGAATGGGAAGCGCCCTTGTCGCGTTTTGGTATGAAACGCGTCCCGTTCATTTGGGCGAGATGATCAGACGGCATAATTTTACATTTGCCGTAGACGCTCAGATGCGCAACGATTTCACAATTTTTAAAACCAACAAATTGATTGAATGCGATAGCGCCGCAAACAAAAAAATTGTTGTTGTCAATATGGTGCAAGAACAATACCGAAAAGCGATACAGAACGTTGATTTTGGCGCATGTAAAAATTACATTAAATTTATGTTTAATGACGTAATATTTTATATGACACCGACACGATTGATCAAAGCCAACATTGACAAAAACTCGCCAATCGTTGATCAGAAGGAAATTAAATTTAATACGGAACGAATCTCTCAATTTGATTACGATTGGTTTTTGAAAGGTGTTTTAAAACAGACGCTGATTAGTTTCGGCGATACAACAAACGTGCTAAAAATCGATTCAACGTATTCATATGAAAGCCGAATTTCGTGTCAGGATGGCGGTGCCGATCCCACAAACGCTATAATCCAATTCGGTCACCAATCAGGCATTTGGAACACGGTCGCGTTCATGGAACGCAAAAGCATCGACGAAGGCAGAATGTTCGTCGGTAAATATATGCGCAACATTAAAATGTGTGACACATTCATCAACCCACCGATTGACAATAGAAACATTTCTCGCCGACTAACCAATTTGGCGCGACGAATAGACAAACTAAAAATGATACGCATCGAGGAAAACGAAAAAACAATTCGTGTTGACGCTCGCGGCAATACTATTTTTCATTTGATGGCACTACATAATCATCGTCTTTATCGAGTCAACGAACAGGGAAACAATATCTATATAAAACGCTTGGTGAACTATGACGGCATGTCGCCGCAAGATCTCTACGAATATAGCTCTGCATTTCGGCAAAAATTTGGTCGAGCGCACAACAAGTATTGTTGGAGCATTCCGACGATTAAACATCGGACTGTCGACGAAGCCATTACTATTCCGTTGTTGGTCTCAACATCATTATCGACGACACCATTATATCAAACATTTTACCCCGTTACGACATTAAAAAATATCGATATTGCCATTGTCAACGAAACACAATTGCATAATGTACAAGTAAATAGCATAAGTAGTAATAATATTACTAGTAATAATACTAATTATAATATTAATACTAATAATGTCAATATCGATAAAACTACTAAAGATGTTAAAGATTGGGATATGGTCAACAAAAAAATACTAATTTTCAGTTTAATATTTATATTTATTGTAACATTAATAATACTGGTTAACATATTTATAACTATAATTGTTATAAAATATAAATTAACTAAAATAAAGGAACGGAGTAAAAATAACACAACTCATGTCTCATTTAATAAAAATAAATTTTATAATGACGACGAATGTTCAATAAAGTTGTTTGTGTAAAATTAATGGGTTTTATTATCATATTATATATATATTTACACATTAATGTTTGTTAGTGTATACACATTGTAATTATACATTGATTTTCACCCGTATCGAAATAATAAACTAAATTCTACTAGTAAAGAACCGGTATTGCATTGGACAGGAACCCACAGACTAGTGTTAGGTTGATCGCTCATTAAATTATCAAAGTTTATTACGTTAGTTTTGTTTAAGTTTCTAATTTTATTGATGAGATTCGTTTCATGGCAATTAATTTTTTCTTCATTTCGAGCAGTCTTCCGGGCAAGAAACGTTTCGGTGAACCACAAACGCTTGTACCATTTATCTTCGACCATGCTTGTGTTCACAATAGCCTCGTTCACAAATACTTTCAATGTAGTGTGCTCTTCCATCGCCAGCGCCATTTTGCGCACGTTTAAATTATGATTTTCGTTTAAGGTATTTAATGTGGATACAAAAAATGGTAAAGTTTGCGATTCATCGCTTGGATTGAGGAATCCGTCAAATATACATGGCGTTTTGGCGTCGACCGCGTTGATTATCGACACATTTCGGGAACCACAAACAAATGTTGCTTGAATGTATTTATTATTGGAGCCAATTTTTATGCGCAGCGGTTTTCGAACATGTTTTTTTTTGCACAATACAAATTTCATTTGTACATGTAACCCGTCACCTTTAACATAAACTGGATCTAATTTTAGGTTTTCCGTCTCCACATAAACCGTCACAGGGTGACACACTACATTTAAAGCCATAAAGCCTCAAAAAAGATTTGTACAAATCGCATTTAAACGTTAAACATTTTTTTTAAATCACTTTCAAAATTATCGGCGTCGTGTGTTTCTTGAAAATGCACAGTATTTTCGTTCAGAATTGATTTTTTTGCGTACTTGGTACGCGCAATTGACATGCTCACCTCTTTGTCGACGCCCGGATTTTTGCTTATTCTGTACACAACTACCGAAAACGTGTCCGCTTCGATTTGACTAACATGTGAATAAAACAAAAATTCGTCACCGTGGCGCACAATAATAATATAATGTTTGCGTAGATTAAACTTTTTTTGCAAAATCTTGAGTTTCCGTGTTTTTTTGCAAAGCAATTTTCGCAAACGTTCAAGACGCATTTCGTATTTTTGCTCGTAGTGCTGCGACACATTTTTAAGACAATTCGACAAACGTCTATTGCATTCGGTTAAAGAGTAGAGAGTTTTGCAAATTCTGTGATAATCGCGTGTAGATAAAATTTTAACATCAGTGTCGTTAGCCGACCGCTGCAAGTCTTTCACCAATAATTTATTTCGTAAAGTAGACATGATGTTGACCATGCCAGTTTCGACGTTATAATGAAATGAAAAAGAGCAACACTCGTATATAACTATACGACGTGCGTAATAACCTGCGCGCCGTGACTAATTTTGGCAAATAAGTATTTACCTACGGAAAATAGTAAAAAAGTAAAACGCAAATGTTTAAGTGTAATTTAATTCATGTAACAAGGTCACAAAGTAACAATAAATTTACATTGAAAAAAAAGTCAGGCGCATCAATTGCTGAAGTTGATTCATGGCCGTCACCGAAACTAGCGGAAATAAAATATACATCATGAAGTAATCACTGTAACCAACGTTGGCCGCTTTCGTTTTTAGCCATGTATTATCGTTTTTACCGTGGCGAATCACGTGTTCCGTATACCAGATTGCCTTGTGTAAAGGCGTCATAGGTTGATGATTAATAATTTGTCGAAGGTGACGCAATCCATTGCGATATTTGGCACTCGTGGCCGCATCGACAATTGCTCTCATCAATTGTAAACTGTTCACGGTGAGCGTGTCGACTGCGCATCCGATGCTCAATTCCGCATACTTGTTTGTGTGGAAAAATTGATCTCCCATCATGGGTACGCCAACGAGAGGTACCAAAGCATCGATAGCCTCGTCCGTCGATTGCACACCACCCTGAGTAACAAAAACTTTAACGTTAACGTGATGCAAAACGCTGTATTGATCGTACCAATCTTGAATGAGTACATTTTCGGGCAAATTGTTAACTTCGGGCACAATGTCGAATTTCCAAGCTATATCGTAGGGTACAAGTTTAAACGTTTCAATAATCATGCTCAAAAATTCTGGCGCCATGTTCTTGGAGGTTATGCTCGATCCAAAACTGACGTACACCACGCCACGCGTCGAGTTGTCCAAAAAATTCTGTACATAGTTACTCATCGGTTTTATGGTTTTTTTGTGCAAATGTAAACCACCCATGTATTGGACGCTTGGTGGCACTGGGCGATTATTATCAAACACGGCGTGTGTGTTCACCAACAGTAATTGGACTCGGTCGCGAAGTTTTTGAACGGTTGGTACACCAATGCCAAATTGATGCGCTAACAGTTTATTTTGTTCTTCGGCCAGCAAGCTAAACTCGTTCTGCAAACGCATTTCCATGTAAATTTCGTTAATCGTTTCCCACACGTTGAGGTTAGTGAAACGATCCCGCCACATGTTGGGATAGTAAAGTGGATGTCTGCTCACCGCGCCCATTGTTTCAAAATTCTCCGCCACGCCGTGGCCCGAGGAAATTTGAATGATAGGCAAATCGCCGAATAAATACGAAAACACCAACGGATAATCAATAAACGCTTCCGTGATGAGCACGTCGAACTGCAGTCGATGGCGATGCTCAATCAGTTGTTTAACGGCGGGCAGTTTAAATTGGTTACTAATCATGTGCACCAAACCAAGGTAATTGGCAGACGTAACCGTTTTCGAATCGGCAACTATTCCTCGTTTGCGAAAGACCGACGCATTTGTAAATAATTCGCTAAAATAAAATTCCGACATGGTCGCGTCAATTTCCGTGATGTTGTCGCTGAATCGGTCATCATAAAACACTCGAGTAGTCGGCTTGATGATCACTATTGTGTGACCGCGCTCCGCCAAACTTTCAATATACACTTTGAACACGCTTTGATGGCTGTATGAAGGTGTCGGCATTACGGCCAAAATTTTTGCTCCGTGACATTGTTTTGCTAACCACAAGAAAATTATTAATAAATACATGTTGTTTATAGAAACAGATACAATCCCGAGTAAGTTGGTCACTTGAATGAGGTCATTGGGGCCGTCTCACTTTTTATATGTCACCAAATGTCAATTAATTTGCATTAAACGCGTTTTTTTTCCTCTAATTTATAATGTAATTTAATTCTTGTATTGTTATTTTTTCGAGAGCAGTATCATTGGGAGTTGGTTTTAGGCGTTTGCAACAAGTAAAAATTTTGTAAATTTTAGTTTTAATGGAAAATATAAAAAATAAAATTAATATAATAAAAATCATTCGTATGTAACCGTTGTCGGTTGTTTCGTTTTTTTGAATTTTTGAAATTTCTCCCATTACTATATTAAACAAAGAATCCAGTTCTTCAGTATTATCGTCTTTATCGTCGCTATTAATAGTAGTGGCATTTAGCCACAATTGGTTAGAATAATTGAAAGATAACGCCAACAAAATAATTGATAACGCCATAGTTATTAGTTTCTTATCGGTGGAAATAATACATGTCGGCAGTTTTAACGTAACCGTCGAAATGTATAGACCAAACACGCGCTACGATCGCAACCGAGTTGATATGATGTGGAATACTTTGGCATTTGCAGACTGTCGAGAGTACGCTTTTTTTAACGGCAAGCATTGGTCGCATCCAAAAAAGTTTTTTGTTGATCAATCTGCTTTTTTGCAATATCTGTGCACCGAGCAGGTGAGCGACGTGCACGCAAAGGCGTTGCCCGACAACGGTGGACGAGAATGGGTTATCGATGTTGATTTTTCCGAGTCTGACGCTCAGTTGTTGAATTTAAAAATTGCCGTCGCGTGCAAGACATTTCGCACTTTTTTTGGAGATAGCATCTCGCATATTATGCATACTGGAAACAGAGGAATTCATGTATGGTTACGAATCGATCGTTTTCGTATAACCGCTTCGCGACAACTTCGCGCCATGTATTATAAGGCGTTTGTTTTGCCCAAAGTGGTTGATTTAAACAGAATTGAAGTGGGCAGTTTTATATACTGTGTAAAAAATGCTATAGAATCGTTGGAAATACAAACAAAATTGTCCGTTGTTTATAAAAAAAACGATTTGCCGAATATTAAAACATTGATTGTGCAGCTTTGGCCATTTGTGGACCAACACGTTTTTTGTCATCTCAATCAAATTCGAGTACCATACAGTTTTAATTACAAAGGCAAAAAATATTCGTATAAATTATAAATCGTAATGGACATGTTTGCCAAGCTATTCACTCTGTTTTTTGGTACCAATTCGAAACCAACGCAACAAGAATACGATACCAATATTGGCAATTGTAACAATAAAAATTTTGAAAATGTTAAACGTAATGAGAATCCCGTAATAAAAAAATATTCGTATTTGTTTGAAGAAAAAACGTTGACGTTTGATAATCAGTTTTGTTTTGTGCTTCGGTATTTGATTAAAAACGAAGAAATTTGGATGATTGGCTACGATCTGGCCGCGGGAATCGGATTTGACAATCCCAACTTGGCCGTGAACCGATATGTTCAATTTACAGAATGGAAAAGTGTCAATCAATTGTTGTTTGATAAATTTACTGCTGACGACGGAATCAAATGTATCAATCGGAACGGCGCTCTGCAACTGCTCAATAATATAGATTTTAAAAACAAGGCAGAATTTATTGCTTGTTTGTTGGAAACGTTTAATGAGTTGGAACACTTTCATAAACCGTCTTCGACGTCTATAGTCAACGACGATGACAAATTCGATAAACTATTAGAAGCTATTGAGGCGATCAAGTGTAACAACACACTTTTGTTGGAAAATAACACTACATTTAAAACGCAAATTATTGACAAATTAGGCGCGTTTGAACTGCAATTTTCGCACCAAATTCAAGAGTTACACAATAAAATTATTCAATATGAAAATGTGGAACAATTATATACGCGTTTAAAAAAATACCATAAAACGTTAGAGGGTTCCGCGTTGGACGATTGCTGTTCCATTTTTAACGAACATCAAAATCGCTATGAAACCGTTAGATTTCCGCGCAATCCGTCCAAGTTTCCGAGGCTGGCAGTGTACGTGAAACCCGACAATCAAGGCACTCAGCTGGCGATAATAGCTGGCCAACAGAAAAATATGCAAGCACGCAAACGCAAATACAAGGATATGGAATTGGTGTATGACAGTGTTCATCCCAATCCTTTGTTGGCCGTCCATTGCATCAATGAAGAGTTGGATAATAAAAACTACAACTATAGTAAACGAGGCAAGCGTGTTTATCATATTCAATCTGATGTAAATACGGTTAAATCCTTTATAAATGAAAATGTTTAATAAAATATCTTCGATATAAATTGTTTTATTTTTTTACATTTATTGGATTACATCATTTATGAATAAAACATATTTAATATAATGCAAAAGCAATAAATACTGATGCAATAATATTAGGAGTTTACAACAACAGAATATTAGTCACGCCGAGCGCTGTTGCATAACATCTTTTAATGCTGCCTGTTGCACATCGATCTGTTGTACATGTTGAAACGGATGAGATCTCAATATTTTGAACACCTGACGGCTTTACAGCATGTAATTGCATATACGATGTTTTATAAATTATCAAAATTTGTTCATTTACAATCTTCAATAAGTATTTTTTTCCTATTGTAAAACATTGTGAAAAATCAAATACAACATA